TATTGGTCGTGGTGAGGACGCTATCCCCCATAGATTAGCATTACTATACAGCGTATAAGCCCGCTGTCAACCCCACGCTGCATAACAGCCGTAGGTTTATCGTAATGGCTTATCCTAATCTAGTCCCAGGCATGGACCCACGAAAGTTTATGACTAGACAGGCTCCTTACTGCAACTTTCCCAGTGTGACGATTCTTTAACATCTCTTGGCGAGTTCTCTCGTCTAGTCTTTGTATTGTAAATGCGGCGGGATTTTACCCACACTTCCCTCTGGGGGTCTAACGAACGATGATGGTAGTACTCCCTCTCACCGTCGGCTGCTCAACGCTTAACCTACGCATTATGTTTTAAGGGACGGATGGATTCGTTGATGCTATGGCGTCACAGGCATCTGCCTCAGCCCGCGCTCTCAACTTGACCATCTACTTCACTACCGTTTACCGGGAGTTGCTCACGCAACCTCGCAGTCCCTTTTGATTTGTCAATGATCGCTTCGAACTCATGTATTCTACAATCTATTATCGGCTTGTCAAGAAAAAAAATCCAGAAAAAAAGTCTGCCATTTTGGCAGAAATCGCGGCCCCTCTGCCATTTCGGCAGGCGGGGTTTCTTTTAGGCTTCTACCTCATCATCAGCAAAAAAGTCTGTCAAACCAAAATCATTCCAAATAGCAATAGGAATCATATCCTTATTAGTATATTCGATATAGTTATCAAAACCATTATCATAAATACCACAAAAAGCCATACCCGGCTCAAAATAAGAAGCCTTTACATTATAGCCTAACTCTACCAGTTTTTCATACAAACCAGTAGGAGGAGCCCAAGCACTATCGAACGTGGTACTAACTTGATTACCAACCCGTGTAGCCTTCAATCCATGCCATTCTTCCCTATCTGTACCAATATCAGCCCCAATATCCCACTTGGTTCCCCAGTTATTCACACAAAAATCATACCATTTTCCATTGTCATAATAATCTTCTGGCATAGGAATAAACTCATTGCAAACCTTGCCAGCATTGTATGCTCGCTCAAAACGATCCACCATAGCGGGATCAGCGTGTTCAACGGTCAACTTGTTCAAGCACCAGTTGGGCATTTTTTCTTCCTTTAGTTTACACTAGGACGGGGCAACGGACGATCCACAAACAGCATAACGGTTTCCGCAATCTTGTCAATACCACTAGCAATCGTTTCGTATTGTTCTTCAGTATCCATACCGCTCATGCTGGTACTAATCACACAACAAGCAAACGTTTCCAAAATCTTAGCCAACTCGTCTCGTGTCATTTTTGTTCTCCTGTGCTACGATTCTACACTAATGTTATCGGTTGTCAAGCCACCATAGCAATAGTTTTTCTGTGGTAGATTGTGGTGATGATATCCTGATTTTCCGCATAGAACTTACGAGTTTTCATACTAGATTTGATCTGATCTTTAGGATACTTACAAATATACTCATAAGCATCCCTTACATGATCTTGTGACCAAAATCGGTCAACCAAATCCCCACACCGTACAGAAAACAGTATATCCACAAAACCCCGCTTATCCAGCACAATAAACAGAAAACGAATTTCTCTTTCTTCCCTGCTCAAATCATAATACTTGCTAGGGTCAAGCCACTGTAGATCGGCCTGTTTCTTGCACTCTACCAAACAACCCAGCATATCATTACGATAATCGTACAACTTATGGCTAGAACGCTCCCATCCGTCAACCCTACTTAGAATAGAAGAAAGAATATTTTCCTTCCCCCCATAACCCTTCAGATTAGCCCTTGACAGGTTGTAAATTTGTTTTGCGGTGAGCATGATTAGAGTTTACATCTAAAAGATTTTTTGTCAACAAATCTCGCTGACAACACCCATACCGCCCAAATCCGAAGGATTAGCAGAAACAGCAGCCCCGTGGAGAATCGAACTCCAGTCTCTAGGATGAAAGCCTAGTATACTAACCACTATACGACGGGGCCAGACTAACCAACCATTTTCTCAATCCAAATATAACTACCATACTTATCCTGAGCCTTACGCATAGCATCGATTTCGCTCAGAGCAACAACATAACCAACAAATCGATTGTGTTGAAAAACACGCCACGAATAACCAGCATAACAGTTTGTAGTAATCATACGTTTATTCTAACAGTTGTTATCGGCTTGTCAAGAGGAGAACTTTATTGCCATTTTGGCAGAAACCGCGGCCGGCCTGCCATTTTGGCAGAGCCTTAGCACAACCCCCTCAAAAGAGGAGGCTGGCCAAGCCGGTCTTGAAAGCAACCCCACCCAAGAGGGGACGACGCACGTTGCGTGTACGCTCTGCGTAGAAGTTGCGAATCTTACCATCGGGCGTTTGGGCAGTCACAAGATGACGGCTACGCTCAAAGTTAGGATCATCCTTACGATAGCGACTCTTGCTATTCAGGCGAGAAATGTAATCGTCAGAAAAACGATGCACTTCCAAAACCTTAGCCATGAATCGCTCAGGCAAACCCGTAACAGGCTGAACATATTCGAAGTTATAAACACTGCCAATCTTAGCATTCGTAAGCGTATCACGAAGACCACGATAGATATGAAACAGGCTGAAAGCCACAAGGCCAGCAACCACACCACCAGCAAACACAGCAAACATCGTAAAATCGTTCATAAGAACCCTTTCGTTTAGAAATCCTTCACTCAATAAAACTAGCATACCACAAGAAAACTGTTTGTCAAGCCTGAACTGTTGCAGGCACCACACTTTCCATAAGATTCTTGGCAATCTCGTGGAAGTTGACAGCACAAACGCTAGCGTTCAGCAGATCGGCCCAAACCGTTCCGGTCACGTTAGCGTCATTCAAAATCCGTTCCATTTGATCGTTATGCTTCTCTTTGAGTTTTTCGGCCAGAATACAAGCAGCATCCTCGACCTTGCTAAAATGAACCTGTTCGGATGCTTGGTGATTATAAACTTCCTCAGCAAGCCGACGCCAGTACGCACTTTTCGATTCCGTGTTGTCGATCCACAACTGAACAGCCCACGTTTCGTAGTTAGAGTAGCCGTTGTAAGTCATTGTTGGTTCCTTTGGGGTGATGCTTCAAAGATACCATATAGATCGACACTGTCAAACAGAAAGTTGAAAAAATATTTGCTGCCATTTTGGCAGAAATCGCGGCCCGCCTGTCATTTTGGCAGATAGGCTATTTCCTGACCGTTTTCGATCATAGCAGCATAAATAGCGATACGCTTATCTTTCTCTCGCTTCTCGATCTGATGATCGGTTTCTACACTGTCGCGTGAGTCACACTTATGTTCCAGATCGGCCAGCGAAACACCATCGGTGCGATTATCGCGGAAATCTTCAGGAAGCCAATCGTTTGGAACAACAATAACATCCTTGATCAGTCGCTCAAACTCGGCCATCAGTTCGTAACCGTTCATCTTTTTCTCCTCTTGATGAATAGATTATACATTTAGAATCGGCATTGTCAACAAAAGAAAACGGTTTTTCGCTGACTACAGCCACTCTCGCCAAATCCGTAGGATTAGGTAGGACTAGTCGTAGTCCCTCATCGCTCGCCGGTTCTGGTCGCCGCGAGTTCGGCCACGCTTGGGGCGATTGTCGTGAGAGCCGCTACCGCTAATATGGTCGGAGTGTCCGCGACTCACTTCCCAAATCGGCTTCACATTCAGCCGAATCGAATCGTACTTTTTATTTCGCTTGCTCATGATGCCCTGATTCTACACTAGTATCGGCCAGTGTCAATAGAAAAATCCAAAAATATTTTTCCTGTCATTTTGGCAGAAATCGCGGCCCCGCTGCCATTTTGGCAGATCGGGGTTGTTTTCAGTAATCCTCGTTATAATCGCCGTAGAAACCGTAGTCCTCATCGGTTCCCCAGCCAGCACTGGCGAGGCCGGATTCGTGGTCGCCATCCATGCTGTCATAACCATCATCATCATAACCCTCATCTTCATTCATTTGATCACGGATTTCATCCAGCTCGTTTTCCGGCAAACCCCAAAAATCATTGTGATCATCATAGTTCACATCATCACGGTCGTGCGACTCATCATCAATCCACGGATAAATGGTACGCTCGGCCATCTCGTCGAAACGGTCAAAAGAATCCTGGCTCATCGTGTTCTCCTCATCGTGAAGGGGATCGGGGTGACTCATGACTTATCCTTTCTACACTAATCAAAACCGGTCGTCAAGGGGAGCAAACTCGTCAACAATGCCGACCACTTCGGCCCAATCCCAAAAGTCGGTCAGGTTGCTGGGATCATCAATCGGCTCGACCATCGGCTCGACCGTACCATCGTCGGCCAGTTGAGAGAGCAAAGCGTTGATCGTGTCGGTATCATCGAGCAGACCAGCCATTCGCGGAAACTGATTCATCGTCGTTTCTCCGTTGGGGTGATGCTTTGATTCTACAGTTAGATATCGGCTTGTCAAGCAAAGAAAATGTAGTCAAAAAAAAGATTTTTTCGGCACACCGTTTGCTAGCCTGCCATTTTGGCAGCCGGGCCGCGGAAACTGCCATTTTGGCAGCCCTTGATATTTAGTGGATTAGGTAAACTGTGAGGCATCCAAAAATAAATGAACCACCGAAAATAATAATAAGATTATACTTAGTCATTTTTATTCCTTATAGGAAAAACAAGATCACAAACAACGTAACTAGCAATAACGCCGCAAGCAAATCCCACACCTATTTGTACCCAGTTCATATCGGCCATCCCTTGCCCCTTTCTTTATTAGGAGTTCACCAAAATATTATCTTCAAACTCTGTACCATCCTGCAAAAACCATTCATACTTTCGCTGGTAAACTTTCACAGGAGAATACTGATTGATTCGCTTTTTCGTGGTATGGGTATGATATCCGCCACTATTCAACTTTACAAGCCCATTCGGATAGAATCGTACAACGGCCGTACCATGCAACCGAATAGAAACACTGTTATCGTACTCGATTTCCGCATAGGTATTATTACCAACTTTACGAGTCTTACGATTCGTCTTACCGTGAACCAGAGTAACCGCTTCAGTATAGTTCATTTTTCTACTCCAATGAAAGCAACCAAACCACACTAAGAATCATACTACCCGCAATCCACACTGTCAATACCAATCCGATCAAGATTTCCATTAGGCCCTCATTTTGGCTGACTATAGCCCACCTTGCCAATCCGATAGGATCGGATAAGACAAATCAACCCCCACAACAGGGGACTATGAAACCCCCATCCAAGCGGCATTTTCCAGACAGTAAATATAAAACATATCATTCAGTATTTCCCGATAGTTACTATCGGTCAACCGACGACGATCCCTAGTAGACTCACATTCAGCATATAGCCTACCATCTGGCGTGCCGATAAACGTCACGTTATGGCTTTCGCTTCCCCAAATCTGCTTCAACGCATCACGAAACTTGTTGATTTCCATTTTTCTTTCTCCTGCTACTAGGTATATCGGTATTCTACCAGCCATCCCTTGAATGTCAAACAAAAAAAATAGCAGAATAATATTTTGTGGTTTGGTACGGATTTTGCTGGTGGCTGCCATTTTGGCAGAAATCGCGCGCCGCCTGCCATTTTGGCAGTATTACTTTTCCTTATGATGCCTTACCAGCGTATGTAATATAATCTTCCCTATTATTATAACCATGATATCTATATGTAGCACAAGTCATAAACTGTATTACATCTTTCATCTTATCAAAAGTGTAACAAGCATGAGTAATCTTACTACGCAGAACATACTTTACAATCTGGCCATCAAAATGCAGATTATAGTTATTCTCTTCTGCTTTGTTCTCAATATCAACGATTCTATATCTCATGTTACTATTCCTTTCAGCCAAACTGCTCATACTCTTCATCACTCAAATACGGCTCATTTGGACGATAGCAGTTGTAACTACCATAATGGTCAGCATTAGTCTCATAATCACACTCTCGCCCACAACGCGAACAAGTAGGCTCATAATCAACAATATCAACCCTAACACCACAACAGTTACTATTCATACTCAAACCTCTGCGTAATCGGTCAACTGATCCTGATTAAACAGTCCGAACTGACCATTTTCATCCTTAACAAAAAACATAACAAGCGGCTTACCATTCTCGATAATAACATCGAAACTAGTAACAGTAACCTTGCGACCCGAAAGAGTCTTAGCGGTTATGGTCATGACGCTGGTAATATCGTTGGTAATCATTTTTATACCTTAGAGCGAGAGATAAACGGCCGAAACCACACTGAACAGCATAACAAATGCAAGAGAGATTGTCAAGACCATTTTTACTCCTCAAACCCCCACACTAGGGGGACTACTCTTGAAGTTGAGTCGAGATTGCAAATGTAACTCGTCAAGAACGAAACCGACCGCACGATCCCTGCTACCACGGAAAACGTAGTATTTCATACGAATATCGAATAGCGAAACCGTGCCATCCGTTTCGGGATGCACAGTAAAACCGGCACGATAAGCGTAACCATTCAAGCGACCGGCGACAGTTGAGCGGGAAGGGATTTTCTTGACTTTCATTTTCTTTCTTTCTTTCCTACTATTCTACCAAACTTTTCTATCTAATCAACCCCCACTATTGTGGGACTACCATTGATTTCGACGATACTCGTCGTACTCCTCCTGCTCCTCACGACGCTGGCGAGCGGTAACAGGAGGGCCATAGCCCTCGTTGTATGCGTCAACAGCCGCATCGTAAGCCTCACCGCCACCATCATCACAATGCTCACCGCAACGGGGGCAAATATCCTGAAAATGAACCGGAACACCACAGCAATCACTAATAATCATCTTTCTCTCTCTTTCTTTCTCTTTCTTCTATATCGACATTATACCAAACACAACTTGAATGTCAAACAAAAAAAATCGGTTGAAAAAAAGTTTTTTGTGGCACGGTATTTGCTAGTAGCAAACCGCGTACCAAAAAAGTTTGGCACAAGATTTGCTGTGGCTGCCATTTTGGCAGTCGCCGCGCGGTTTCTGCCATTTTGGCAGTCAAGGCTGCCAAGTTGACAGAACCCCTCTCGTGGGTGGGTCACCCCTCCCAAGCGAACGGGCTAATCTCCTCCCCCATAGTGAGGGTGGCCTCATATTGTGACCGCAAAGCCTCCACCCTCTCCCGACTTCCCGGCTTGCCCACCTTCACAATCATCGTATCCTCACCCAAACCCATCCGAGGGTCAACCTTTTCGGCCTTGACGTTGACGCTATCCCGCATGGCCGAGCGATTGAACTTCAACACCTTTTCGCTGCGAATCATACCGCCATCGGCAGTAGACTTGTCGCAGGGAATGGCGATACCGCTGAAGCAAAGGTAGGCTTGACGCTTGGCCTTTTCGATGATCGGGAAACTCATGATTCTTTTCCTATGGTGAAGTGAAAAACCGAATGTACCAAACTAGCCTAGACTGCTCAACCCCCTCACACGAGGCAGGGAGCCTCGGTGAACCAGACCTTGCAATCTTCAAGGTAGATGCTCTTGTGGATCACGGGCATCTCGCCCACACTATACATACGATCATTTTCCAGACTATCGGCAAACCGAATCGTGACCAGCGTACCGCGAGCATATGCTGCAACCTTGACGATTTCGCCAGCATACGTCTTGCCGTTATTCTTCTCACACTCGAAACCGAAACCAACCTGAACACTTCCAAACTTCATCATCTTCATCTCTCCTCTTGTGATACTCTGATTCTACATTAGATATCGTCGATTGCAAGAAAAAAAAATAGGAAAAAATCCGTTGGTGAAAACTTCATCGCTGTCATATTGGCATGCCATTTGGCACGAGATTTGCTGATGCTGCCATTTTGGCAGATTTCGCGCGATTTCTGCCATTTTGGCAGTCGCCTTGTCTGCCATTGTGGCAGGTTCTAACCGCCCGGTTTGGGTGGTACAACCCACCCTTATGGGGGATAGGATAATACCCCCTCTCAAGAGCGGGGGTAAGTGTATCCAACGTAAACTAGGCTAATCTTTTCCCTCTCAGGAAACTTCTCAGCGGACAGATAACTCATAGCCTGAGTTTCATTGTCCGCACGAACACAACCGCGGCTTTCGCCATTGTAGAAAACATTCCAAGTACGAAACTTGCGAATCTTGGGAAGCGAACGGATGAAATCGTTAACGTGCATCTTTCTTTCTCTCTTTCTTTCTCTTACTCTTTATATCGGTATTCTACAATCCGATACTTGAATGTCAACTAAAAAAAATCACGATTCCAGAATCGTGTAATCGGTAGCATTGTCGTAAAACGAACGATGCTGGCCATTGGCCAAACGCACGACGATCAAATCGTCATTAGCACCATGTTTGATACTAACAACCGTTCCAGCATAATCGTTACCAGAATCGCTTTTCCACGAAACCATATCGCCCACCACGAAACGGACGCTAGATTCTACAGTTTTCATTTTCAACTTTCCCTTTTTGGTCATCATCGTAATCATGCCATCATTCTACAATATGGTATCGGAATGTCAACTAAAAAAAATCACTCAAAATGGATTTGGTGAAAACTTCCCCGATCATGATTTGGCACAGGGTTTGCTACGGCAGTTCCCCACCTATGGGGGGGTTTTTTTGTTTTCCTACCAATGGGGGGTATTTCCCCCAAAAACGCGGGGTGATGTAAACACAATACCGACCACCGCAATGAATTGGCCAGTTTACTCAATAGTTTGAATATTTGACTGGTCTACCAATTTAATTTTTCTTGGTCGCCCACGGCTTTTCTTAATATTGAGCTTGCGGCGTTGACGTCGAATCATGCTTTTAGTAACATTTTGCCCCGTCATTTCACTTAATTTTGCAGCTAATGTTTCATCATTCATTAGATTCTGGTTGTTAGAAATAAAGTCCAATTCGTTTTGTAGCCATTTCTTATAATTCGCCATTTTTTTGCTCCTAAAATTGACTAAAGTGTATAACTCATTATAATATTGTGTTGGCCAAAAAACGCAAGGAGCTTTTATGAAAAATGAACCAAATATTCCCGACATAGTAATTGACTCAATATTGACCACAAAAGCCCTAGGATCTGTACAAGATATATCAAAAGAGCTACAATTACCAGACGGTAAAAATCTAGAAGAATTATTAAATGACCAAAAAGAAGAAGAAGACACAAAAGATACTAAATAATGGAGTAACAGAAGAAGAATTTTTAGAAGTTTTAAATAATATATCAAAAAGATTGGTCCATAAATTTAGATTCGGATATCACGATATTGATGATATGAAACAACAAGCCGCCATATTCGCTATGGAAGGTTTGGAAAAATTTGATAACACTAGGCCTCTAGAAAACTTTCTTTGGACCCACGTTCGAAATCGATTGTTTAACTACAAAAGAAACAACTACCAAAGGCCCGATAAACCCTGCTTAAGTTGTCCTTTTTACGACTTGTTATACAAAGAATCTAACAACCAGTGCTCAAAATACAAAAATAAAGATGACTGTGAATTATATTTCTCATGGTCTGAACGAAATAATAGCAAAAAAAATATTATGACTTTTCAGAGCATAGAAAATACTTTTGAAAAAGAAGACCACAAAGATCCACTAGATATTATTAAAAACAAAGAAATTATTAGTTATCTTGATAATAATATTGTTAAACCAGAATTTAGAGAAAGCTATTTAAGATTAAAGAATGGATTAAAACTAAACAAACCTCTATTGGAAAAATTAAAAAATCACATTATGGAATTGATGAAAGACTTTAATCATGACAGAGAATAGTAAAATCCCCCGAAAAAGAGGACAGCTTAGTTTAGAAGAAGAACAGTATATTAAAGATAATATATCGGTTAAAAGCCCCGACGAAATAGCAGCAGATTTAAATCGTAGCATTAATCCTATTAATCGCTATATTGATGAAAACCAATTGTATTCATTAGACGAACAAAAGGATAACGCTGTATTAAAACGCAAACTTCACAGCAAAACTTTCTGGAATGAAATAGTACGACAATTCGACGAAGACAGCGGAGAATTAGAATATTTCGAAAATACATGGATAAGTTTAATAAAACAATTCAGAGAGGACGTTTTGCCCGCAGAAGAACTTCAGATCAAACAATTTATCACTATCGATATACTAATTAATAGAAGTATGAAAGAACGAAAACGCCACATATCTGCAACAGAAAAATTGCAAAATGAAGTGGATAAGGAATATGACAAACCAGAAGACCAAAGAGATATAGCACGACTAACCAGTTTAGAAACTCAATTAAGCTTCTCAAGAAATAGCATAGCAAATTATACTAATGAATATACCAAACTATTAAATGAACAACAAAAAATAAGTAAAGATTTAAAGGCCACAAGAGAACAGCGCATCAAACGTATCGAAGATGGTAAAAGTAGTTGGGTTGGATTAATACGAATGCTAGAGGACGAAGAATTACGAGAAAAAGAAGGACGAGAAATGGAAATATTATCAATGGCCACAGAAAAAGCCAAAAAGAAACTTTTCGATTACCACTCATATGCTGATAATAATGTGGACAAACCATTCCTAACACCAGAAAGCGTAGAATAAATTATGGAAAAAATAGCTGTAATAACAGGAATAACAGGACAGGACGGAAGTTATCTAGCAGAACTATTATTAGAGAAAAATTATACTGTTGTTGGTTTATATAGACGAAGCAGCAGTATTAACTTTGACCGAATTTCCCACCTTAAATCAGATAAATTCATTCTGGAAGAATTCGATCTTACAGATCCAGCAGGATGCAACGATATTGTTAGGAAATATCACCCAACCGAATTATACAACCTTGCTGCTCAAAGTCATGTGGCAACCAGTTTCAAACAACCCACCACAACTTTTAATATTAATACTTTGGGGGTTACAAATTTATTAGAAGCTATTCGTAACTATTCTCCCAAAACACGATTTTATCAAGCAAGTACTAGCGAAATGTTTGGATATAATTATAGTGTGAGCGCATTTGGTCAAAAATATCAGGATGAAACTACTCAATTTTTACCTCAAAGTCCATATGGCATATCAAAACTAGCAGCCCACAACATGGTAAGAATATATCGAACAGGATACGGTATATACGGATGCTGTGGCATACTATTTAACCATGAGAGTCCGCGACGCGGCGAAAACTTTGTGACCAGAAAAATAACCAAGTATATTGGTCAACTTAAAAATGGCCAAACCCAAGCGAAGCTCAAACTAGGAAATCTTTCTGCACAACGAGATTGGGGACACGCTAAAGATTATGTTCGCGCTATGTACATGATGATGCAAATGGTGGAGCCGGATGATTATGTAATATCCACAGGAAATACCTGGAGCGTACAAAACTTTTTGGATCAAGCATTCGCTGTTGCTGGTTTAGATCCTGCGGACCATGTGGAAATCGATCACGACCTATTTCGCCCCGCGGAAGTTGAATATCTAAGGGGTAGTTCGGCCAAAGCAAAAACATCTTTAAATTGGGAACCACAAATATCTTTTAATGAACTAGTAAGTGATATGGTTAACCATGACATTTCGCAACTATCAAGATAAATTATACAAAGATTGGAGAAAAGCGGTCTATTCACGAGATAACCATACTTGTCAGTGGCCCGGATGCAACCAAAAAAATAAATTGAATGCTCACCATATTAAAACTTGGAGCGAATATCCTTCGCTACGATATCAAATTTCAAACGGAATAACTTTATGCAGACTTCATCACAAAATGATACATGGTATGGAAGAAATTTATGAAAGTTCATTCTCTCAAATAGTGGCGCGCAAAGATGGTAGACTACAATAATTTTAAAGTGATTATAGACACGCGTGAGCAGCAGCCGTGGGATTTTGATCGCTGTGCGATTGCTAATCACAAATTAGATACTGGAGACTACAGTGTTGAAGGACTAGAAGATATATTATGCATAGAACGTAAAAAGAGTGTGAGCGAATTTGCTAATAATATTACTGAAAGTCGATTCAAAGATGTGATCAATCGAATGATTTCATATAAGTATCGTTTTTTTATTATGGAATTTGATTTGAACGATATTTATAGGTATCCTATTGGTAGCAATATTCCCAAACACATGTGGGATAAGATTAAAATTACAGCCGGTTTCATACTTAAAAATTTACTAGAAATTCAATTAAAATATAATATTCACGTATTATTTTGTGGCGATTCTGAAAACGCTAGTAAAATAGCTCTAACACTAATGAAAAAAGTATATGAACTCGAATACAACAATAAAAAAGAAGTTTGATGACGCTTGGTTAAATCTTGGTAATTTGTCTGATATTATCGTACCAGACAATCCAATGATTCATCGAACCGAAAAAGAAATAGAAAATCCTGATTTACATTTATTGAAGATTTTACGAAATCCTAAATATATATCATCAACATGCAAGCTTCTTTTCGATATAGAACTGCACCCTATGCAAACCGCTATTCTACAAGAATTTTGGATACGAGCATTTCCAATGTATATAGCATCTCGTGGTTGGGGTAAAAGTTTCCTATTAGCATTGTATTGTGTTTTACGATGCTCATTTTTTCCAGGAACAAAAATTGTTGTGGTGGGAGCAGCATTTAGACAAAGTAAAATCATATTCGAATATATGGAAACTATTTGGAGAAATAGTCCAATATTACGCAGTATCTTCAATGGAAACGATGATGGACCACGTCGTGATGTTGACAGGTGTACGATTCGATTAGGAGACAGTTGGACCATTGCGATTCCTATGGGCGATGGTAGCAAGATTAGAGGATTAAGAGCACATATTATCATCGCAGACGAGTTCGCATCAATATCTCCAGATATATATGAAACAGTAGTCTCAGGGTTCGCTGCTGTTAGTGCTAGTCCAATACAAAATGTGAAAGAACAAGCTAAAAAACAAGCTATGATAGAGGCTGGGTTGTGGAACGAAGAATTGGAAGTACTAGAATACAAAATGGGTAATCAGGCAATTATTAGTGGAACAGCAGACTATGGATTTAAACACTTCGCTAGCTACTGGAAAAGATACAAAGCAATTATAGAAAGCAAAGGAGACTCAACTAAGCTTAAAGAAATATTTGGTGGAGAAATACCAAGTAATTTTAATTGGAAAGATTATAGTATTATTAGAATACCATACGAACTCATTCCAAAAGGATTCATGGATGATAAACAGGTTAGTAGAGCAAAAGCTACTATACATACTGGTATTTATAATATGGAATATGCAGCATGTTTTGTTAACGATAGCGAAGGATTCTTCAGGCGCAGTCTTATAGAATCTTGCGTTGCTTCAGACATTAATCCTATTAAGCATAATGAGAGACCAATAGTTTTTGATGCGGCAGTAAAAGGTAATGCTAATTTAAGTTATGTATACGGGGTTGACCCGGCTAGTGAAAAAGATAATTTTAGCATCACAGTTTTAGAACTACATCCTGATCACAGTAGAGTTGTTTATTGTTGGACAACTAATAGAAGCAATTTTAAAGAAAGACAAAAAACAGGACTTATTAATGATCATGATTTCTATGGATTTTGTGCTAGAAAAATTAGAAATCTTATGAAGATTTTTCCTTGTGTTAAGATAGGTATGGATGCTCAGGGAGGAGGAGTAGCAATAGAAGAAGCTCTACACGATCCAAATAAATTAGAAGAAGGTGAAAATTTAATTTGGCCTATAATAGACGGAAATAAAAATAAAGATACAGATGATCAAGCAGGATTACACATACTCGAACTTGTACAGTTTGCTAAAGCAGAATGGACTAGTCAGGCAAATCATGGATTAAGAAAAGATTTAGAAGATAAAGTATTGCTATTTCCTAGATTTGATAATTTAACACTTGGATTAGCATTAGATTCAGAAGGCAAAGATATTCTTGGACACGATCTTACTCCTTTATATGATAATTTAAGTGAATGTATACTAGAAATTGAAGAATTAAAAAATGAACTGACAACTATTGTGATGACACAGACTAGCACAGGATCAAACGCTAGAGACAGATGGGATACTCCGGAAGTAAAATTACAAAACGGAAAAAAAGGAAGATTGCGAAAAGATAGATATAGTTCATTATTAATTGCTAATATGCTAGCTAGACAAATGCATCGATCAATCAAATCTATTGAATACGATGTTGTTGGAGGAAATGCTAGAAACTTAGTTGGTCAAAACGGTCAAATGTACAAAGGTCCAGACTGGTTTGTCTCAGGAGCTAATGATTCTGAATTTTATGGCATATATAAATAAAGGTGTACATTACTATTACAATAACATTACATTAGTATTATAAAAATATGGCTAAAAAACCCACCAAAAACAGTCCAATTAACGATGCTCCCTCTATTGGAGAAGAAGCTTATGTTGCTTGGAGTGATGATATCAATTCCAAGAAAGAAGCCCTAAGAACAGCATCAGAATCGTTAACTGAATTTATCGGAGTTAATCATGCGTCTGGTGCTCGTAGGTATAGTTTGGATTTTAGCAATCTAGACTCAAATACTTCTGGCAGACCAGGACTCACCAGATCAGATTACGACTTTTTCAGACCAGACGAAACAGTACCCACTAGAGTCAAGAGCATAATTCGTAAAGCAGACGATATCTATCAAAAGGTGGGACTAGTAAAAAATGTTATTGATTTAATGGCAGACTTTGCTGTACAGGGAATACGACCAGTTCATAGAAATAAAAGGATAGAAAGATTTTTTAAGCAGTGGTTCAAAAAAATTAATGGTAGAGATAGAAGTGAAAGATTTCTTAATAACCTATATAAAGTTGGAAATGTTGTTATTAATAGACAAACAGCTAAAGTAAATGTTAAAGTAACAGATACACTATATAAAAGTCTTGGCGGTCCAGACCAATATCTCAATGATATGGATGATTTAAAAGTTGAAAAAAGAGAAATTCCTTGGAAATATACTTTTATTGATCCTGTGTATGTTGAAGTAGCAGCAGGACCATTAGCATCATTCACATCAGAAAAAAGATACGAACTTGTTTTACCAGCATCTTTAAGAAAAATTATAAACGCACCAAAAACAGAAGCAGAAAAATCTGTTATTAGTAATTTACCTCCAGCAATTATTGAAGCAGCTAAAACTAGAAAAGCATATCCTTTAGATCCAAGCAAAACTATTGTTAATCACTACAAGAAAGACGATTGGCAGAGCTGGGCATTTCCTATGATCTATGCGATTATGGATGATATTATCGTTTTAGAAAAACTTAAACTTGCGGATATGGCAGCTCTTGACGGAGCTATTAGTAATATTCGTATTTTTAAATTAGGAAGTTTAGAACATAAAATTGCTCCAACAAAAGCCGCAACCGCTAAACTAGCACAAATTCTAGGTAATAATGTTGGTGGTGGCACAATGGATCTTGTTTGGGGTCCAGATATTGAGTTACTTGAAAGTAATACCAATGTTCATAACTTTTTAGGAGAAGGTAAATATACTCCACATTTAAATAGTGTTTATGCTGGTCTTGGTATTCCTCCAACTCTAACTGGAACGTATGGAGCAGCAGGAACAACAAATAATTTCATATCTCTAAAAACCCTAACACAAAGACTACAGTATGGTAGAGATTTAATTACAGAATTTTGGGAAAAAGAGATGGCAATTGTACAAAAAGCAATGGGTTTCAAATATCCAGCTAAAATTGAATTTGATAGGATGGATTTAAGTAATGAAGAAGCAGAAAAATCTTTATTAATCCAACTAGCTGATAGAAATCTAGTTAGTGATGAATTATTACAGAAACGTTTTGGTTTTGATCCAGAGATGGAAAAAGTTAGACTAAATAGAGAACAAAGAGAAAGACAATCAAATAGAATGATTAAAAAATCTGGTCCGTGGCATGATCCTCAAATAGAAAATTCCCTTAAGAAAATTGCTTTACAGTCCGGAGCTGCTACTCCAAGTCAAGTTGGATTAAGTCTAGATAAAAAGAAGAATGGAGAAAAGACGGTTCTTGAGCTACGACAATCAATGATGACAAAGCCACCAACTGGGTTGGCAAAAGATTCGCCAGAATCTTTGCCAGGACAACCAGAGCAAGGAAGACCCAGGAATTCTAAAGATACACAGCAAAGGAAAGAAAAAACATTTAAACCACGAACAGGAGCCAGTTTAGCAATTTGGGCCGCAAACGCACAAGAGAAAATTGCTGAAATTATAAATCCAATTATGTTAGAATTTTATGATAAAAAAAATGTAAGAAGTTTATCTAATGAGCAAACTCTAGAATTAGAACAAATAAAAACAAAAGTATTATTTGATCTCAAACCCTTCTCACAAATAGACCACGAATCTATAAAGCATTCTCTGCATAATTTAAATAATAATAACAATAAAGAATATTTTACCTATCAAAACTATATTAAACAAATTAGTAATGACTTAAATAGACAATTAACTATAGATGAACAAAAACAGGCCAAGGCATCCTTTTATTCTATGGTGTATGAATAACCATAACTAATGGAGTAAAATATTATGGAAATTTTTGAATCAGAAATTGCTGACGGTTTAGAGAATCAAATTAAAGCATCAGCATCAATAGTCTATGCTTCTGTTGCAGAACCATCTTCTGATAATAATTTTACTATGGCCGAAATAAAATCTTTAGGATCGGTAAGCGATAAAGATTTATATTATGTACAATCTATTCTAGTAAGTTCTTCTTGGAATAAAAATGATGATATTTTTGACAAAAGAGAAATTTGGTTAGCTAAAAATACTCCAGAAGATAAACCAACAAATTTAAATCATGATGAAAATCTAATTATAGGACATATCACTGCGAATTGGCCAATAACCGAAGAAGGAACTATTATTGATGAAGATATTGAAATAGATAATCTTCCAGATAAATTTCATATATTAACAGGCTCTGTAATTTATAAAGGATTTAGTAAACCAGAACTTAGGGACAGATCTAATAGACTCATTGCAGAAATAGAAAATGGTACTAAATATGTTAGCATGGAGTGTTTTTTCAAGGGATTTGATTATGGCCTAATTAATAGAGCCACTAATGAATATAAAATATTAAGAAGAAATAATGATACAGCATATCTTAGTAAGCACTTAAGAGCATATGGTGGATTAGGAGAATATGATAACTATAAAATAGGTAGAGTGCTAAGAGATATAACATTTAGTGGTAAGGGTTTTGTTGACAAACCAGCAAATCCTGATAGTATAATATTTACAAAACATTCATTACCCAATTTACAGACAGAAAAAAATAACAATTTTTCAGAAAATAGTGTATCTAATGATCAGACAACCCCCGAAGCGGAGAACAATATTATGAATTTAGATCTAGAACCAGTTATGACAGAAGTAACCACAATCAAAACCAAGCTTGAAGCTATGGAAGGTTGCTCAGATCTCGTAAAAGAAGCTTATGCTTCTGTTGATACTCTTAAGGGAGCAAATATCGAACTAGAAGGCGTTTTAGCAGAAACAAGACAAGCTCTAGAGGAATCAAATCTTCAAAAAGAAGAAGCTGCTAAAAAAATGGACGAAGAGATGAAAAAGAAGCAAGAAGAAATGATGAAAATGAAAGCAGAACTTGACAGCGCTTTAGAAGCTATCGCTGCTTATAAAATGAAAGAAGAAGAAATGGCCAAAAAAGAAAAGAAAATGAAGAGAATGGCCGCTCTTATTGAGGCTGGTGTAGAATCAGAATCGGCAGATGCTACAGCAGAGCAATTCAATGAATTAAACGATGAACTCTTTGCCACAATGACAACCCTACTTGCTGCTAAAAAATCTTCTATGAAAAAAGAAGAAGAAATGATGATGAAAAAACCAAAGGCTTCAGAAAATACAGACACATCTGTGTTAGAAGAAGTTGAGGTCACAGAAGCCGAAGTAGAACTAGGTGTTGGTGGAGAGCAAGAATCCGCCGTTGACAATACTCGTGCCGAATTGGTCGAATTCGTATGTGCCAGACTAGGTAAAAAACTTAATAAGGGAGAATAACATGGCTCTTAAACCAGATCGTATTGAATTATTAACAGATATCTCTTTCTTCATGAATACAACCGCAGAGCGTGGCGGTGTAGTTTCAGCTGTAACTATGGGTTCTGGCGTCTCTATGGACGATGCTAATGCTGTAGTAGCTTATGCTGCTGTTGCAAGTGGTGCTCGTCCAGTAGGCGTTTTGCTAAATGACGTTGTTAATCTGGATCTAACCAGACAACACATCAATTGGCACAAAGACGAAGTTCAGGTTGGTGGCAAGGTTACTGTTCTACGTAATGGACAGGTTACAACCAACAGACTAGTTGCTAGTATTACCCCATCTGCTGGCGCCCCAGCTTATGTTGGTGCTAGTGGCCTCATTGGTACATCAAGCACAAACGCTGTTCAAGTTGGTCAGTTTTTAAGTGGCGTCGATGCAGACGGTTACGCAAAAGTTTCAATCAATATTGCTTAAGCTTTATTAAATTCTTAAAAGGGAGAAAAACATGGCAGGCAACAATCAAGTGTTTCAACCAACACCAGAATTAACAGATCTTCTTGTTCGTTCTGGCTCGTTACAAAGAGAAGAGGCTATTTCAGCCAATGCTGAATTCGCCAAAGCTCTTGAACTTCCAATTCGTCAAGGTATCCTAAGTGGTGATATCCTCGACGGCATTTTCGAGCCAATCACATTAGCTCAAAGTGCAACTCCAGAGTTTCCACTAGACTTCCTAGCTCCTGGCACCGAAAAGGACTTTGTGGCTTACACAATTCCTAATCACGGCTATATTCCAGAGCGTCATGTTGAAGGCGATTATGTCATGGTTCCAACCTATGATATTGGCGCCTCGATTGACTATCTCCTAAAGTATGCTCGTGATGCTCGTTGGGACGTTGTTGGTCGTGCTATGGAAGTTCTAGAAAGTTCGTTTGTTAAGAAGATGAATGATGACGGATGGCACACACTACTAGCTGCTGGTGTTGATCGTAACATTGTTGTTTACGATAGCGATGCTGCTGCTGGTCAGTTCACCAAGCGTCTAGTCTCCTTAATGAAGACTGTTATGCGCAGAAATGGTGGCGGTAATAGCGCCAGCAATAATCGTGGTATGTTGACTGATCTATATGTTTCTCCCGAAGCTATGGAAGATATCCGCAATTGGGGTGTTGATCAAGTCGATGAAGTTACTCGTCGTGAGATCTATGTTGCTGCCGATGGTACTCTTAACAGAGTATTCGGTGTCAATCTTCACGATCTTGATGAACTAGGTGAAGGTCAAGAATATCAACTATTCTATAGTGATGTTCTTAGTGGCTCACTACCAGCCAGCGATTCCGAAATCGTTGTTGGTCTTGATCTACGAAAGAGAGACAGTTTCATAATGCCAATTCGTGAACAAGTTCAAATCTTCGAAGACGATACTCTACATCGTCAGAAGAGAGCTGGTTTTTACGGATGGGCAGAACAAGGCTTTGCTGTTCTAGACAACCGCAGAGTATTACTTGGCTCACTCTGATCTTTCCTACAATTGATCATTATAAAGAAAGCCGGCCCTTGGTCGGCTTTTTTTATTTAGGTGTATTATACTTATAGAACAATAATCTTAAAGGTACTCTACTATGCCAGCAAGTAGATATGATTTTTCTATTGAGCAAGGGTCTTCCTTTAGGATGTCTCTTGTATACAAAGATGATCTTGGTAATCCTATTGATTTGACCGATTATTGTGCAAGATTAACTTGGACCACAAGTAAAGGAGTTGTTCAAACTTTTACCACACTAAATATAGACTATAGTGTGTATAAATTTACTATAGAACCTCTTATTGGTAAAATAACACTATTGATACCCTCCTCAGTAACTAATGATTTTACTTTTGAAACAGCCAAATACGACTTGGAACTACAAAGCGATGACGATTTATATGTTGGTGGTGGTAAGTATACTACCAGATTAATATATGGCACTATAACTATTTTACAGAGGTATAGTGGTAATGATACCGCGTTGGAGTGCGCATAATGAGCACAACAATACAAATTACAGAATCTGTTAATTTATTGGAGATAGAAACATCAATATCAAATACTGTTAATAATTTGGAAATTGAATATTCAGAAATTAATAATATTGAAATTAATTCTGGTTTTACAGCATCAATTGTTTATGCTAGTGATGTTGTGGGATTGGATACTTTTATAGATAATTTTATGGATAATTATAATATAGACTGTGGTTCACCATAAACATTCCCAGACCAATAATGGAGATTTAACATGCCAGTTAATACAAGATTACAAGTAAGAAGAGGCACAGCATCATCATGGACAAGTGCGGATCCTATACTGTATGCTGGTGAAATCGGATATGAAACAGATACTGGTCGTATCAAAATAGGCGATGGAACCACAGTATGGTCAAGTTTAGATTATAATGCAGTTGTACCGTCTAGTTTTCTGGCTGGCAGTGGTTTGAGTGTTAGCGTTGCTGCTGATGGATCAACAGTAACATATAGCTTAAGCGATCCAACAATACAGGCTAGCGACATAACAGATTTTAATAGTGCTGTTAGTGGTTTATTGCCGGTTAAAAATATCACATCTGGCAGTGGCATTAGTGTTAATAATGTTGCTGGCAATTTTACTATATCTTTAAGTGATCCAACAATTCAGGTTGCTGATATAACAGATTTTATTGATGGTGTGAATGATCGAGTAGCAGATCTAATTACTGCTGGTAATGGTATTCAGCTGACATATACTGATAATGGTAACGATACTAGTTCTTTAAATGTTGCTGTTACCGGTATTAGCTTAAGTAATCATACCCATACCTTATCGGCCATCACGGACGTAACAGCATCTGCTACAGAAGTAAATTATTTAGATGGTAGTATTCCAGGCACTGGGGTGGCTGGTAAAGCGGTTGTTTTAGATAGTAATCTGAACATATCAAATCTCGGTACAGTTAGCACAACAGGAACATTAACAGTTGGCGGAGATCTTATTGTTAATGGAACAACCACAACAGTTAATAGTACAGTAACTACTATTGATGATCCTATACTAACATTAGGCGGAGATACTGCTCCTGGTAGTGACGATAATAAAGATCGTGGTATAGAATTCCGCTACTATAATGGTAGTGCTAAAGTTGGATTTTTCGGATACGATGACAGTACTGGTAAATTCACATTTATTCCAGACGCTACAAATAGTAGTGAGGTATTTAGTGGAACAAAGGGTGAGGTTGATGCTAATGTAGACTGGACTAATATTCTTAATAAACCAGATCCAGTAGTTAGTGTTAATCTAACAGGAGATGTTACTGGTAGCGGTAATTTGACCATGACCGATTTGGCTGGTGGCACAATTAATCTTAGCACCACAATAAGTAGCAATAGTGTTGCTCTTGGCACAGATACTACTGGTAATTATGTTGCTAGTGTGACTAATGGTAGTTATATTACTGGTGGAGATGGAGGTAGCGAAGGAGCAGCTTTAACATTAGCTGTAGATGCTACTACAACTAATACTGGTAGTAAGGTTGTGGCTAGAGATGCTAGTGGTAATTTTGCGGCCGGTATTGTGACCGCTAGTGGGCTAACCGGAGTTAATAGTAGTAATCCTGTGGTTATTAGTTATGCTACTATTGATGGAGGTTCGCCATAATAGATTCTTTATATTGACAATTTTATTATAGTATCTTATCATATTATGATACATTAGGACTATTAGGGCCACTCTATGCCAGTTAATACTACTATAAAAATTCGTAAAGGGACAGAAAGCGAATGGCAAAGTTCTAATCCAGTTTTATCTAGTGGTGAACCAGGATATGTTACCGATAGTAATAGATTTAAAATTGGAGATGGATCCTCTAATTGGAATTCGTTAAGTTATGCAAGCGTTGTTCCGAGCGGATTTTTAGCTGGTAGCGGTATATCTTTAAGTTTAGGAAATAATGGATCATCATTAACGATCTCTTCCACTGGCGTAATTACTGTTTCTAATTATGGAGACAATAGATTATTGACCAGCGATGGAACAAGTACTGGAATTAATGCTGAGAATAATTTATCGTTTGATGGAAGTTTATTAAGTGTTAGTGGTAATTTTATAGCTCGCACAGGAATAGTTGATTTATTGTCTTTCAATACCAATAATGGGGCTGTATCTGTTCAGGGAGAAATTGGATGGAACAGTACAGAAGGAACAGTTGACATAGCACTAGAAGACAACGTCGCTGTTCAAATTAATGAACATCGAATACTAAGAGTTAGAAATACAACTAGTGGCACACTATATAAAGGACAGGTTGTTTATGCTAGTGGTGTCCATGCCAATGGTATAATTACTCCTAATTTGTATGTTGCTGATGGTTCTATACAAGAGATACGTTTTATAGGTATGATGCTAGCTGATGTTAGCGTTAATAACAATGGATATGCTATTGATTTTGGTCATGTAAATAATATCGATACTCGTGGTAATGTGGTCACCAACTATTCTGTTGGTGATGAGACATGGGCTGACGGAGATATTCTTTATGTTCATCCAACAGTAGCTGGAAAACTGACTAAAGTTGAACCAAAACATGCTATTAGTGTTGCTTACGTATTGGATGCTGCTAGTAATGGTAAAATATTTGCTCGACCAACTAATTTTGGAGATTTAAATCAATTACACGATGTGAATATTAGCGGGGCTACAAACGGACAATTTTTACAATACAATTCAGTTACAGATTATTGGGTTCCTAGCTCTAGTGGGAATTTTAGTTCTTTAACAATTAATAACAATCAAATAGTTGTTGGAACAGGAGTTGCTAATCACGTAGCATATTGGAATAGTACTAGTGGAATAGTGGCTGATAGCGGCCAGTTATACTGGGACTCTACTAATAATAGATTAGGAATAGGTACGTCTTCTCCATCTGATTTCATAAATATAAGCGGATCCACTGGCTCTGCGGCAGGTATCAAATTCGATAATTTAGATGGATATGGAGGATCAATACAAGGAGATAATGCTAGTCTATATTTTTATTCTAATAATAGTACACTTGTGTATTCTATTAAAAATAATAAAATTAGAATGAACGATGGTGGTGCTACATCTACAGCAATAGAATTGACTAGTAATGGGAGTATTTCACAAGATGGTAATGGTGGAGGACTAACATTTTCTGGAACAACAGCTAAACTAAGCAATGGACTACATGTTACTGCTGGTAATGTTGGTATAGGTACTGTAACTCCTTCTTCCATACTTGATATATCACAAAATGATGCTATCCTAAAAATTGGTGATGCTTCTAGTAATGCTGGCACAGGTCCAAGAATACAAATAACTAGTAAATATGGAGCCACAGATACTTCAGCTTATTTAGGATATAGTTATTATAATAACAAAACATATTTACAGCATGGAAGAGCCGGTGTTGGCGGGGTTGAATTGCGAACAGCCAATGGTACTCCTCGTTTATATATTGAGGATACTACTGGATATGTAGGAATAGGAACATCGTCACCAACCTCTATATTAACTGTTTCTGGTATTATTCAACTAACTGATACGGCAGGAAACAGGGTTCAGTTTTTTAGGGGTGGTGGTACACAATATGATTATAGTATAGCAAAAGAGGGAAATCATTTAGCGATTTCAACAGCAAATGATGGATCAACATTTAGATACACCCAATTTGGATATCATTCTGGCAGTACATGGACTCCAAAAACTGTTATCAATAATTATAATGGTAGTGTTGGCATAGGAACAACAAGCCCAAGTGCTCAATTTCATACAATAGGTACAGGTATATTTACGAGCGGCTTAGGAATAGGAACCACAAGCCCAGCGACAATACTACACGCGTACAATCCTGTTTCGTCTTCTAGTCTAAGCGAGGTTGCTAGGTTTGGATCATCAGGGGTTTATGATGGTAATTTTAGAATTATGGTTGGCTCAACATCTGATAGAGGAGGAGAATTAAGATACTACGAAGGAAGCACAGAATACTCCAGAGTTAACTTTGATGTTAATAGAATAGATTTTATTACTAGAGGAGCGTATCCTATTAATTTCCTAACTAATAATAATGGAAATGAAGGACATAATTTACGCATGACTATAACCAGTGCTGGTAATGTTGGTATAAATACAGCATCTCCAACTAGTCATTTACACGTTAATGGTAGTGGATATTTTGCTAGTGGACTTAAAGCTAGTGGAGTATTTAATATTGATAATATAAGTTTGGACGGTAATGAGATTACATCAAATACCAATATGGTGCTTAGGGCGCAAACATCAACTGCTGAAATAGGCCTATTTTCTCAAAGAGTATATTTTGGTGGACAAAGTATTGGGGCAGTAATTATGTCAGAAAATTTAATTGGCGGAGAAGTGGGACTTATAACCGAAAATGATGATTCTATAGCTGTTTGGAGACCAAATGAAAATGCTTTTTGTTACGGTGGTGGGGTTACTGGTAATGAGCCTATAATTGTTAGCGATAATAAAGTTGGCATAGGATATACAACATCTTCGCTACCTTTTGTATACAATTTTCAAGTTGCTGGTACTGGCAATTTTACTCAAAATCTTTTAGTGAATGGAACTGGCGTTAGCATAAGCGGACATACCCATATTGTTAGTGATATTACAGATTTTTCAACGGGAGTAGCAGATGAAGTAAGCACAACGCTATCTGCTGGAACCGGAATATTATTAGACTATAATAGTGGAACTGATACATTAACAGTTAGTATTAGTGGATTAATTAATAATCCAACAGATAACCGTATTTTGACTAGTAGAGACAATACAACCACGGGAATCGATGCAGAACCAAATCTAACATTTGATGGAACTAACTTAACTTCACCTTATTTGGTATCTAGTAATGCTTCTGGTGACGAAGGAGGAGAAATACAATTAGCCAAACCGCCAAATGGAACTTTGTCTGGCGGAGTAACTATTGATGCTTATCAAAATAAACTTAGATTTTTTGAACAAGGTGGTAGCGCTCGCGGGTTCTATTTAGATCTAACCGAAGGTGTGGGAGGAGCATCAACTCCGTTAAAGACAAAAAGCTTATCACTATTCACAGCCCTAGATAATCAACCTCCAGCATCGGCATTCGCAACACTAGATACTAGAAATAGTATTGCTGTTTTAGATTTCGATGACACGACAGAAGAAAGTTGTGTTTTTATTGGGGTTATTCCAGACAACGCTAATCTGTCATCAGGTCTTTCAGTACGAATTAATTGGATGGCAACAAGCGCAACAACAGGAAGTTGTCGATGGGGTGTTCGGTTCGAAAAAATGACAACAGACTTAGACTCTGACTCATTTGATACGGCTACTGAAGCACATTCAACTACCAATGGAACTGCCGGAATCCCAACAATCACCACATTGACTTGCACATCAATAGATAGTATAGTTGCTGGTGATTTCTTTAGAATTAAGATCTATAGAGATGTTAGTGATACTACTAACGATACTATGACAGGAGATGCTGAACTAATATCTGTAGAAGTTAGGAGTGTACTATAATGGCATACTCTTTTAATGGCTCAAATCAATATTTTAGCACTGTAACTGGTAGTCTATTCTCTGATTTGCCAATAACGATGGCTTGTTGGTTTATAACGTCTAACACTACTACTAATCAAGGATTATTGAATATTTGCGATAATACTACTGGAGGGCAAGGCATACGCTTAAATGCACAAGGAGCAGTAGCCGGTGACCCTATTCGTATTCTGTCGGTCGGAACCGCTACTGGAGCTGCTGATACCACAACTGGTTTTACGGCAAACACATGGACCCATGCTTGTGGTGTCTTTGCTAGTACGACCAGTCGTACTGTTTATATTAATGGGGGTAGTTCTGGTACTAATGCTACTAATTCTAGTGGTACCGGAGAAGATAGATTATTTCAAGGAGTGACTCGCGCAGCATCAGCATTTACTAACTATTTTAGTGGATCATTAGCAGAAGTCGGAGTATGGAATGCTGCCTTAACAGCCGATGAGGTTTTATCTTTATCACGAGGAATCAGTCCATCATTAATAAGACCACAGAGTTTGACTATTTATGCTCCTTTAGTTAGAGATCTTATAGACAGAAGAAGTGGACTAACAATTACTAATAATAACACAGCAATAGTTTCTGATCATACAAGGATTTATTTATGACATTATATTATCATAAAAATAACTACGAAATAAAAAATTTAGATGATTCTTTGATTCAAGGATGGTTAGAGGCTGATAATCCCAAGAAGGATCAATGGATATTATTGCCTCCTCAACCAAGCGAGAACCACTATTGGAGTAGTGGTGAGTGGATCCTACAAGCCATACCAATACCAGAAAGTGTGAGTGCTAGACAAATAAGATTATGGCTAATAAATAATGGATTTCAATTAATTCAAGTAGAAAATGCTATTAATAACATACAAGATCCAATAACACGAGAAACTGTAAAAGTAGAGTGGGAGTATGCTCCGTATATTGAAAGAAATCATCCAATGCTCATACCTTTAGCACGGGCTCTTGGATTAACGGAAAATCAAGTAGATCAAGCTTTTATACAAGCTCAACATATATGATATTTAAAATAAGAAATACTCATCTTAGATCAGATGGAACTAATTTTTTTGTTAGATATATTCCTCAAGTTAGTAGTAGCAGTAGTAGCTCTTCTATAGGATCTAGCAGTAGTTCTTCAGCGGGATCTAGTAGTAGTTCTGGTCAGATAACTACTATATTGGCTTGTGGTTTTGGAAGTTTTCCTGATGGACAATTTTCTATTGCTGGAACATATAATGGATATGATTATTACACCTTGATCGATGGTGCCACAACATGGTATTTGTACTATGATTTAAGTAATACTAGATATGCCATATCTAATATGCTTAATGGATCAACATACTACTGGAATACCACTAATTATATATATAATGACTGGACAGTTTCCTATGGGTCGGTACCAGGAGGAGACACATACGACTATGATTTAACCTCTCAGTGTCCTCAGTCCTCAAGTAGCAGTAGCAGTCAGGGAAGTAGCACTTCCGGGCCCAATAATATTCTTGCTTGCGGTTTTGGTAGCTTTAATGATGGTCAATTTGCCAGCGCAGGATATTACAATGATTACGAGTATTATACATTAGTAGATGGAGCTACAACGTGGTATTTATACTATGATAATACTCAATATGTAATTTCTGTTTCTCTAGGTGGAACAATATATTATTATGCATCTAGTTATGTTTATAACGATTGGATTCCATCATCAGGAGTATCTCCCGGAGGAGATACTTATGATTACAGTGTTACCTCCCAATGTCCGCAAACTAGTAGCAGCGGAAGCGGTAACACAGAAGGGCCAACCAGTATACTAGCGTGTAATTTTGGTGCTTTCGGCGATGTTCAGTTTTTAAGCGCAGGATATTATAATAATTATGAGTATTATTCATATTATGATGGTGCCACAACATGGTATTTATGGTATGATCTCATTAACAATGCCTCCTATATAGACCCCACTTTGGGTAATACTTCTACTAATTCTTATAACTTATCTGGTTCGGTATATATTGGGGGATTATGGAATGCATATTATGGTAGTCCAAACGGAGGAACCACATACGACTACAGTATAACATCAGTCTGTCCTCAATCCAGTAGTAGTAGTGGCAGTAGCGTGTCTGGTCCAAGTAGCATATTAGCTTGTGGTTTTGGAAGCATAAGTGACGGTCAGTTCACAGTTGCTGGATACTATAATAATCACGAATATTACTCATATTATGACATGAATAACGCAACAACTTGGTATTTATACTACGATAGCGGCAATTCTAATTATGCTATATCAACAGCTCTAGGTAGTACAGCATATTATACCGGAATAGGTTATCTGACAAGTGGTTGGACCGTTGGAATAGGAAACAGTCCGGGAGGAGATACTTATGATTATACAACAACTTCAAATTGTCTACCATGATAGAGTATTTTTATGAAAAGCTATGTAATTAGTTTAAATAGAAGACAAGATAGATTAAATCAATTTTATAACGACCTACCTAAAGATTGGCCATACGCTAAACCAATAGTATACAATGCTATAGCTGGAAAACAGTGTAACCCTCCTTCTTGGTGGAATCAAGGTGGAGGAGCATGGGGATGTTATAAAAGTCATATGAATATTATAGAACAAGAATTAAATAATGATCCTAAGGAAGAAAATATTCTAATTTTCGAAGATGATGCAATCTTTTGTGAAAATTTTGTTTTCAAAATGCAAAGTTTTTTAAGTATGGTTCCCAAAGATGCTGATCAAATATATTTAGGAGGACAGCATTTGAAACCACCAACAGATCAAGGATCAATATATTTAGCGAATAATATAAATAGAACGCATGGTTATATAGTTACAAAAAGGGGTTTATTAACACTATATAGATGGCTCAATGAAACTAAAGACTGGCCGAATAAATGCCATATAGACCATCATTATGGTCGTGCTCATAGGGATAAAAAAATTATTGCTTATACACCGAAAGAATGGCTAATAGGACAAAGAGCTGATAATCAGTCCGATGTTAGTTGGAAACCTGTAATAGAAAGATGGTGGCAGAGACCACTAGATAATAGTAATACTACAAATAATCAACAGCCAATAATTAAAAATCAAGATATTTTTGTAGCAGTAATTGGTTTGCATAGAAGCGGATCTTCGTGTACGGCTATGATATTACATAAACTTGGAATTAATATGGGAGATAAACTCGGAGGATACGAAAGTAAAAACGGAGGCGGAGGAGAAGCACAAAGATTAGCTAGTATATGTGAACAAGCAGCTAGATTTCCATCAACTAATTTTACTTTAAATAAAGATATCATAAAACAAAAACTTAATGGATGGATTAATGAAAGAATGTTAAAAGCCAAAAGGCAGAATACAATTGCTGGAGGCAAGTATCCTCATTTATGTGCTATGGGAGATATATTACTAGATATTTTAGGAGATAGATTAAGAATTATACACTGTGATCGACCATTAGAAGATTCAATAGATTCCTTGAAAAGAAGAAGTCAAAAATGCACAGGATGGTTAAATATTTCTGACGAACAAGCAGAAAATGTGCAAAAATGGTTATGGGAATCTAAAAATACATTTTTACAACAATTAAATCCTAAATTTATATATAATCTAAATCATTATGAATTAATGAATAATCCAGAACAACAAGTAGATAATATTATTAATTTTTTAAATATCGGCGTTACACAAGACCAAAGAAACAATGCAATAAAACATGTCAAAATTTCAGAATAATGCTATAATTATACTAAATATAGGTAATAAATCTATACACCCTAAAAGCAAACAATCAATTCAAGATGCTTGCAATAGATGGAATTGTGATTTCATAGAAGTAACTAATCCAATAAATAATTTGCATGTGTATTGGCAAAAATGCTATGTTTGTGAAAATTATCAACAGTATAACAGAATACTTCAATTAGATGGAGATATGCTGATTAGATGGAATGCTCCTAATCCATTTGATATTGTTCCCGAAGATAAATTCGGTATTGTTCTAGATAATCAGTTACCAGATAGCGAAAGAGCTAGACAAATAAAATTTTGGAGATCCAAAAATGCTAAAATTTGGGCAGATATAGAGAACACAGACCCTGTTCCGGATCAGGAGCATCTCAATGCTGGATTTTTATTATACAACACTAAACAACATCAGTACATATTTGATGAAGCTAAAAATATTGGACTTAAAGGAGATTGGTATAGTAAAGGCTTTCCAGAACAAACAGTATTGTCTATGTTATTAAAAAAATACTATCAGGATAGATATATATTATCCTGTGATTGGAATTGTGTTTCTCAAAAAAGACCAGTTTTCCCCAAACACACAACAAGAGAATTATGTTGTTGGATCGGTCACTTTACTGGACCAAATCAAAAAAATCATAGAATTAATGGTAAATCATGGCAACCAACAGCAGCAGATTCAATTATTGAAAGATTACCGCAAGATAGAATAAATTATTTTGCTGAAATTGGCGTGAACTGTGGACATAATGCTAATTGTGTAATGCATTTTAATCCTAACACTTATGGAACTTTTATTGATAATTGGGGAGCTAAAATAGATGACAGCTATGTTTTAAGCAAGGATAAACTAGCACTATGGAATAGTCAAAAATGGATCAATGCAAAAAATCAAGCAATAACTCTATTAGATAATTATCGATATAGAATAAATATAATTCACTCAGATCTATACGATGCTGCTAAAAATAATACTCAAAAATTTGATCTTGTGTATCTTGATGCTGATCATTCGTATGAAGGAACAAAAAAAGCAATATCTTCTTGGATACCTCATGTTAACAAAGGAGGGTATATAGGTGGGCATGACTATGATCATCCAATGGATCTGGCTGGTCACTGGGGAGTAAAAAAAGCTGTTAGAGAATTATTCGACAGTTCAGTTATAGAGCTTGGTCACGAATTTACTTGGTTCGTAAAAATTAATTAATAATTTCCGAAGCAGTTCCATTCTCTATGGCTTTTGATCCCACGTATTGAATTATACCACCAATAATGTTAGCTAAAGTTTCATTAGTCTGTGCTTCGACAAGCATATTATCCATGCTTAGATTTGTTTTTTCACCATTGAAAACCATAGTACCATCGCTTTTTGTTCCAAATTTGGCCAATACCACAAAACCTTTTATATTTCCGTTCTGATCACCATTTACATGAAGATTCTCTATCCACCATTTATTAAATGTCACAATTTCTTCTGGCTCATTAGTAGAGGTTTGACTAGCTACTATTACTGGTAGGCTCATAATCTTTCTCCTGTGTTATATCGGTGTATCTATAATAAGATACACTGTGATTAATAATATTCTATCAAAAATTGGCCACTTACTTTTTATAATAGGTAATAATATGGCATGGAAAGATGAATTAACCATTATGGTTAGAACTCTAGTTAATGATATTGGAGAAACATATACATACAGCGACGAGAGAATACAACAGGTAATAGTTGTAGCAGCAAAATATGTTCAATTTGATGTTGTTTTGGACAATACCTACACAGTAAACGTGTCTGTTCCAGACATATCTCCCGATCCAACAGACAATAATGATGATATTTTTATAGCATTAGTTAGCTTAAAGGCTGCCTGTATTGTTGATCAGAGTACCTTTAGGACCAAGTCTGCGATGGAGGGAGTAAGAGCATCTCTTGGTCCAGCCAGTCTAAGTGTTGCTGGACAAAGCGCCGCATGGAGAACAATGTTAGAGCTAGGACCTTGTGCAGCATACGACGAATTAACATCTCATTGGGATGTTAAAGAAGCCACTGCTATTCGCGCTGTTCTTAGTCCGTTTGTTGGCAACAAGTTTGATCCTAGAAGTATCAATACATATATTGATCCTAGAGCCAGAGATTTTTATAGATAATACGGAGATATAACATGGCAGTTCAGTACAATTTTGAAATTGAAAAAGGATCTGTTTTTTATATCTCTTTTGAATATAGAGATGAAAATAATAATATTATTAACTTGACAAACTATTGTGCTAGGATGAGCATTCAGTCTGTTACAGACGGAGATAATACAAAATTAACATATATTACAGATAATATTAATTCTAATTATAGTTTTACAATTTCTCCTGATCAGGGACTTATCACTTTACAGCTAGCAGCATCAACAACGGAGGGTTTTGATTTCGCTAATGCTATTTATGATCTTGATCTTAAACTTCCAAATTCTCAATTTGTTGGAGCTGGTGATAATATAACTAGAATTTTATATGGAAATATTAGTATGGTTTCTAGAAACGTTCCGGAACCAGAACCTTTTGTTTGCAACAATCTATCAGATCCAGATAACTGTATTTCTTGTGAGTAAATATTATTATGACAAGTAATCCAACTATTATTATTAGATCTACTCCTAGATATGTTTCTATAGTAGGAAATAATCCTAATATTTATCTGCCACCAGCTGCTGCTCCAACAGCAGAAAATAGCATAGGAGCACCAGGAGAATTAAGATATGATACTCAAGCACTATATGTCTGTGTGTCTAATAACTTTTGGAAAAAAATAGATTTGTTAAATTTTAGCGACCCTTTGGATACTATTGATGGCGGTGATATATGACAGACTTTGCTTCTTTACTAGGACCATCTTTTAAAGGACTATTTAATAGTGCTATAGACGGAATACTAGACTCAAATGCACTATCTGTTGAGTGTAAGCTATACTATGATACAACAGACGCTATTTATTGTAATAATTGTGTATTTGATCCTATCCTAAATAAATCCTTTAATAAATATAATAGCACAGGACCACTTAATTTCCCAGAGGGCTCAATTTGTCCTGTTTGTGGAGGATACGGTAAAATATTACATGACACCACAGAAAATATCTATATGGCTATGATATTTGACAGTAAATATTGGATGAATTGGGGACCAAACTTTATTAATATTCCGAACCTCGCCGCTCAAAGTTTATCTCCTATTAGTATGATGCCAAAAATTTTAAATTCTAGTAAATTAGTTATTGTTAATGTGGAACAGTATGATAATGGGTCGTACTCAAAGGCTGGTCAGCCAACACCTATGGGACTAGGAAACCATAATTATATTCTAACTAATTGGACAAGACCATGAATATAACTTTAAAAATATTAGAAAGCGATAAACAAATTAATCAATTAATATTAAATGAATTATCACAACAAATATCAAAAATTTTTTCAAAAAGCTCAAAAATTATTCTTAATAAAGTTAAAGAACTAATTAGATCAGTTATAGTCTCGCAACCAGAATATTCTGCTCTTAAAAGTGGATCATTGAGACTAGAGTTGGGCATACCAGACACGACGGTTGTTGACAATATAGTTTCATCGCTATCAAACACAACAAATATTGAACTAAAACCAATAAAAATATCTGGAAATAAATTGTCTGGAGGATTTTTAATAACATTCTTAGACGATGCACAATTACAAAGTATTATTGATAGTCCAGATGGTATGGTAAACGATGCTAAGGGTTATTCTTTGCCATGGTTAAAATGGCTCCTGTCAGAAGGGGTCAAACCAATAGTAAAAGGCTACAGCGTTAGAATAGGTCCAAACAGAGCCTCAAGAACAGGTATGGCTATCATGGTGAATTCAGCATCTTCGTGGAGTGTTCCTGCTCAGTTTGCTGGTAACAAAACTAATAACTGGATTACCAGAGCAATAGGAGATATTGAGGATAATAGAATATCCTCTATAATACAAGAGGAGGTAACCAAAAATCTATGAGCTGCGATATACCGGCCACATTTCATAATGTGCAATCATTAAACGACACATTCTATATTTCATCTGTGGAAGAAAATCTAAAAAGTTTTCTTGATTTTGGTTTTTTAAATATTGGTGGTTTTATTAATGTAAATATTCCTACTAGTGGATTATATGGTAATAATTTTCATGTATTAAAAAATACTACTGATCCAGGATATACAGGGAATAAAGTTTGGCAAACGCCCAAAAAAAATTGGGTATGGGAATCTGGAATATCTTATAATGGATCATCTCCTAAAAATATTAGTGGAGTTATTGTTAATGGAGTAGGATATCCAGCACCAACAGGAAGTGGATCCGTAACATATTCTTTAGATTATGAAAATGGAAGAGTAGTCTTTAACTCATCTTTGACTACAGCATCATCCGTACAAATGGCATATTCTTACAGGTGGTGCAATGTTTTAAAATCTAGCGATAATAATGGATGGCAATATTTACAACAATTGTCATATCAGCCCAGTAATAGCATGAATACTAATAATAAAGGAGACAATGCTATATTGGCCAATCATAGATTACAAATGCCAGCTATAGTCATAGAAACCACAGCTAAAAATAATGATATTCCTTACGAGTTGGGATCATTAGTATCTTATAGGCAACAGGACATATTATTACATATTTATACTGAAAATATAAATGATCTTAATAATATTATGGACATAATTAGATATCAAAAAGAAAAAACCATACAACTATACGATATAAAGAAAGTTGTCAATTCTGGTGTTTATGGATTAAATGCTAATGGATCTAAAAATTCAAATGCTTTAAATTATAGTCAATTAATTAATAATACTACTTTTCATTGGAATAAAATGTATATCAAGGATATCAGCTTCTTGGACATTCAAAAAAACAACACTTCGAATAATTTCTGGTGTATAATTAGGTTAACTTCCGAAATTATCTTATAACAGTTCAAGGGGTTATATTATGGCAAATAATCGTATCTACTACGCTATTCAAGCTGTCAAAATGAAGCCATGCCAAACAAACGATGGCGGCACATCATATACATATGCAAGTACTGAAAGAGTACTTAGAGGTATTCAAAGTATTGGTATTACAAGTAATTTTAATCTTGAACAGGTTTATCAGCTTGGACAAGTTGAACTATACGATCAAGTAGAAGAAGTACCAGATATCGAAGTAACATTAAGCAAGGTAATTGATGGTACTCGTTTAGTTTATAACACTGCTAATGATGGTAGTGCTTATGGTAGTAGTAATGGTAAAAATCTAGCCGAACTAACAAATCGTAGATGCGACGTGGCTCTTGGTATTTGGGATGATACACGTTTTATCACTAGCGGTAGCGCTGATTATTATGTTGTTTGCACAGGTATGTATGTATCAGCAGTAACATATAACTTTGTTACCGATGGTAATCTTTCAGAAGATGTTACTCTAGTTGGTAATCATAAAAAGTGGAGCTTAGCTACTGGCGGCGGTATTGCTAGTTTTAGCAGTGGTATCGGAACCACAGCAGAAACCAAACGAGTTGCTCGTAGATGGTCATTAAGTAGAGAAAATACTTTACTACCAAGTGGTACTGGTGGTGGTATCAGAGGCACATGGGGTAGCGGACTACACGTTAATAGCATGACACTGAGCACAACTCTTGGTCGTGAAGCTATCAACGAACTTGGTCGTAGAACACCATATTATCGCTACGTATCCTTCCCAGTTGAAGTTACAGCAGAATTTGAAGTAACAGCAACAGAAGGAGATAATGTTGATGCTGATGACTTTGAAACACAAACAGGTTGCGAAGCCGCAAAAGCAACCAATTTAAGAGATCATGCAATCAAGGTTGTTGTTTGTGATGCAAACGTAACACCAGCAGCAACAGGTTATGTAATCGATCTTGGTACTAAGAATAAGTTAACTAGTGTTAATTATACAGGTGGTGATACTGGAGGTGGTAATGCTACGATAACATATAGTTATCAAACATTCAACTTCTTTACAGTTGCTAGTCCAGCAGTATAATAAGATATACATTAGTTAGCACAAGACAAAACAGGAGGACCAAAATGGACAACAATGAATATCTATTTACTATTATTGGTAAATTATATGCAGATATGCATAATGCTCAAAGGATTATAGAAGTTTTACAGACAAAAATTAAAGAAAAGGATCAGGAAATTGTTGATCTTAAAAAGGATATAAAGAATTATTAATGCACAATGGATCATTCGTTAGTATCTTTATTGATACACAGAATCGGCTCAGGAAAATTTTATTTTACTCACAAAGATTGTGAATATGTTTTTTTACAGCCATCTAGCGATATAAAATATAGAGCCGAGTTAATATATCAAAATTATATAGAAGAAAATAAATATAACTATAACTGGTATAAAGAAAATATTACTAAATTATTAATATATTTATCTCTATGGAATGATAGTGATCAAAAATATTTAGATGAATTAGAAAAAAAAATAGAAAATATTAAATTAGATATGTATTTAAGTAAACTTAATAAAGATAAAATTAAAAAGTATAAATCGGAACTTAGCAAAACTAAAGAATCCATTAATAAATTACTTAATACAAAACATTGCTTGGACTATCTAACAATAGAGGATGCTGCTAGTAATGCCAAAAATGAATTTACTATGATTAATAGTATACATTTTAATAATAACAATCTAGATCGTGTTTTTTCTAAAAATATAAGTGATATATCGTATTCTCATTTTAATGAAATAGCGCTACATGTTGGATCTAATCTAATTTCAATTGAAGATTACAAAAATGTTGCTCGTAGTGAACAGTGGAAAGCTATTTGGAATAGTAATAAAAATAATCTTTTTAATAAAAGCGCTTATGATTTATCAGATGAACAAAAAACACTAATTAGTATATCAAATATGTATGATAGAATTTATGAACATCCAGAATGTCCAGGAGACGACGTAATTAATGATGACGATATATTAGATGGATGGATGATATATCAAAGAAACAAAGCTGATAAGATTAAAAAACAAAATAGTGCTCAAGAACTAGCTAATAAACATAAAAATGCTAAAGAAATTTTTGTTGTTGCAGATAAGGAGGATGTTAATGATATATTAGATTTGAATTCTAGTGTATCTTCATCTATTATAAAACAAAGACGTGGACTAATTAGAAACTCAAAAGAAGGTGTGGACGAGGTAAATCTGCCGGATGTGCAGATGGAACTGTTGCAAAAAATTAATAAAAGGTAATTTATAATGAACAATGATAAAATAAATTATGCTATACAAATAGCAGCCAAAAGACTAGAGACTACTATGATAGGAGCTTTGGCACGATTTGAAACAAGTTTTGGACACCTATGGGGACATCATAAGGATTTTGAAGAAAAGCTCACTGAAAAAGAAGAATATTTCGATAATGTTTGGCAAGATTTAAGAAATAATATTCTTAATCATGGCAATAATCAAATCCGCGGACTTCACACAGATTTGCAAAAATGTTTAACTGATAAACCAATAACAAAATATGAATATAAATTTAATACGAAAATAAAGGAGGACGATCAATGAATTCTAAAAACTTTACAGCAACAGTTGATGGTAAGAATATTGAGCTTACAGTAAGAACACCATCGTTACAAGATCAACGAGAGGGTCAAAAAGTTTATAATCAGGCTTTCACAGATGCTATTAAAAGCAAGAGCGTAGTACGAGCAAAACTGGACGATCTATTACAAGAACAGGGCTTGTGGAACGACGAGAAACAGGCTAAGTTCACATCTCTGCAAAAAGAACTCTTAGACGGAGAAAAAAGACTAGCTAAGGGTGGTTTCGGTATTAAAGAGGCTAAATCATTAGCTTTGAAGATGAGAAATGTTAGAGATGAAATAAGAGATCTAATTAGTGTTAGAACTAGTTTAGATAATCATAGTGCGGAAGGACAAGCAGATAATGCTAGATTTAATTATTTAGTATCAGTCTGTGTGGTGTATAAAGATACTAATGAACCATATTTCAAGAGTTTGGAAGAGTATCTAAATAGCGCTGATAATCCAGTTGCTATGTTAGGTGCCCAAACACTGGCCACTATGGTTTATGGATTGGATAACAATTTTGAGAAAACATTACCTGAAAATAAGTTTTTACAAAAATATAAGTTTGTTGACGAAAAACTTAGACTTATAGATAAGCAAGGCAGATTAACAGATGCAGAAGGTCGCTTAATTGATGAAAAAGGCAGATACATTGATGAGCAAGGTAATTATGTTGACAAGTTTGGCAACAAGGTTGATAAAGATGGCGAGTACCTTATCGACGCCGAGCCATTCTTGGATGAGGATGGAAAGCCAATTATTCTAGAAGAAAATAAAGCACAAGCTAAGGAAGAGGTAAAACAGAATGAAACGACTGTTACTAAATCAGTGTCAGACACATCTGTTACTTCTAGCACCACAGTTGATTCCTGATAATCTGATTATCAATTTTATATACAATAGCACCATATTATCTAGCGATAGTATGGTGTTATTTATTTAGGATATAATTTATTATGGCTAAAGGTTTTAATCTAACGGCAGAACTTAATATAAGAGGACCTAATAATCTTAGGACTGTTGTTTCTAATATTAAAAAACAGGTTGGAAGTATTACAGCTAATATTACTCCAACTGTTAATAGAAGTAATATCAGAACCATAGCGACAGATATTAGATCTCAATTAGGTAATATCAATGTTGCTGTGGGTGTTACTGCTAATAGATCCTCAATACAAAATTTATCTAGGGATATTAGAAATAGACTATCCGGTATAGATGTACCAGTTTCTGTTAGAATCAATAGAGCGTCTATAACAGCAGCTAGAAGAGATATAACTAGACAGCTTGGAAGCATAAATGCAAATGTAAACATAGCAATCAGTGCCACAGCAACTAGAAATGCTGCTGGTTTAAATAGAACTTTAACCGGGCTAAATCAAACACTAAATCAAACAACAACATCTGCCACCAATGCCGCTGCGGCAATACAATCTTTTGCTGCTGCTATGAGAGGAGCTGCTAGTGTTAATATTCCAAGAAATATTAATATTGGTTTAAATACTGCAAATACAAATGCAACTAATGCCGCTGCTAGTGTGCAACAACTTGGTGGAGAAGTAGAAAATTTCGGTAGACAAGCTGGATTAGCTATTCGTAGATTCGCTGCATTCACCACTGTTACGTCAGTATTTTATGGGTTAGCTAGAGCAGTACAGTCTGGTATAACTTCTTTTATAGATTTTGATAGAGAATTAGTAAGAATATCTCAAGTTACTGGAGATAACATTAGAGATGTTAATAAACTAGCATCAACAGTAACACAATTAGCAACCACATATGGTGTTTCTTCAAAAGAGCTTGCTGGAGTATCGTTAACATTAGCTCAGGCTGGTTTAACCGCTAAAGAAACCGATAGGGCTTTGAAAGCGTTAGCTCTTAGCGCATTAGCACCATCGTTCGATGATTTAAATAGTACAGTAGAAGGCTCTATTGCTCTTATGAGACAGTTTGGTATTAGTACAAATCAATTAGAGGGTGCATTAGGTAGTATCAATTCAGTTGCCGCCAAGTTCGCTGTCGAAGCAAGCGATATTATCGCTGCTATTCAGCGTACCGGTGGTGTGTTTGCTGCTGCTAGCAAGGGCGTTAGCGAAGGAACAGACGCCTTAAATGAATTCGTTGCAGTATTCACAAGTATCCGTGCTACAACTCGTGAAAGTGCTGAAACAATTGCTACTGGATTAAGAACAATTTTTACAAGAATTCAAAGAGGGCCAACTATTGAGGCTCTTAAACAATTTGGTGTTAATCTAACGGATGTTGAAGGTAAATTCGTTGGAGCATATAAAGCGGTTCAATTACTTAGTGAAGGATTAACAAGACTAGATCCTAGAGATTTACGATTTAGTCAAATTGTTGAAGAACTTGGCGGTTTCCGACAGATTGGCAAAGTTATTCCACTTATTCAAGAATTTGCCACAGCACAGGAAGCACTAAAAGTCGCGCAGACTGGTTCTGGTTCTTTGGCTGAAGATGCAGCAAAAGGACAACTAGCGCTTGCTGTACAAATATCAAAAGTACGAGAAGAATTTGCTGCTTTAATTAGAAGTGTTGGAGATACATCATCTTTTAGAACATTAGTTAAATTAGGATTAGATTTGGCTAGTTCACTAATACAGGTAGCAGATGCGGCAAAAGAATTACTGCCATTAATAGGAATATTTACAGCGATCAGGGGTGCTCAAGCTCTTACCAGATTTGGAGCCGGATTCGCTCAAGGAGTTAGAGGCGCTCCAACAAGAGGTTTTGCTAGTGGTGGATATGTTCCCGGTGTTGGTAATAGTGATACCGTGCCCGCTATGCTTACACCAGGAGAATTTGTGATTCGTAAAAAAGCAGTACAAAAAATTGGTGTTGGCAATCTAGCAAAAATTAATAGAAATAGTGGTGGATATATTCCGGAACAATATTTCAATGATGGTGGTCAAGTACAAAGATTCGGGATAGGAGGAGGAGCCAAGAAAAAAGGGGTAAATTGGAAAAGTCTTATTAAAGGTAGGGGTAAAAAGGGATCTCGCGGACCAAGAGGTAGATTTGATTTACCACAACCCGGAGATGCAGATTTTGCTAAATGGCAACGCGAAATATATGCAGAATACGATGCAGATCCGTCTCTTACAAGAGTAAAAGTAAATGGTATACCAATGCCACCAGAAATTGCTTATGCTAATCAACTTATAACTGAAGAAGTTTTTGGTGATAATGTTAGAAAAAAATCTGGAAAACTTAAAAAAACACCACTGGGTTTACTCATAAGTGCTGCGAAAATGCCACGAGGGCCACGAGCACCAGCCGGTGAAATGGAAAAAATTATGGCTGGTTATCAGCAATCTCCTCAATTTCAAAAAGAAGCCGGAGGGGCAGGATCTTCTCTATTCGCAACATTAAAAGGACCATTAGCATCATTTAAAAAGGGTGGTACTTTTGGTGGAGTTATAACCCCAGGATCAGATAATGCTACACAAATAAAAGCAGCTTTGGGTAAATTACTAACTCAATCATCTGGTCAGGATGCTGTTAAAGCTAAAACAGCATTAGATAAATTCGATTCTTTCATTGCTGGTGGAACACCAGAAAAACCCGGACACGTTTCTCATTTTACCTGGGCAATGAATCAGATATTCAAAAAAGGAATAGCAACATTTGGTAGGGGAGGATCAGCATCCAGAAGAATGGGCGTATTTGATTTTGATATGACAACAGGAATAACGAAACAAAAAGAAACGCCAAGCTTATCTGGTTTTAGAGATCCTAAATTAGCAGTACCAGATATACTTGGGGCTTCTCCTACGGGATTATTAGAATTAATGAAAAAATACGGAGCCTCTAAAGTATTAACTGCTAGAAGTGGTGGGCCAAGAGGAGAAATGAGAACCGCTCTTGGAACATTCTTTAAAAGAAATGGAGTAATGCTACCGTCTTCAAGTATAATGACCCTGGGAGATCAGGTAGGAAATCTTGGCACAGCAGAGAAAAAGGCCAGAGCACTATATGATATGGTTAAAAAATATGGTAGTGTTGATTTCTTTGATGACGACGCTGCAAATATTGATGCTGCAAAAATGGTCCGAGGAGTAACCGCTAAAAAAGTTGCTTTAAAAAATAGTGGTGGATATATTCAAAGACTTATGGCTGGTTCATTTGCTGAAGAACCTAGTATATCTGAAATAGCACAAATAGTTACACAGTACGCATATCGAGATCCGTCTATTAATTCTGACCCAGCATTACAACAAGCTGTTCTTGCCACAGTAGCCAAAAGAAATAGAACTTCTGCAAATTTAGCTACTGCTACCAAATTAGCTGGACTAATATCGACAGGCTCGTTAAATCCAAATTTAGCTAGACAAATTCTATCTTCTAGTAACACAATTGTACCCAGTGGCCCTAGAGGCAAACCTACTGTACAAGCTCTTTCTTTGCAAGCACTAAAACCTGGAGAAGAAACTAAATTTACTAGAACCATAGACGGTGAAGAAATAGATATTGTTAGAGGATCTCCGTCAGCAGCTTTGTCAAAACGCATGACATCAGCAATAGACCGAGGTATTCAAGTAGCAATTAAGGGAACTATAGAAGAAGCTTTAAGTGATGTTATTTCTAGAGATCCTAGTAAACGGCAACAATTAATTGATTTAGGAGTTAAGTTTAATAAAAGTGGTAAAGCAATAGCTCCAAAATCTATGATAGATATGGCTATGAAACATGGCCAAATAAATGAATTAAGAGGTAATATATTTGAAAGAACCTTGATGGGACTCGGAGCAACACCCGGACCAAAACTTCCTGGTAAAGCAGCTCCAGTTGATGCTTTGAGAATAGGAGATATTGTTGCAGACATCATGTCTCAGGGGCCGTCCAAAATATCTTCTGATTTACCATCTGAAATCAAAGCCTCTGTACGCAAAACACGACCAAGTGAAGCAACTCCAGATATAAGTAAACGAGGACTAGTTAATCAGATACTCAGATTCAAGAGATTGCCTGGAGTACAATTTAAAGCAAAAGGAGGTGGTATTGATGGAATAAGATCAGAGCAAGCTAAATCTGCTATTTTAGGTAAACAACTAAGCGGCGCGGACATGATAAAAGCTGCTAGACGAGCTGGTTATAATATCGAAGAACTAGATAATGGTTTAGTTCAACTATCTCGTAATAATAAAATTATGCATACTCTTAGTAGACCAGAAGCATCAAAACTATTAGGAAGTATATCTACAGGATATAATAAAGGAGGTCCAGCAGGATCAGATACAGTGCCAGCACTATTAACTCCTGGCGAATTTGTAATCAATAAGAAAGCTGCTGCTAGACTAGGATCAAGCAGATTACATAGACTGAATAGAGCGGATAAAATTAGCGGTTTTAATACCGGAGGAGAAGTAGGACGCGTTCCAACATATTCGTCTGGTGGTGATGTGCAAAGATTTTTCTTTGGAGGAGGCGCACGAGCAAGACCAGGGATGCAAGCCACAGCAGAGAATCTGATGGTTCCCGGAGGAACAATGAATCAATTAAGAGAAATTATAAATGCTCTTAATGAAATGGGACTTGCGTCGTCACGATCTGCAGACCTGTTAAGAAGAAGTGGTAGAGTTAGCGTCCAAGCTGCCAATGATGCTTATGAGGCTGATATTCTAAGATTAAGAGTGGCTGGTGCCCCTATGGACACTATATTACAAGCCGAAGCCAGACTTGCTAATATGAGACAACAGGGAGCTCAGCAAGTTAGAGCACAAAGACAATTATCGGGAGTAGGAGGAGCTCAATTACAAGTAGTAGAAGACGTTGCTCAGCAAAATATTCAAAGAATGTTTGCAAGAGCTCAAGCTGCTGGTGTTGATCTTAATGAAACTCAAAGAGCGCGAATAGAAGACATGGGCTACAGAAGAGCTTCTCAGGCTGGTGGTCTTTCAACAGCGCAGACAGCGGGTCTTAGTGGTAATGATTTAAGACAATATATCAATGCTGCTATGGGTGATCCTAGAACATTTGAACAAATGAATAGACAGTTTGAGGCTAGAAGACGAGCAGAGCTGAATAATCAATATATTGCCGAAAATAGATTTGGTGGTGATCGCAGAAGAATATTGCAACAAGCTAGTAGAGATGCTGCTGAAGAAGCTAGAATACGAAGACAAACACTAAATCAAACAAGAGGAGCGGCTGGCCCAGGAGCGAGCACCGGACAAAGGGTTCAGCAAGGAATGTTTGGTGCTAGTTTTGCTATTCCGATGTTAGCTCAAATGCTTGCGGGAGATCCATCGAGAGCAGCTACTGCTGGTGGAGCAGCTCAATCTGCTGCTATACAAGGAGCAGGAAATACTGTTGCTATGGGAACAATGATAGCTAGTATGTTTCCTCCTGGCCTTGGTCAAGGTCTAGCCCTAGCTGCTACAGCGGCAGCTTCTGTTGCTCAGGCATTTATCGATGCTAGAAATGCAACAATAGAATTTGAGAAAAATCTAGCAGCTAAAAAAGTAGAGATGGCGTTGGAAGATACCGGTAGATTATTTGAAAAATTAGCTAAAGATGTAAAAGATATAGATGTGCAAAATTCGATTGGACAAAAACTAATAGAAGCAAGCTCAGCTTCGCAAAGAGCAATTGAGATACAGGCCACCACAGCGAAAGCATTTTGGGTCAATATGTTTGATGCATTTGGAGGGGGTGATAGAACACAAAGAGCAGAATCTTCACAAAGAAGTCAAATATTAGATAGGTTTGGAACATCGGCATATTTGGAAACAACAACACTCGGACAGGGATTTCTAGGAGGACGAGGTACCGCTCAAAATAGAGCTAACGAAGCAAGACTGTCTTACACTTCACAAATGATCCCAGAACAATCTAGAGAAATATCTAAACAGTTTGCACCTATAGCAGACAATGCTATTAAACTAATAGAAGAAAAAGTTAGGGGTGGTCTTAAAATAGAAGACTATATTAATACAGATGAATTTAAAAAATTAGGTAATGCAATTGCTTTAGCTAATACAGCAGTTGCCGAGCAAGTATTGAGAATTAGAAATAGCACAATATTAACAGATAGTCAAAAGGCTGCTCAAGAAAAATTAATTATTGCTACTTTTGCTGAAGAAGAAGCGCGAAAAAGAGCAAGTATAGCGGCCAGAGAGATACAGTTAAAAGAAGTTCAAAAGGTTACTACTCAGTTATCTCGTTCATTAGAAAGAATGTTCCAAAACATGGAACAATCGATAAATAAAACTAATTTTGGTCTAGAAAAAATGAGTAGAGAACTCGATCTTGTATCAGCATCATTAACAGGACAAGCAAAAGCTGGAGAAGGAGCATTAAATGCTATAAATATTTTACAAAATCCAAGAGCATACGGCGAAGCAGACTTAACAGCTGCTCGTGGTCAAGCTGCTGGTTTTTTTGGTGGTAGTGGAGATATTATCAAAGGATTATTAACTCTTGGCGATGATATTGAAGCTACAATAATGGGAACTATTAATAAGACTGTAAGAGAATCAGAAGGTGATTCTCCAGCTAAAATTGCTATAGCAATAGAAAAAAGTGTTAAAGATAAACTACAAACATTACAATTGCCATCTGATGTTTCAGAAAAATTAGCACGAGAAGTTAAAGTAGCATTGAATGAAATTCGTAAAGAGGGAGATGAAAAAGCAGATTTTACTCAAATAGAAGAAAAACTAAAAGATCTTGGACGCATACTAGAGAGCACAAGAAGAGCGCAAGAAGTTGCACTAAAAGCACTAGAAAACTGGCAAACATCTCTTAATAACTATACATCTTCTATTAATACTCTAGCAGATTTACAAATTGATTTTCAAGCCAGATTAAGAAAAAGTTCCGAATTAATTATTGATAGTCAGCTTAATTTGGCTAGAACTCTTGGTAAAGATATAAGTTTAGAAAATTTGATAGGAAATAGAAACGCTCTAACTAGACAACAAACTGGTGGATTAACATCACCTCAGGATATATTTAGAAATATCAACAGACTAGAAGCTCAGAGAAGACAACAGGAGGGAGCTGTTGACGTAGCCAGACAAAGAGGACCAACAGGACTCAAAGATTTCATGGCTATGTCAAATAGCTTAAAATTAACAAATGTTGCTTTACGAGAAAATTATGATGCTTTAAGGAACCTGGCTGAAAATAGTGATATAGCAGCAGCTGCTTTGAATAAAATTCAAGAAGCTCAACAAAGACAACAGGGTAAAGTAGGTTTTATAGAAAAATTAGTAACATCAACACCGGAAGAATTCGAATCTCTAAACAGAGCCTTCACCAGACTACAAAACAATGCTAACGGACAAGTTAATACTATAAATAATAGTATTGGAGCACAGAAAGCCTATATAGAAGCTATAAATGGTGGAGCAACGGCTTTTGAAGCTATGAGAGCAGCACAAACTGCTTTTGCTAACGAAAGAAGAGACACTCTATCAGCACTAAATGATTTACTTCCATTTTTAGGTAGTGGTCAACAAGCAAATCAAATTAGAGCTAATACTTTGGAAAGTATGTTAATGGAATCTGGAGTTGGTGTTTCACCAATGTTTGCCGATGTTCTCAATGCTCTAAGAAATCCAGAAACAGATCCAGAAACTCAAAGAGCTATTGCATTATATCAAGAGGCTAATCAATTGCAGCTTGCTGCTAATGCTTTGTTAAATCAAATAAACCAGTCATTACAAGCTGAAACAGCAGAAAAATCTGCGAAAGCAATAGCAGACGCTTTGGCAAATACAGTTTTAACTTTTAAGAATGCTGAACAGGCAGATCTAAATAGAGGTGTTATTCCACAAAATAGAGCAACAGGCGGAATTATTTATGCTTCTAACGGAGCTTTTGCTCCACGAGGAACAGACACGGTTCCAGCAATGCTAACGCCAGGAGAATTTGTGGTCAATAAAAGTGCTACTGCCAAAAATCTTCCATTATTAAAGAGTATCAATAGTCAAAAATACAGCAGTGGTGGTAAAGTTAGATATTATGCTGGCGGAGGATTGGTTAGTAGTTATTTAAATAGAAATTCATGGAATATAGACGGATTCCAAGAATCATCAGACAAATTTTTAGATCCTTCAAATCCAGACGTATCTGCGTTGTTGGATTCTGGCAAAATGACTAAGAAATTACAGGTATTGCCAAATGTATGGTATAGAATGCCTTCTTCTAATAATTTACAAACCCCAAGAAGTGGATCGGTACTAGATCCTAAGAAAAGAATTCCTACAGAACTAAATATTACTGATCTATATCCATCATCAGGAGATATACTTCCTGGTATGGTTAGTCATAGTATTAGTATTTCTGATATTATAGAAGCCAATAGATTATCGGCGTCTCCTGGTAGATTAACTCTATCGACTACTCCTCCTGGTCTAGATAAAAATATAATATTTGGTATTGATGGGGACAAGTCTATAGATCTTATTACCAAAAATATCAAAAAGTCTGAATTTGAGCAATATAAAAAAGATATGAATAAAGTCAAAAATAATTTTGAGTCCATTAGCTGGATACAAGATGCCGCTAATCCATTATCTTTATTATTAATGTCAAATTTAGGAGATCAAGGGTATCCAACTACCATAACACCGCTTGCTAAAGATGCTCGTAATCTTAATCCTAATTCTAGAGAAAGAAATAGAGTTCTTTACTATGGTAATCAATTGGTTCCAGAAGACAAAGACTATGGTAAACTATGGGAATGGACATCAGGAAGCGTAAGAACTAACGCATTAACTATCGGAGATCCTCCTCATAAACCAAATTTTGATAATACAGCCGAAGATGCGATAAGACAAATAACAAAAATTAGCGCAATAAGCCCCAAAGGCATTAATAAAAGTAGTCCTGGTATAGTTAAACCAAAAGAAATAAAAGATATTGTTCAATATCATAAAAAACAATTTGATGTAATTAAAAAATCTGTTATATTAGCTGATAATAATTTTAAAGATATAAAATTTATTGATACTCCAGAAGTTAGAAAATATCAAGAATTACAAACTCAATTTACCAATTTATATAATAATCTTTCTCCTTATGAAGTTTTCGAAGATCTTAGCTTATTCGATCATCCATTTTTAAAAAATGCTAAGAGTTTAATAGTAACTTCTAACGCAGCTCCCACAAGAGATGATATTAAAAAATATATTGAAAATAAACAGGCAAATCTTGAACCAGGAAGTACGCAGCCAAATAATAATGGAAATCCTATTTTAGTTGGATTATTGGATGCTTTAGATGGCAATTTAAATAATTTAACACAAGAGTGGGTTAAAAAAAGAGAGTTTGATATATTCCCTCAAGGCCCAGGAGGAGTTAAACAATTTCCATATTTAGTCAATGCAAACATTGGCGATCTAGGCAAAGGATTTACAGAAAGAGCCAAGCAAGCAGCCCTAGATCAACAGGATAGAATATCTCAAGAATTGGTATTTGATAATCGTAAGATGAGGTTAACTCTTGGGGCTGGTAAAAATATCGACCTACCATATTCTGCTACATATACAAAATATAGTGGTCCATTATGGGATAATACAACTAAATCATTTAGTGAAGATGCAAACAAACAATTAAAGGATCTTTATTTACCAGAAGATGCGAATATATTTAAGGGTCTCGATATTTCTAGTCAAAGATTATTTAGTAGCAAACAACCATTCGATTTAAACGCAGCAGGCTATTCGATTCCGGACAATTCTGCCAATAAGCTAATTGAACTTATTACCAATAATGGTGATCAAAATCAAATAGATCAAGCTAAAAATGATATTATCAAAAATAGCACATTAACATTTCCTCATAAAGGACCAAATGCTTCGGGATCATTAGTTAAGTTACAAAATGCTGTTGGTCAACAAATTTTTAGTGCTTATTCTCAATTACCATCAACAACATTTAATTTTGGTGAATTTTTAGCTCAAGCTATAACAGATTATGCTGTTAATAATAAGAAAGAAGCTGGAATTGCTGCTGGTAAAATTGCTGACCAAAAGATGGGCAAAGAAATAATTGGCGATGCTCCAATGGAAACTGTTAGGGTCTTGCAAACATTAACTCAAGGAGCTTTAAGTGTATTTGGTAGACGTCCAGTACCAGGATTACCAAGAGGTTGGCTATTTAATAATATTCGTTCATTAGGAGGCATTTTACCACGAGGAGGAAGAACTTCTGTTGGTAAGTTAACTAATAATGAACAAGCAAAGTCTGCTGCCGGAATTATTCGTAATGTTATTAATAATGCTGGAGCATATGTTAGTAATCTATCCGGAAGAGTTAATAACCCTCAATTATATAATGGACTTAAAGATGTTTATGGATTAATGTGGGGAGCATACAAAGCTTTTGATTCCATCAATAAGTCTGATACTAGAAATTTAGCTCAATTACTTAAGATTGATCAAGTTAATGCTGGTAATGGAGGATCGGTAGTTGATATAGAGTCCATATTTAGAATGCTCGGAGGATCAGCAGCATTTGAAAAAGCTGCCGCAGCACCGTTATCAGAAGACTACAAAACAATGCTTGGTAATCAACTAGTTGGATCAAAAATTACAACTGTTGATGCGGCTGGTAATATTAAATTGGTTAACCCCGTAGATGCTCCTCCTCCAAAGATTGATAATTATAGCGATTTAATGAATTTAGCATTAAATCCATATAATGAATTCTCTTCCAGAACTGTGAGAAGTTCAATATTCGATAAATTAATAGGAGATATTAGTACTGCTGTTGATAATCGAGGAATGCCATACTTTGATCCTAATACTTCTAATTTCTTAATAGGATCGTTAGATACGCTTAAAAAATGGTACGGCGGAGATGGTGCTTGGTTAGGACAAGACTATTTATTTGATAAGGCCGCAAACGCTGACCCTGTGGCCAGAGGACAACAGTTCACAGCAAATCTGGATGCTGGACGAGGCTTATATGAAATGTCTAATATGGCGCATCAAAATCTTGGGGGCTCAGTTAAGTTTGGAGATTTACCAAATGATCTATGGTTCCAAAATAGAATAGCAGCAGGAAATTTTGCTACTGGTGGTTTAGTTTATGCTTCTAATGGTACTTTGGTGAACTTCCAACCACGAGGCACAGACACCGTTCCCGCTATGTTAACTCCGGGAGAGTTTGTAGTTAATCGCGCTGCTACTCAGAAAAATTTACCATTGTTAAAGAGTATTAATAGTAATACTTATATGGCCGACGGAGGATTATTAGAAACTCCAAAAACTGTTCAGGGTGTTACCATTCCAGGTAGAGATAACCTGAGTCCACGCATTAATAGAATAGATAAGAATATAGCATATAACACAAGTGGTATTAGTACTATACAAAAAGATATATCAGTTATTAAAGATAGTATTGATAAGTTATTGTCTGATCAAACGATGTTGTCTCAAAGTTTAGACACTGTGAATAAATTAAAAAACGATATTATGATGATAGCTGATATGGTTATGAAATCTCCGGCAGCTATTTATGATCAGATGCTAGTAGCATTACGACAATTATGGACAGAGGTAGGCAACGGACTAACGGCAACACTACAAGGACTTATGAATGCTCCATGGCCAGCAGTACCCTTTAATAGGGGTGGGCCAGTATATGCTAGTCAAGGAAAATTAATAGATTTTCAACCACGAGGCACAGATACTGTTCCCGCAATGTTAACTCCTGGAGAATTCGTGGTTAACGCTAAAGCAACCAAGAATAATTTAGGATTATTACAAAGTATAAATCAGGGAGTTGGTGGATACAGTAGAGGTGGAGTTGTTTATTTAGAAGATGGTGGATTAACTCCCGGAGCAAAACAAACATTAACAGATTTACAAAATCAAGGATATAATTTACAAGATATTGTGTCTGGCAAAACAAGAGTTCCTGGCGTTGTAATAGAGGCATCAAAGATACCAGATGATCCTATGATGCCAACAAAACCAGCCCCAAACATAGAAACATATAGAGAAAATCCAAGACTATGGAATGGCTTCAAAGATGCTAGTGGTTTTTGGTGGAATAAAAGAGGAGAATCGGTTATAAGCGCATACGGAGCGCCTCCAGCGTTACCTAATTTTCAAGAAAGAATGCAAGCATTTGAGTCTATTGTCAGCGCTTTTGCCGGTGCGGGCGGAGTAGGAGGAGGTCGTGGAAAACTAGCAGATGTTCGCGGTCTGCCTGCGGGAATGCCAATGCAGAGAAATGCTCCAGGTCCACTAGGAACTGGTGTGGCTATTCCGTATAGTATTGGTAGGCCAAATCCTAATAATGTGCCAAAAGCGAACTCAGGTGGTCTCACATTAGATGCAATTAGAGATCCATTAACTGGTAACTACTATGTATCAGACACTCCTGCGAGAAATATTATTCTTTCTGGACGTCAAGGATTACCAGCTCCAAAAAGTAGACAAAGAGCAAGGTCACCTCTAGATTTAGAAAATGGTAAAATACCAGATTCTATTACCAATCCCAAAGCCAAAGAATTTATGCATCTTGCGATAAAAGAAATGATTGGATATACTGAATTCATGAATCTAGTTAAACTGAAAGTGCAAGGATCAGATAGGACATATTCTAGTTTATTAAAATTTTTAGCCTTAGATGTATTTCCAAAAGGAAATGCTTACGGAGTTGATTCTCTAGACAAAGCTATTTCATTTTTTAATACTCCAGAAGGTATAGAATTATACAATAAAAAAATATCTTCAAAAATAGGTGCGGTTCCAGAAATAGGTGGATATAATGCATCTATAATCAATCAAAATTCTAAAACCGGTGGTGGTGGTATTACAGAAAGACTATTAAAAGAATTATTTCAACAAAATATATTTCATATTAGTAAAAGATCAGCCAATGTTCCAAACGATCTTAATTCCAGAATGGTCTCACTGATCCCATCTACAACCGGATTACTATATGATGATAATATAGCAAAACTATTATCTTCTGCTGGCGTTACGCCAAGAGTCGATTCTAATAGGGTTAGTTATGTATTCGATGTAGACGAGGCAGGCAAGGATTGGGGGCTGCTCAATCCGGATCAAAGAACCTATCTGCAACAATTTGCTCCAAAAGCAACAGGCAGTGAATCATCCAATATGAAAAGAGGACAGCTAAGAACCTCTCCAAGAGAGAGATTATCTCAGTCGAATACTCCACCCAAGCTTTCTGATTTTGCTCCTAACGTCACACCCGTTTCGAAAAAAGCATTTCACGGATCAGGATCAGAAATTATGCAAATTGATCCTAATAAATTAGCACAGGGTATGTTGGGAGAGGCATTCTATGTTGGCTTTAATCCGAATGAAGCTCCTATTACTTATTTGAAAATGCGACTAGATAGCTGGTTACTTGCGAATAATCTAAAAAGTGGCAATGTTACACCAGAACAGATAGCCGAGTTTAAAGGAGGAATATACCCTGTTGAAATTATGGGTGGAATAGATGACTTTTTAGCTGCTGATCAAGTACTAAAAGATAATCCAGCAGCATTATCTAAAATAGAAGCAATATATCGTGATCTTGAGTTAAGAAAAGTTAAACTAGGTCCAATACAATATACCAACGATCCCACAACAGGAAAGCCCAAAGTATCAAGAACAGAAAGTCCTCTAGATCTAGCATCCTCAACAGTTATGGATGCATATGATAATATTCAAAATCAATTAGCAGCTAAATACGAAGCTGAATTTGCTGGTAAGTCTAATATTCCTGATGCAAGATTTGAAGCTCTTACAAGATCCGCCACAGATATGAGGAAAATGTTTGTGAAGTACGGTATACCAGGATTTACAGATCTAAATAATGCTAGAGGTCAAGGATCTATGGCAGGAATATTTGATATTGATAGAATATCTGTTGGAGATGTATATATTCCAGACGAAGTCTTAAGAAAGGTCTTAGGCACAGACGATATTACAGAAGCTAAGCGACAAATAGAATTTATTAAAACCGGCAAATACCCCGATCAAGACGCATTCAAAGGTCTTGAAGCAATGGGCGAGCTTCTATCAAAACAACAGCCAGCATATAAGAGCAGAGGTGGAGCAATATATGCTAGTAAAGGCCAACTAATTAACTTTGAGCCTCGTGGCACAGATACAGTTCCAGCAATGCTCACCCCCGGTGAATTTGTTATTAATCGACAAGCAACACAAAAACATCTTCCATTATTACAAGCTATTAACAATGGAGCGCAAGGTTATTCTGATGGTGGTGTGGTTTATTTACAACCAGGTGGTCGTGTACCAGTAAATCCGGCCATGCCGAGAGGTCCACGAACCAAAGAAGAAAAAGAAGCTTATAAACGAGGAGGTCTAAGAGATAAATTACAAGCTCAATCAAAAAACAGATTTGATACTCAAGCACTAGCAGCACAAAAAAATCAAAATGGTAGATTATGGATATTTACTCTTCCACGAGAAGATTTATTGAAAGATGGTGATGGTAATCCATTAAATAATGGTATTCAATATTTGCTTAAAGATGCAAACGGAAAACCTTCTGATAATTTATCAACAGAATCTTTAGCTGCTATGGATATTAGTAAAATATTTTCATTAAGAAATAATAATGCCAGAGATGCTAAAAAAGACTTGATCAACATGCAGCCCCTCAATATTTTTAAATTAGCAAAGGCAATACCACAAGATGCTGTTAGTGCAATATCCAAAGCACGACAACAACAGGCTAGAAAAAGTTTTGATCAAAAAATACTAGATGAGTTATCATATCAGATTCAAACAAAACAAGATATGTTTAGTATTTTTAATCCCAACTTTTTTAATACCGATGGTGCTATTGTTGATAAATATAATCAAGAAATGTCCGAAATTATAGATCGTATGGATTTGAATAATCCAGCCTCTGTAATGGCTGGACTAGCCGCTCTTGGTCCCAAAGTTAAGAAAGTTAAAACTAGAAAAGATTATTTAGAAGAAATTATTAGAAATAATCAGCAGGCAATAGCAGTACTTAGAGCGGCAAATCTTGATTTTACTAAGTCTGAAAATATGAGAGAAAGCTTTAAAGGTAATCTCCCAACATTTATTCATCAAAAACAAATTGATGATGGTACTATTGAGAGGAATAGTGCGGATAAAATTTTGCAAAACTTAATGAATAATCCAAAGATTCAGATGGCATTGCAGAACCCAATAGTAGCACGATCCGTACAAGCGGCTTTGATGCAACAACAAGGATTCGGAGTACCAATATCAACATTCGAGGGTGGTCCCGGAGCTGTTAATATTCCTCAAAGATTAGCTCGTGGTGGAGTTGTTTATGCAAACGATGGAGCATTAGTGGGTTTTCAATCACGAGGAACCGACACAATTCCAGCGATGCTAACTCCTGGAGAGTTTGTGGTTAACAGAAGATCAGCTCAAAATAATTTACCATTGTTACAAGCTATAAATAGTGGCTTATATAATAAGGGTGGAAAAGTGTCGTATTTGGCTCGCGGCGGAGCTATTGCAGAAAGACAAGCAAATGCAACATTAAATTATGAAAAACAGATGCTTGAGAGAAGAAAAGCATACGAAGAAAATATGTTAAGAAAAAGACAAGCAGCAGAAAACGAGATGGAAAGAAGAAGAAATGCGTATGCTTCAGGAACTCCAATTCAGCAAATTACACAACAATTCAATCGGAATAGTGGCCAACCTATTAGTTCCAATCAACTGGCTTTCTTGAGTGGAGGAACACCAGGAACAGAAGAACTTAGAAGAGCCTTATCCAATATTAATCAGGTTATGCTACAAGGATCTCAGTCTCTAAGCACAACACTCACCGCATTATCAAATACCATTAATAATTTTAATACAAATTTTGCTAATATAAATGAAATTAATAAACCGGCCTCAAATAGTGGTGTATCTAATACTAGTAATCCTGCGGCTACGTTGGATGCTCTTGGAAATAGGCTCAATCAATTTATTGAACAGCTACAAAACGCATTGCCACCAGTAATTAAAGTTGAAGGACAACACCAGGTTAATGTGGTCATTAATGGAGCTAGTATACTACAACAACTACTATCTGGTCCAATAGGAAATATAGTACAAAGTGCAATACAATCAGCATTTGACAAACAAAGCAGAAAGAGAGAGGGCTACTGATGACTAGTATTTATTACAACAGTCCACTAGGAAGTACGTCGGCTAGTACTGGTACGAGCGATTTTCTATTAGTTAGCACTCTATCTTATCACAACTCATTAGCAGCATACAAAGATAAATATATTCCCTATTATATAGAACACACAACATTAGAAGAATGGGAATATGGATTAGGCATAGTAATAGATAATGGTGGCGGACAGGATGTATTAGTTAGACAAGGAAATGCATTATATCCATTAGCCACAGTATATTCATCTTCCAATAGTAATAATAAAGTAACTTTTAGTGCAGGAACTAAGAATGTTACAACAGTTATTAGTCCCGAAAGAATAAATCACGGCGGTAATAATTACAGTTATCAAGCTAATAATTTCACAGCAGATACTGTTCAAACAACTTATGGTGTTTTGGCTAGCGGGTCAGGAGTGTCTGTTGGATTACCATTAGCTAGTGGTAATAAAAATTTAGTATTAAGTTTTAAACTATTACCAAATAGTGACAATAATTTAACTATTAGTCCATCCGGATCAGATAAGATAGATGGATTATCATCAACAACACTAACTGTTGCAGAACAATATACATCATTAATTTCTGATGGTAGCGGATGGTACGAATTAGTACCTTTGATAGATGTAACCGGAGTAGGATTACCAGTCGGATCTGTTGGTGCTATACAGTTTAAAAATTCTTCTACATTATTTGATGGTAGCGATCAATTATTCTGGGAATCCACAAGCGGTACTTTATTGATAGGAGATAGTAACGCTTCGTCAGCAAGTATAATTCTACCATCGTCTGGTCAAAACATAATATTTAATAATCAACAGTATAATAGCGATTTCGTTGTTAAGGGCACAGGTACTAATCAATTATTTTTTGACGCTTCTACTGGACGATTAGGAATTAATACAGGTTCCCCATCCACAATACTACACGTAGTTGGAAGATGCGCTAACGATACATTGAAGGTAGAAAGTTCCACAGAATGTCCAACAGGTGTTGCGCTAACACTGTACCATAGTCCAAATACTGGATCACAAACGGGAGACTATCCTGCGACTATTAATCTTGCTGGTAGAAACGCTAGTGCTCAACAAATCAACTATGCTCAAATACGATCCAGAATTTTAGGCACAGCACTAGGGGCAACAAGCGGAGAACTATTATTTAACGTTGATCATTCTGGAGTGTCAAAAAATATAGCATCTTTCAATGTTGGATCTATCAATCTAGGATTAAATGCTCAAAGTATTCAAAGCTCTAATAATATAGTCATTGGACAATTAGCTAAAGATAGCGGCAATAATAACATTTTGTTAGGACACTATGCTGCAATTTCCGGAGCATTATCTAGCCAAAATATAGTATTAGGTAATAGCACATCAACAAGAGGATCTAATAATATAGTTGTGGGTCATAATACTAATATATCTGGCATATACGTATATAATATTGGAGATTCAGCAACAGTTAACTCAAACTATACATTTAATCTTGGACAAAATAATACCATCGATGGAACATCTAATTTTATTATTGGTTCTGGTAATACGGTAAATTCCACCGATTCTTATGTGTTAGGAAACAGCAATGATACAAATGATACCAAAACATTTATTATTGGTGAAAATTTAATATCACATAATACAAGTGGATATATTGTTGGATTTGATAATAATATTAGCGGGTTGTTAAATACTATTAATGGTAATAGTATATATGTCACAGGAAATAGTAATACTGTACTGGGCCAAAGCAATACCATTATAGGATCAAACAATGATATTCTAGGAGATATCAATTCTATAACTGGATCCGGTAATACTGTGTTTGGAGAAAACATATCAGTAAATGGATCTGGATGCGTAATTTTTGGTAAAGATCTTAGCGTTAGTAATAATAATAGCATTATTATAGGCAATGGAAGCAATGACCTAGCAATATCGTCGGGATCTCTAGTATACAATTCTGGTACAAATAATGCCTCATTTATTGTTTATGGTTCAGCTGCTAACACAGGATTGTTCTATCAAAATAATTTACTCGGTATAGATAAAATTCCAAGCGGTTATCTTCTTGATATAAATGGATACTTAAGATCCACAGGAATATACACAGATAACCTTAGATACGGATCATCGGCCACTAGTGGATCTATTATGGTTTCGGATAGTAGTGGAAATGCTAGTTGGCAAAATATATCAACTGTACAACAGTATTTAGTCAATGATTTAGTAGATACAGCATTAATAAATAAGCAATCGAATTCATTTGGTAGCACTAGTGGACTATATTGGAGCGCGAGTAGTGGACTATATCTATCGATAGGAGGCATTTCTTCATCGTTCATTGTTGCATCAACTGGTAATGGTCCACTGATAGTGAATAATAATAATTTAGCTAGAACTAATGTTTTTAATATCAAAGATTCTGATAATGAAAACTTATTATTAGCTAATTCTACAAATAAAAGAGTTGGTATTAATATTACTCCATCTTATAATTTTCATGTATCTGGTGTTACTAGAATACAAAATAGTTCATTAGATTATATTGATAAATCAGCTAATGTATTTAAAATCTCATACGATGAAAGTGTTAGTGTTCTTAAAAATTGGCAGATAACGTCGTCAGGATTATTAATTAAACAAACAAATGAAGGATCTTTAATTCCGATTCAATCATTCTCTAGCTCAACACCAACAGATGTTACAAATGTTCATATGCTAGTATTAGAATATAATCCAGCACTATCAACGTACCAAGTAAAATTTACTAGTGGTGTATATGGTGGCTTTTCTGTCTTTACTGGTTCTATTGATGATCAATAAAAGGAATAAATAAATGACACAATTTATACATAAAACTAATAGATTAAGTCCCAAACCTCCAGATCCTACAGAGATACAGCAAGGAGAAATATGCTTAAATACATACAATTTGGGTAGTCATTCTAATGGAATTAATAATGGTAGACTTTATATTAAAACAGATAGTGGGGAGGTTAGAAGATTTATTAGTTTGGGACTACACGGAAGTAATGATCCATCACTGAAAGTTAAATATGGAGGCAGTAATAATTCATTCAATGGAGTTTCGGACAATACAGACACTGCTTATGATTCATTAATGGTTTTTCAATATAGTTCAGCTGGTAATCATGTTATCAATAAAACAGCCACCAACAAGTTGACATGGAGTAGCGGAGACAACAGACTAAATATCAATAGATCACTAGCTGCTCAGTCAACACTTCATGTTGGCGGAAATGTATCTATAGATACCATGAGCACATGGTCAACAACTTTTACTTCTAATTTTCAAATTATCGGTAGAGATATCGGAGATAATAATACTCTCAAACAAATTTCTTCGATAGACTTATTTTCTTTACTTCCATCAAATACTATCAATGTGTCATTATTGTCTGGTGTGATACCACTAGCGAACGGAGGCACAGGAGCCAATTTATCTAGCAATATAGGAAGCGATAACGGAAGCATAGTATATTTTAGCGGCACAACACTAACATATAATTCAAACTTCAAATGGGACAACCCAAATAGCACATTTGTACTAAACGGGGCTTTTGAGTTTGATGCGCCAGATGATACATTAGATAATGCTGTGCCACTTGGTGTTAATAGTGCTAATAAAATAGTACGTATGGATTATACATTTAATCAGGATTTGAATGATAATGATGATGTAATATTTAATACATTAACATTAGATAATAATAGTTTTGATGCTGGTGTTTTAACTGTTAATAATATGCAAACAGACAGCTCTCCTTACAATGCGGTTCCTGTTGGTATCGATGCTTCAGATCGCATTGTTAAAATGTATTATACATATAATCAAAATCTTAATACAACAGATAATGTTAATTTTGAAAAAATTACTTTAAATGGTAATACTGGTGCCGGAGATACCCTTGTTCTGACTAATCTACAAAGTAGTACTGGTGGCACGGCGTTAGAGATTGATGCTGGCGGTAATGTTTATAAATCTAGTTCTACTCGTAAATTAAAAGAAAATATAGTAGACTATGATAAGGGTTTAGAAGAAGTACTACTAATGAATCCTAAATATTTTAATATGATTAATGATACTAATAAAACATTAAGAGCTGGCCTTATAGCAGAAGATTTAGCTGATATTGGTTTGGATGAATTTGTAGTAAAAGATTCTGATGACAATCCGTCAGCAATTAATTATGATAAAATAGTTGTAGTACTAATTAATGCTATCAAAGAACTAAAAAATAAGTTAGATAATATATCATCTAATTAATTTAGGATAATTATACAGGATATGTTTTTATGAGCACCACTGGGCAGAATGCCGTACAAATTCGATATAATGGAACTGTTTTTGCAACGGAAGTTAAAACAGATCAACTAACAGCACGAACTCCGTGTCCACTAGTCAGTATAAGCACAGAATCTAATAAGGATATTGATAATAATATTCTATATGATAGAAGTACAATAACCTTAGAGGGAATTATTCTTAGTAGTGGAAAAACAGACTTTCTAACAACCGCATATACTGGAGTTGTTGGTTTCTTTAGTAAACCAGATAGACAAAATGGTCTTTTTGAAATAGTTTGCGGAACATTAAATAATGGAGCCTTCACTCCAGCAACAAATGGATTTATAAAATTTAGTGGTACTAGTTTTGTTTCCGCTAATGCTGATAAAAGCAATGATAATTGGTATTTAACTATACCATATACTGTTGTTATGGAAAGTGTTAGTAAACAAAATTCTAATATAATCATAGAATCATATGAGGATAGCTGGACAATAGAGCCACTAGAAGATATTTCATACTATGACATATATGCCAATAATATCAATACATATGATATAAATAATAGTATATCCTATCTTACTCCTGGAACTAATACAAGCGCAGGAGGTCAGCTCAGACACAACACTCCCCCTAGTGCTCAATTGGTTGCTCCGTCACAAAATCCGTCTCAAGGAGGTATACAAGGACATTTACAATACAGAATAACACACAGGGTTAGTGCTGTTGGTAGACCAACAAAAATTGTCGATACAAATAACCCGAATCCCGGCGGACCAGCTAATACTACTAATAATAATGTAACAGCATATGAAAATGCTGCTCTGTGGGTGAATGAAAGAATAAACAATGCTGTTAGAATGATCTCTAATAATAGCGAAATGACCGCCTATTCCAGTACCAGTATTGAACCAACAGGCATTCTTCTAGGAGCAAAAAAAAATCCACCAGCACAAGGATTAAATTTGAGAGCTACTGGACCAAATACAATGGGACTATTTTTATATAATCATATTCGTTCAATAGAATCTTCTCCATCAGCAGGTTCTTACGGAGTAACAGACACTTGGCTTGCTCTGGGAACAGGAGTAAGATACACAGAAGAGTTTACATGGGAAATTAGTGTCGATGATAAATGGATTCATACAGTTAGTATGAATGGCACAATCAAAGGATTAGAAACAGTTGCTCAAAGCAGTAATACTTCCAGCGATCCTTCTGTTCGATCAGATCAAGGTTATACGATTATGCCATCTAATAAAGCTAATATGTCAAATTATCCATCATTAACAGGAGTGGTTGTTGGAAACGAAGGATCATCTGTTTCTGTTGGCTCAGTATTAATTAGTAATAAATTCAGTAATCAGAATCGTGGTTCGTCAAAATATGAAGGTGCCTTACAGGCATATATCAGTGGCATTAAGCCATACCTCTATATCAGAGCTAGTCATGCTCTAACAAACGCCAATGTTCAACCGACAACAAATCCGGTAGATAATAATAATATCAGTATAAATAATTTCTACAGTAATAATAATAGATCATGGTTTGGTCCAGCAATTAGACCACTAAATATAGTACCAGTAACAGTGAACGAAACTTTTAATCCGGCAGCCGGAACTATTACATATTCGATTTCGTATGATAATAGACCAGCCTGCTTATTAAGTGGAGCATTAAATGCTAGTGTTTCTGTTACTGATACTAATAGCGCAGATTTAGTTGCAGAAGCTTTTATACTAGGACGACCACTAGGTCCTGTGATAGAGAAGGTTGGAACCACAAAAAGTGAAAGACAATTAACAATAGAGGCTGTATACCCTCAACCAACTGGTTTTCAAAGTTTACATCCACAATCTCCTCAGTGTGTTATTTATCATACAAAAAGTGATTCTAGTGTAGAATACAAAGCGATAAAAAATTTAGTGGATGCTTTTAAGCCAGTTGGAGCCAAAGCTTTTGGTACTTTCGGCAGTGCTGCGCCGTACTCATTATCTCCTGATGGACAAGTATTCAAAACAGCAGATAGCGAAACATGGAGTCCTTTTGAGGGAAGATATACTAGAAATATAACATGGATTTATAATACAGGAACTTGTACTTAATAGGATAAAAGACAAATGGTTAATCAAGCTTGTTTCAATAGTATCACAGAAAACGGGGTTAATGGCGGCGAACCTGTCAGCTACAGAATTTGTTGTAGTAAAGCATACTCTCAAACATTATTTTTAGGCTGTAGTATACAGTCTTTTACTGTTGGCTTAGGTTGGGGAGGAGAAGGAAGCAGATTAACAGTGGAGCTTGTTAGAGATACTTGCAAATATCCTCATTTAATTAACAATCAGGGTCAAACCATTTCTAGAAATAATAGTCCAAACGATTATACTAATCGTAGAAAAAATAGCTCATTTGAATTTGACGAGAATGGTATAGATCTAATTCCTGGTAAAGTATACTACGAAGCACGAGGAAACGAGCTAGTTTCTTTATATCATTTCGATGAAGATCCCGGTTTTTATGGAGATTTACCACCGTTACCAAGACAATCTGTTAATCCTCAAACTTTAGATTTGATAGGAACTCCTGTATATTTTAAATATGACGATTTTGAATTCAATGGAATCGTCAAATCTTGGGAAAAAGGAGCAGATCAAAGCACAGTTAATGAATCATATACAGTTACAATAGAATCTCCTTCTTTTTTGTTGCAACAAACCTATATGATATTATCTAGTTATGTTGGCAGTATATTTACCAAAAAAAGTGGATTTACGAAAGGTTTTCCAGATTACGAATATGGAACATATGGTGGTAAAATATTAGAACAAAATATACCCAATGTTATTAATATATATGGCTATCTAGAAGACAATACCAATATAACATCAAATCAGCCACTACTCCCAGAATCTAATGTTCCAGATTATATTTATGGTAAATCTGGTTGGAATGAGCAGGGTATGCCAGCACCGAACATTTTCGTGGGCATTAACGATTTATTAAACTACCAGCCAATAGCGACAGCTTTGACTCAACAAAAAATATTACGATATTCACCATATGGTAGAATAATAGGAAGAGGAGTAAAATATAAAATAGACGGAACCAATGTTATTGCATCGGAAGCTAGAAGCAGAAAACATCACATTGGCATTGTTTGGCCACTTATATATAGTGGAACATATGGTCCAGAACATAGAATGCCATACGAGATAGATATTAGCTCATTAAATGATGGATCAATTCCATCGTTCTATAGAATTAGCGATGAGACTATGACCATATTGGATTTCGTACAAAAAATAGCTGGAGAAACTGGTAAAGAAATTTTTATATCTTTAAATCTCAGAATAGATGGAGGAGTTATCTATCCAGTTATTAAACTAAATACAATATCCACGCTAGAATACGGTAGAATTGGAGCTGTAGAATCTTTTATCAAATATTTAAAAGATAATGGTAAAACATTACAATCTTATAATACAGGTTTAGAATTTAATTCATCAGACCCTGTAAGATCGATGTACATCGGAGGCAAACAACAAAGACTGTATCAGGTTAGAAATAAAAAATATGCTTCAAAACAAAGTTCTCTAAGATACAACTCATTTTTGGATAAATTTATTAATGTACAGCAACAACATACAGAATTAAATGCGCAAGAAATCAGAGCCGCCAATCCGGTATCAACCAGAAATCCTGTTTTAAAATATAATAAAACTACAGATGCTGGTAGTAGATCCGGGAGAGTAAGGATTCCATTAATAGACGATTTTAATACTGCAGAAACTTTTGGTAAAACTATACAAAAAGGAAATTATTTTACTAAAAAAAGCTTAAATCCTATTGGAATAATACCAATGTTAAGTGATTTGGGTATGAGTCCACAAAGCAATTGGTTTGAAGTATCGTCTGGAGACACAATATGTCCATATTTTGGTAATAATTTAATTACTAATCTTGTTAGAAAAGTATATTATCATCAAACTGGTTTTATAGTAGAATTTAGCACACAAGAAATAGGATTAGCTATCGGACAAAATTTTGCTACGAATGATATTATTGGAGTTTCGGAAACAGAAATACGTGCTGCTATGTCTGGTTTTGATAGTTATTATGGTTTTATTTTCGGTGTTATGAGTGATGCTAAAACTATTGGTAAAAACAGAGGAGATCGCGGTAATAGCGCTCTACAAATTTATTCCAAAGTTATTATGCCTCTATTCAATATTCCTGCCGCTCATGATATTAACACATATTTTGGATCTCTTAATCGAGGAGTTGCCGAAACCAATAATAAGATTAATAATTCTTTATCTGGATCTCAAGCGGTGCCAATAGCTCCAGGCTCATCGTTTGCTTCGGATAAAACAGCTTATGATATTCTTAGTAAATTACATAAATTTTTTCAAGATATTGGAAACACATATTATGGTAAACAATTTATGGTCAGTATTAATACTATGCAATATTTTAAAGATACCAATACTTTTATGTTTGATCCGACTGTTGGTATAAATTGCGACAATAGTATTGTAATAGGTTTTACAGATAATAATAATCCTATATATTTATCTGATGGAACTAGTAAGATATATTATGAATTTGAGCCAGCAGATTTTGCGTGGGAAGAATATTTTAATTTTGTGGACGATATGTTAGTTGTTGGCAGTCCAGATATGGATAATTTAACAGCAGACAATGGCACAATATATCCAATATTAGGTTATTCTGCACATAAACAATATAATTATATTAAAGAATTTGATAAAAGGGTATGGGATCAAACGAGGAATTTTTCTGGTAATGCTAGTCAATTTTTTCATTTTTGGAAATTTGATGCTTATAGAAATGCTGGTGCTAAGTTTTTAGATCCGTCTAATAATTTTTGGGAACCTTCTATATCTTTGCAGGATGATTCTGCGGTGACATTAGAGTATAACAAAAATATATATCAAAATCCAACATCACCACAAGGTCTATGCTCACCTGTTCGCACAACCAGAGTCAGCTCAGATACAGATGCTTTTGATACTATAATACCAGAAACCGAAAAATTTAAAACATATGTTAAAGCTGAGATAGACAAAGAAATTCAATCTTACTTTGCTTCTGCTCTTATAGGTGGTGGTAGAATTATTCCTAAATTAATTATTAAACATAATACTGGAGCATTTATTAATCCGTTGCACCCAGGGGCCTTGAGCGTAACATCTGCTGTTGTAGAATTTTTAGGAAATAATTATGGAGGATTGAATGCTGTGATAGGAAGAAAAATATTATCTGGTTCTTCTTTTTATAGTGTTCCTTTTCAGACAGCAGGATTTAATGCCGATAGTGCTAATAGTCAAAACAGAGACAATAACCAATATAATAATATGTCCATAAATCCAAAGGCTGCTATACCTATTTTTGCTGGCGTTCCGATGATAATAAATAATGCTGTATATGGTCCTTGGGTTAGTGCTCCTGATGTTATTAAAAATGATATATTTGGAACACCATATACCGATCCAGCCACCGGACAAACAGTTTATAATCCTAATGTTGATGTTAGATTAGAAAATCTAGTTGGAGGAACCAAAGTACAAGTTGATGGAGATCTAGTACCGTGGAACTATGGTGGTATGCGATTACTAGATGAGGCTGCTCTTATACAAGTGTCGCAAGATAATAATTATCAGCTTCAGTCAGAAACGGGACAGATTACGGTCTATGGAACTCCAGAAGTAAGTATAGGAGATGAATTGAAAGCTACATCATATGCATTTAGAGGACCAACTGTGACCAACGTTCAGGTACAGGTAGGAGAAAATGGTGGAGTAACAACATATACTTTTAGAACATTTACTCGTAAATTTACTCTTTTTAATAAAGAAAGCGCAGATAGATTAAGAACAATAGGACAAAATGCTATAAAATCCCAAAAAGAATTTAGACAACAATTTAGAAAAATTAACGAAATGTTGATGACGGCCGCCGGAAGCTCATCTTCTGCTACTAATCCCTACGATTTGAGTGGCTCAAAATTAGGTCAATATAGTCCTATGACGGTTTTGGTAGGATATTCTCATCCATACACCAGTCCATTACGGGCCGGAAATATAGGATTCTACCCAAGACCAGGATCTCCTGCTCAATACTCTAAAGACTCTGTTAGACAACTAACAACAGTATCATTACAAGACGTAAGAGAATTACCACAAGAATTTGATCATCTATATAGTACCAAAGCTTTTATGAGTTTGGAAGGATTATTATCTCCAGTATCTTTTTATCCAACATTTAATAATTCCACTAATGCATATAAACCATATTTTACAGATAATTGTCCAATATGTAATGGTACTAGACAATATAGTTTTGGAAATAAAACTTTATTTTGTATATTTTGTAATGATAAGGTTGCGGGACAAGATCCTGGGTTACCAGAAACAAATATTCAGATACCGCCATATATTCTATCTAGTGAATTAACAGATAGTGTTATAGATAATCCTAATGCTGTTGCGGAATTACTATGGAGATCCGTTGGTAAAACTATCAATTATATTAATCTAAATCCTATTATTATGCCCGTAGGAGAGTTAAGAAATAGATATGCTCAAAGCACAGATTTCACCGCTCATCATATAGATATCGTAGGAAGAAGTTTGGTGCCAATGGCAGGATCATTGTCTATAACAGATAATACTTGTATAGATCAAGATCAAATTTTTGGTAATTTAAATCTTGCAGATCAAAATGGTAGTATTCAAAATGGAATTCCTCCATCAGATTTGGACTGGAATTCGTATGCTTTCGATTTGAATTCTGGCACACAATCTAATAGATTTTATCTAATGAATCAAAGATTTTTAGCTTTGAGAGGACCCCTAGTTTTATCTGGATGGGGTTTCGATACAGAGGGATATCCTGTACCAAACTCTTCTGGAGAACCCCAACAGTTAGATGATGAAGGATTTCCGAAAAGAATACAAAATCCACAAGATCAAAACGGAGGATTTCAAAATTATGAAGGAACAATCTTAGGGAAAAATCAAATATGGGATGAAGAAAAGCAAAGATGGAGTGATCCGTATAGAGAAGATACTTTTTATAAAGGGTGGGGACTCAGACCAGACACATGGCCAGTCGGTCCTGTTGATTTGAGGTGGGATCATAGAAGAAAAGTTTGGACAGCAGCTCCGGAAGTTATGTTTGCAGAAGTTCAGTTAGAGGATGATTTATCTCCTCCAACCATAGCTAGGGGATTTCTAAATTATGCAGACGAGCAGGCTCCTCTTCCCAATAATCTCAAAAGAATGGTATTAGTTAAAGATTTTTCGGAAACTTTTGGCGCCCCTAGAGGAGCTAAATTATATTGTAAGTATGATAGTGTAACAGGATTTTATACTCCTGTTACTAGGCAAAATATTATAACATCAGGCTTGATCACCAGTCCTAATACTGCGATCATATATAATGGTTATGCTCAGGGCTATGGAGAGAACAATGTGCCACACCCACCACAAAAAATTCCCGTACAATATTTAAACTTTTTAAATTTACCAATTAATAATTTCCCAAATCAAGCTGGATTATTTATTTATATAACTAATCAATGGATTTTAATGTCAACAAATTGTGATTAATTATGTCTTGCAATAGCTGTAAATTAAAAAATACACACTGGTTAAACGATCTGATACCACCATCAGGTGATCAGATATCATTTGATCCAGATTTATCATCTTTGATAGAGCCATTTGATGCACAATTTAGTGGTATTTGGAGACCATTAATAATAAATCAGAAAAGATTCGAGGAAAAACTATGGATACCTTTCTATTTGCCAGCAACTGGTTTGTTTGTGGACCGACACAAAGATTATGTTGGCTATGACAAATTTGTAAAAATTGAAAATCCAGAGTTTAAAAATTGGAATATTGAAGGAAAATTAGATGTTTGTGTTGATGTTGGTCTATCTCATTTTAAAGCATTTCCTACGACAGGTGCTAATTCAATAAATTATAATGTACAGCAAATTTCTAACGAAAAAACAAATAATTTTTCTATTCAAACTAATAATGTTATCAAAAATAAATTAAATGATGAAAAAGATAATACAGAAACTGGATCTGTTAATGGAGTTATTCCTAGAATAGATCCTGAAAGCAATATAGTAACAATAGAAGTTATAGACAGAGGAAAAAATTTCGGTCTAAAGGCAACTAATGATGAATTATTAAATTTATTTTCAGCTTCTATAGGACAAAATGGTTTAACTTGGCAATTTTCTCCTAATCAAGAATTTTTTAAATATTTATCAACTAATGAATATCTATCGCTAGATTACACTGTCTTTACACAAAAAATGTTCCCAGGAGAAACAGTTCCACGAACAGGACAATACAGTATTAGAATTTCATTATTTGGCAGGAATGATCTCGCTGAACCAAGAATTATTGCTGATACCGGATCATCAACCATAAATTTAATAGAAAAACCAGATCTTTACACAACAGGATATATCACGGTTAAAGACGAAGATATGTCTCAAGAAATTTATGCTTTAGTCGATGATGTTTTTATTAGTGGTCAAACACAAGAATTACGATCTTCAAGGGACGATATAAAAAGAATGCTTAGTTTTGGTAGGGGTGTTTTGAGAGACACAACAACCAGAGAGTCAACCATAGAATGGTCTTTTTATAGTGGATCAGAAGACTTTCAATATTTAAAACACGGAGAATCACTAACTCTACAATATAATATTTATATATATGATAATCTTGGAAAATATAGTATATATAATAAAACTATAACTATAATTGGTAAAAATGAATCTCCTGGCATTGGTTTGTATGATATATTAGACACGAATGGTGGAATATATGATCTAAATAATCCTAATAGTCTTCAAGGAACATTAAGTTATAGTGATGTTGATTTTGGAGATAGTGTAACACCACAGGTGCTTTCTGTGAATGTTAACTATTCAAAATCAGGATTGGTTTCTTTTCATGAGTCTTTTAAAAATATGCTATCTGTTAGCGGAGGAGGAGGTAGAACAGGTAAAATAAATTGGGTTTTTCAACCAGATACTGAATTTTTACAGTATTTAGGTGTCGGTCAAATTGTAGAACTAAATTATGTAATAGAAATTACAGACACAAATGGAGCTAAAGGATATGGCCTAGTTACAATTATTGTTATAGGTAAAAATGAGGATATCGAAACAGATCAAACTACAATAAGTAAAACTTACACGCTTGAGCCACCACCACAAACCAAAGCTATAGTTGATAGCGAAACTATAACTGTTTCTGATAATAACAATAATGATCTATGCAATATTATTATTAGTAATTATAAATATGAGTTTGAAAATTTTAATTATTCTAGTTTACTATCTTTATCTGATGATAGTCAGCTAAATATGGAGTTACTGGGTGAAAGTATGCGACATATGTTATACTTTGTTCCAGATTACGAGAGTGGTGGCGGTAAAACATATTATAATAAGATAGGCAAATATAAATGGATTTTCAATTCTTTTCCTCATCATTTTAGATATCTAGTTAATGGAGAAGAAATATCTAGCTTAAAATTAACATATGAAGTTTTATTAGTAGATACGTATGGCTCTTATAAAAAAATAAAATTTATATTTACTATTAATGGCTATGAAGCACCAGAGACAGAAAGCACAAGTCCTCTGATAACAGATAATAAATATTATGATTATATATTTGGATGGTATAGATATTATGATATCGAAAAATTAAATGATGATAGATATATACCAGGAGTTGATTTTTATTTTGGATCATTGGACACTTATGTATACGGTGTTGATGGAATCAGTAGATTAGTCGTACCAGAATATAAAAAATTTGGTATTTATCCCAGACCCGAAATGCCTAGAGACTCTCTGCCAGTAGATAATGTATTATTCGAAGATGGATATCTATACGACTATTCTGCTGAAATAGGTCTTATGCATTTAGGTCCAACTGGTTCATTATTGAGTCCAAGTGGCACTCTCTATCAGTATATAACAAACCCTTATGAAAGACAAAAAGCTTTACATATTATAAATACCAGTCCTTATATTGATCAAATTACACATACTCTTACAGATATAGATGCTGTTGATTATACACGAGATTCTTATGGCAGAATTTTACCACTATTGAGCGGCATGTCTGCCAAATCTTTTAAGGATCTTTCTTTGAATAGGTTTGTTTCAAGAAAACAAGAAATATTTTATAGACTAGCACAAAAATATGGACTATCACTAATATTAGAAGAATCAGAAAAATTAAAATTAAAATCAAAATTTGTTTCAGATATTGGGGCAAATGTTAAAATTAATCAAAAAATGTTCATGGAACAAGATCCTGAGCAAACAGATAAATTATGTTTTATTGATACTACAATAAATATTGGTGATATAAAATATCATCGAGGATTATGTAAAAAAGATGAAACAGATATGCCTATAGTTTTGGATGTTAATAAAATGATTAATTCTCCAATAGTTATAGGCCCACCCCCACCGCATCTTTTGGCAAACTATATAGACACAATAGATGATTATTTTTTTCATATAATAGATTATAGACTTAATGAAAAATTAGTTAATCAACAATATGTATTTAATCTTAAAGATAAGGATTATTACTATAACGAATACAACACCCCTTTTATTCCACCATACTTTCCTAGTTACCCATATAGAGTTCCGAAGGGTATAGATGATCTAAATTTAATATTTCATGGTCATGGTGGAATTCAAGATTTATCTATAGTAATAGCAGAAGAGAGTCCACTAAGAGATATAGAACATTTTGATTTAACTTACAAAGAATACGACCTTGAATCGATAGAGGGACCTCCTTCGCCTATTGAAATATCGTATTATAGTAATCATGGTTCTCGTGTCTATTTGGGAGATATAGAAATAGACTATTTACGTACTCCTTCAAGACCTAAATGCGAACCATTTATTTCTTATCGTAGTTACGGTCCACGTCCACGACCACAAGCAATTGGGTATATTAGCGAGACATTCTATGATTTTATAGATGAAGATATAAAATTATTTTCATATCTACCTGCAATAACGTCATACTATTTACCTTCTGGTAATTATTATGCTTCTTTAACAGAGGACCAAAGAAAATTATTCAATATAGATTTATATAATCATCCCAGTGGATCAACCCCTCTGCTAAAAACTCATAATGTGCAAGAGCTAGATCCAGAGTATAGTTCCTTTAACTCTACTTCAATAGATACAGGAGCTGAAATACTCTTACTAAACGTAACACATAATGGCAATATATCATTTGATTATCCGGTTTCTGGGTTAAAATCTGGTTATTTTTGTTTAGAGGCAGTATCATCTAGCGGTATCTTTGATTTACAACTACTTCCCGATGAAAATACAATATCATCTGCGGATAGTTTGGCTCATGGTTCTTATGCTTTATGTTTAGAAAATATAGCCAATCACCATACTCTAGCAAAAATCACAGTGTCTGTTTCTGATCCTTGTGATTATTGGGAATTAAAACTATCTCATTTACCTTTTGATACTATTAATCGTCCATTGATATCTAAAATAGATGTGAGTGGCACTATAGGATTTTTTCATCCAAATTCTGGATGGATAAATGATAGTCAATATTATTTTAAGACACCAATGGCTCCGTATGTTCCTTTACCTTTAGATTCAAAAGGAGATTCAGAGGAAACATCCAAACAGCCAATAATTAAACATCATCACTATTTTTGGTATGATAATGAAAAAATGTATAATTCTGAATATTTGAGTGGATTTAATTATATGGTAAATTTATCTGGATTAGATTCAAATATACAAAAACATATTCAAAATTCAAGATTTATAGGTGTTGATAAAGAAGACTATTACTTGATGACTTCTGATTTTTATAAATTCTCATATAATGCAGAACAATCTCCTATTAAAAAATCTATTCGTATGTCTTATATTGATATGGATTATTCTTACGGATATCCTTTTAATAATTTTAGCTTTAAACCTGTTGATAATAATAAAATTATAGTATCCAGTAATTTTGGTAAAAAAAGACCATTAGCATATTTTGATGATCCAAGATTACGTCAAGAATATGTAGAGCTTACAAATTATGAAACTATTAATATTGATAGTAAACTACAAAATATTCTTTTAGTTATCAGCAATATAACAACTCTCTTAAATTCTATTAATAATCAAATACGATATTGGCAGCAGCAACTAATTTTAGTAGATATAAGAAATATTGATGAAAGAAATAGATTAAATAATATTATTAATAATTTATTTACTTTAATATCTAATATAGAAGAAAATATACAAATATTAAGACAAAAATATAGTGAGCTATCTGATAAAAAAGATAATTTTTTTACAGCTCAAGTAGTGTCGGCAAGCGGAAACAGTGACTATCTATTACTCGAACTAGATAGACCATTGATTGATGAGTTTTTATCTGGAGGATACATCAGAAAAGCTAAAAACGATGAAAATAAATCTCAATCCATATTATTATATAGATCTAATGTGAGTCGTAATGATTTTGATTTAAAGATAAATAAATGGGGCAATCTTTTTGTTGTAGACACAGATTTTGTTGGTTCTTTAATTGACAATTCAAAACTACGAGCAGTAGCGGCATGGAGGCAGCCATCTTTGTTTCTCAATCAAAACAATAATGGCTCGATAGAAACCTCTGGATATTATGTGCCGTATAGTTTTAAAAATTTACAGACCAGTGACGATGGTAATCCATCTTATTTTCCGACACAAATTTCTGTGTCGGATTCTGGTCCTTTGAAAATATCATCAGTTAACACCAAAGCACCTTCTAGTATATATGTTGGTCCATACACAGGACAGGTTCATATAACAACAGCCTCTAAAGTAATTCAAGGATCTTTTATAAAAGTTGCTGATGATAATAGAGTTTTTTTTAGTTTCGTAGATAATGATATTGGAGAAGATACTCATAATAGATATATCCATAATTATAATAAAAACTATATGAATCTTAAATCTGGTGATGCTATTAAATTTATCATAGATAATGAAGACCATCCTGCTCTTAATTTTATTGATCCAGAAAATGAATATTATATTATATATTACAATGAAGGTAGGTTTATAGTAGGAGAATCTACCGAACAGCCTTTGGTATACGACGAAAATATAGATTCATCAATAGCTGATTATGGATGTTTTGCTATAATAGAAGACCCAAAATTTAATCATGATTCTCCTTGTATTGGGAATCTTCGTGTAAAGTATAATAATGAGACAGTTGATAATAAGTTCTCTAAACCGGCATTACCAATTTTTGCTGATATAGAATATGAGCCGATTGATGAAAATGATTTTTCTAAATATATTGCACATATTCTTTATAGGTATTATGATCCACCTTTCTCATCAAACAGCAGACCCAGTGGATTATTTCCTGATTATATTGCTATATATGATAAATATATGGGAAATATTCATGGAGTATTTTATTCTTATATAGAAGATCCTTCAATTAGAGAACCAAGCGGAATATTGAGAGTTAATAGAAATAGTTTTTATGATCATAATGAAGATTTAAAAAATAATTATTACACTTATGCATATGGAACAAATGTTTCTCGTAATAATATTTATTACCAAAATAATAATACTAACGAAGAAATACCACTAGATAGCGGAAGTATACAGGCTCTATATAATGTAGCTCCACAAACAAATAATATTGTTATAGATAGTGTTATTAATAGTTTAAATCTACAAATAGAAACATTACAGGAAGATATTGTCGTATTATCTAGCTTTTTGACAGATACAAGCAGATCTAACGATGAAAAAAATTCTTATAGAAATAATATTACAAATATTAATCAACAAATAAATAATATAATTAATACAATTAATCAATTAGATACTTCTCGCGACTCTTTTGGTTTAACTATAGATGATTTTAACTATAAAAAAATACCATTAACATATAATCTAAATATTCCTGAATATCTCAGTGGTTATGACACGCATAATCCTTTTTTGGATATGAATATTTTTTCTGAAGACTATAGATTCAAACCGACATTATTAACCAATGATCAGCCCGCACAATCTGGTTATGTATATTTTGAAGGATTAGTCGAAAATGTACATAGTAGTTTTTATGATAAAATGCAAACACCATACGATCCACATAAAATGTGGATAGATATACCAGACAATGCGGATATTTCTCTTATGACTAAATTTGGTAAAATTTTTTCCTCTAAAGTGGTATACAGCATATTGCAAAAAGTAGATGTAGAATGCGATAGTGCTGTTTCTACCTGTGCGGAAATGGCGTCTAAATCATATTGTGATAATCCTGATCTTTTAGAAGGGGCCGCTGATCTTTTTGGTATTCTAAAATTACCTATGGAATTATTTAATTTTGAAGAAATAACACTGCCTATAGATTGTGATAAAATTAATTTATGTTGTTTAACTTTGGATAGTAGGGATGGTAGTGCTAGCATCGAAAATTATTATAGAAATTTTAATTTTTATCCCAACATAGGACCACAAGACTCATGGATCTATACCACCTCAAACTATGATTATGCTCCATTATTGGTATCATCAGAAGCATTTAATAAAAAATCTTGCCAAACTTTAGAAAAAGATATAAAAGAAATATGTTCAAAAATCTTTCAAAACTCAGAGAGGGATGTTGGATGTATAGGTTATAGAAACAACTACGCTACGCCATATGCTTATGTTCCAGGAGCAATAGATAATTATAATTTAAATTGTAATAATTATTTTACTAATTTGTCTCTTCAACCACCATATAAAATCAATAGTGACTATATTATAGATAATAGGTATTGCCAGAATGGACCACCTACTGCTGGCAAACTAAGTATAAAATCTCAAAAAATGTTATTATTTAAACTGAAAAAAATTAAACTAAAAGACCATATACAAATACCATTAGAAAAATTAACTTTTATATCGTTGGATGAAGAACGTAATATGGCTATGTATAGCTATACAGATGGCTATCCATCTCAGAGATACACAATATTTCCAGGATATAGATATAATAGCCAATTAAATGGCTTTGGCGGATCAAAATTGACCTATTTGCCAACAATAGATACTTCATTAGCTGTAAGATATATATTTGATAGTAATCTTCAAATGAATTATCCAACATATGATGTTGGTATAATTACGGTAGCTGAAGGTATTGCAAATGCTGATTATTTGAGTAACAACTTTTATGAATACCCTACCATAAAAGGAGTTGAAACAGATTATTTTAAACAGGCCAATCAAAACAATGGAGCAAAAATAGCATTAAAAGCTAATCATAATAATATGATATGGCGTAATGAAATTATGTATAGATCATTTATTCCTCACAATAATAAAATTCATCCACCATTAAGTGAATATGATATAAATTCTTATGGAAATAATAATCGTAATGTAATAGAGCGTGTTACTATTGATTGCTTACATAATACTCCAATCTCATCTTTGCCCGGAGAAGAATCGACGATTAGTGAAGAAATAAGATCAACAATTAATAATGAAAAAAAGAAGTTTATATCGCTAGGACCCATGTATAAACTTACTATTACAGATAATGATATCGATTATACTATAACTGTTTCTTTGGTCTCTTGCGAGGGAAGTCTTTGTTACGAATATGATATGGATTTGGGCGATTATAAAACCAAAGCATTAATAGATGTTAGCGCTAACGAGTTCGATTATGATAACTACTATTCTGATCAGGGGTGTTCAATATCAGAATTAGAACCAAATGAACCAGATCCTCCTTCTCCAGACACAAATTTTAATATACAGCAAATTTATTCTATCAATCCAATTAAAATTGGTATTTTTTGTAATGATCCGTGTCCAGAAAATTGGTTTTATTGCGAGGATGATTTTGTGGTGTATACAGAAAAACAGGGCGAAATAGAGATTTTTGGTAATGAGAGTCCTTTTCCTGTAACGATTACAAAGGTTACCAATAGAATGGTTACTATAGGCAGAAGCAGAGAATCTTGTTGCGAATGGAACGAAATTGCTGATTGTGCTCCTCCAGACCCATCGTCTGGATATAATGAAATTATAGGTTTTAGACATTCACCACATCCGGATAATTATCATACATCATCTTTGACACACAATGCTTATATGTATTATCCTTTTCGTTCTAAGCTAGCATTTCCTAACCAGCCTAAACAATCTAATCGTGCTAGTTTTGTTTCTTCTAGCGAAAAATTTCGTTTAGGTAGCAGTAGTGAAATAATATCTCCAGGAGGAACTAGAATAGATAATAATTTACAAGAAATAGATTGGTCAGATACAACAGATAGTGCCGTAAGAATAATGCGCCCATATCTAAATATAGAGATTTTTTCTAATTGTATGAATATAATGATACCAGCCTCAATCATAAGAGGATTCTCACAAAATATATTGGGTGTAATAGAGTCGTTTTTTTCTTCAGAAGAATTTGCAAATAATATTTTTACAATTGATAGAAATAATAATATTAATAGAATTTTACCATCTATGAAAATAGAATCTTTGAATAAAGATTTATCTGTAAGTTGTTTTTTGGCTGGCGGCGGATTCATAGGAGATACTGTGTACGATCAATACGGAATACAAACTTATGGTGAATAAATTTTCAATTATTAACAGAATACCAACTCTTGCTTCTCATCATACGCTTCAATTTCAAAAATTGGACTATCGAAGCTGCACCGATATGTGTGATGAAAAAACATATATAGGTTATGTTATAAAAGGGAATGATGATTTAGCATATTGTACATATGATGGGTATCCTGGACTCAACAACGCCCCCGTCTTCTTTCTTCATGAAAAATATCCCATACATCCAAGTAGAAGCTCTTGGACAAACTGTGATATACAAGGATGGTATTTTTTTGGGATTTTTGGATACAAATATCCATCAAGCGCTTCAAATGCTTATTATTTTGACTCTACCACTAGAGATAGTATTTGTCTTTCTAATTTTGGTTTTACTCCAACATATACTATAGATAACATAGAATTATTAGGCAATTATGTATGTAAGAAACCAGACAATTTTGATTGTAAACCAACAACAATACGACGATCAGAAATTATACAAGACTATATTATAAGATTTCCTTTTGTTGAGGGCACCACAACAGGCACATATGTAGATGTCTCAACTACCGATGAAGTATACGATTTTGAGGGAATGCCAATTGGTATAGGAGATATATATACTAGAAACTTATATCCATATAACTATAAATTATCATGTAACTATACAATCAGTTTAGAAAAAGATATTTATGAGGTAGATATAAATTTGATATCCGCAGCATATTTTACCTATGAAGATAATATACCTGGTACAGTCCCAAATGGTAGAATAGCCATTCAGTCGGATATGTCTTTTAGTGCTTTATCTCATTGTGAAGCTTTGCCATCATGCAGAGAAGCGAATGCCTATAAAAAAGCTATGACAGGATTCAGAACCGCGAGTATGTGTAGATCAATACCAAATCCAGGATCGGTATGCTTCGATGCCACAAAAACTATTGAACAAAATGAAGAATGCGAAATCGTTGATTTTGCTGGAGGACCATCGAGAAATTGGCTAGAATCACAGAATTGTTGTGTTCATAAATATAACAATAGTCCTATAATGGATAATTTTGAAAATTATTGTAATAATAAAAATTATAGTAAGATTACATCACAACTTTCATGTTCTGAAATTAATGAAGAACAAAGATCTTTAAAAATAGTACGCGAGGGTAGAGTTATAAGTTCTGTTTCTCCTTTTGTGGGATTGGCGGACAGTGCTGATAATCATCCATTTATTATAACATCTTTTATATTCGAATTTCCTGCAAGCATTTGTGTAGCAAAACATAAAACAAATAATATAGATGTTTCTGTTGGATCGGCTGGTGTCCAGTGTGGTTGCAACTACTTATATCCTGAAGAAGAGAGTATAATTATTAGTCCAACACTTGTAAAAAGATCAATAAAAGTTCCTAAAATTATTACTATAGAAGTATATTATTGTAAAAAAACATACTCGGAGTGTTAATATGAATAATCTGTATTGTAATTTTGAATTAATGAAAAATAAAAAATTATTACAATGTACTAATTGTGGATATGTTATACAATTAAAAGATAAGAATAAACAATACATATGTCATCGTAAGTTAATTAGCGCTTCAATAAATCAAAAAGACGGAGTCAAATTTATTAAAACAGAGACAGTTGATCTGAATTTGCAATCGAATAAAAAAGAAAACCAAGAAAATATTTCTGGAAATAAATGTTCTCAGTACCAAATAGACTCTAGATTAGAAATATGTAATGGATGCGAATTTTATCAAAATAATACCTGTTTAAAGTGCGGATGTTCACTATCTAGAGACAAGACTTTTATGAATAAACTTTATTGGACAGACCAAAGCTGTCCTATTGGTAAATGGGGTCCGGTTCCGCCGGAAGAATCATAACTTTTTAATTTGGTATTATCGTTCTTTTTATAAAAAGAGAATACTTTTTTGGTGCCTTCGTTACGAGATACTGTTATCATTTTTTCAGTGATCTTGTCTCCATGCTTAACCCTTAAAAAGACTGGCGTGGTGTCTGGCTTGTCCCATTGCCAATAATGTTGAACATAAACAGTGTATTTCCCTTCTGGAGCAAACCCAAACGGCCAAAAGATATTTTCAACAGCCCTATTAGTTGTGGGCTGAACATTACGATCAACATCTAGTGTTCCATTATTAGGACCTATTCTGTTCATCCAATTAATTACAAATCGCCCAGAAGGATTTTCTATAACAACCCACAAATCTATATCATTATAATTATCCCAAGCTATTGATACTTGTATTTCTCCGGTTTGCGCTCCTGCTTCGGTTAGTCTTCTTACTGTTTCTTTTCCTCTGCCAGACGATTGTGAATCCGGGCCAGCAGATACAGAATTACTGTTACTTTTTGATACGGACTCAGATTTTATAGAGAATTCTTCCATAACATTTTGTTCCGTAACAACTATATCATCTCTAACTTGATCTGAAAATATTTCTGGAGTAGGAACCTCTATATTGTCTTCGGTATTGTAATTAGGCACAGCAACCATAATTTCCGTATCTTGTTCCGTTTCTCCAGATTCTGGCAAAACAGAATCCATCTCTAGAAAAACCTTGTCGTCATCTACCGGTTCTGGCTCGTGGTTAGCTATAGATGCTGATATAATGATTGGTTTGTTTAGCTTTATAGTATGTCCGGCTATTAGCGCCAGAAACAACATTATAGTTGTGTTAACAATAAGGCTATGCAAAATACCATTATTGTATAGATATTGTAGATATTCGTCAACAATGTTTATTGCTGATTTTCTGCGTTCTTTTGCCACTTGTGCCAACCTTTGTTTGGTAACCAATTGTTTTGATCGTCTTTGCGTTTTGGAAATAGTGTGCCACCTTTTTTGTGCTGTCCGAAAGCTAGTATTGCTCCACAATCAACACATCGTAGTTCAAAGAAATCATTACCGTCCACATTTCTAACCACAAACTTTATATTAGTGCTTCCGCATATTCCGCACTTTTCTTCTCCAAAAATTTCTTGAATAGATGCTAGTTCCTTAAAAATCTCTTTTTGTCCTTCGCCTTCTAATTCAAATTCTAGTTTAGAGTTTACTTTGTATCTTAGCTTCATGGCGACCTCCATCCGGCATCATATCCTTTTGTGGACTCCGGAATATTATCTAAATTTTGTTGGTATTTTGACAATTCTCTTATGATCAACACAGCGTTGTCATGAGACACGTTATTTATAATAGTTGGAAAATTCAATTCAGCAAGCAATTTTTCAACATTAATATCTAGTCTTCGAGCCATCTGATCCACAAAACTAATCTGATTATTACTTATTTTACCAATACTATCACCGTCAACATTGTCTTCTATATTTGAGGCCAATTCTTCAGCGGCCACAACTTTTCGTAACTTTAATCCTCGACGCAAGGCTCGTCCCTCTGCTCGTGTTTCTGCCACGGCCACAGGATGGTTTCTATAAATCTTGTCACAGTTGCCCCAGTAAACGTCTGCTGCGCCGCTGACGGTCTTATGTTTAAAAGGTGATGAGTCATCTACCCCATTTAAAACATAGGTCAATGTGTGTACTGCTGTGGCTCTTTTTTCATTATTTATGTCCGGAGTTTGAACCACTTCCGTCTCTGCTGAAATAACCACACAATCAAGAGCTATTTCAAATATACGCCTTAGTCCATCTGTTGTGGGATTGCCCTCTATTTTTTCATCGTCGGACAACAATCCTAGAACATAGTCATTCCATCCTAAATCATTAGGTGTAACAGCTTCTTTTGTCTCAATAGTCTCTGTTTCGGTCGTGGTTTCTTTTTTGGGTCTAGCCATTTTATTCTCCAATCTCAATGTATTTTGATGTTGTGTTGTTTTGATTATTTAATAGTTCTTTAAGTTGATTATATACAATTGATGCTCTGCTTTTTGAAAAGTCTTTTGTTTGTTTTATCCTAATCAAAGTTAAACCCTTACCAAGTATTATTCCGTTTTTCTTAGTATCGTATTTTTTATTTTTTTGCAAAGCATCGTCTCCCCACACTGGCTCAAAGTGAGATGGTCCGTCAATTTCTATAGCCACACCCATTGTAGGTAGAAAGAGGTCAATTTGCAACTTTGTATTTACTAGCATTTGTTCTTTATGAAAATCTACTTTGTATCCGTCGGCTAATAGTTTTTCTAAGATATACAGTTCCATTTTTGATCCTAAACTACTAGATTGTCTAACAGCAGAGTTTGCCTTTTTAAGTATTTGCTGCTGTTCATCTGGACTTAATTTTTCCCAATTGTCTCTTGCTATTTTTTTTCTTCTTTCAAGTTCTTTATCGGATAGTTTGTCCCATGATTCCATCACACCAAGACCAATCTTTTGTTTTTCTTCTTCTGATCTTTTTTTCCCCATGGTTGGGTGAGAATGTCTTCCTTCTTTTAAAGCCACCTTTTGAGCTTCACTTTTATTTCTTATTGGTATATTAAACTTCAACGCATCTCTTCTCAACTTATTAGCATATGTATCATAAGAAGAAGCTATTTCTGCAAAACTATACAAATTATTTACATACTCTTTTTCTAATATAGTCTTTTTTTGTTGATCAGACATTTTATTATATTGTTTCATAAATAACCTTGGTGTTTATGGATTCTATAAAATTTCCAGTATTCCATGTTAATTTAAAAATATCATAAATATTTTTTTCTGATATTAAGATTTTTAATTTAGGATTTGTAAATAATTTTTCCCATGTTTTATAACTTATATTGGTATTATCTCTCCAGGGAATAGTATTATTATGAATACAAATTACTTCAGATAAATTGGGAAATCCTAGCGCTAAATCTAGTGTGATCAAATCCCAAACAATTGCTTTACCATAAAAATATTTTGCTTCGTAGATTGGTAATATGCCGAATTTTTTATCCGGAACCAAAATGTTCATCGATGTGGTATAAATGTTACCATTTACATCTTTATAGGTTTGTAAAAGATCATTTAATAGCATGATGATTTTTTGATCATAACTATTTCCAATAAACGTATTTATAATAGCTATATTTTTATTCATTTTAATTTATACTTAATAATGTTGGATATTTTATATTGTTGTAATTCAGTTGTGTGTGTTTCATCAAATGTAAGATTAGCAATATCAGACATATTTAATGATTTAGATACTGGTAAAATTTTATTATTCACAGTTGTAAGAGCTGGTTTTTTCATATTAATAGCATCGTATATATAATTATCAGTTAGACCTATATATGCTGAGCATTTGGATATTAATCTAAGCATATCATAATCATTAACAACACCAAGATTTTGAGGATGGTCAAATCTAGGACAATTAACTAATTTTACTGGGATTTGTGTGTTTTCAGGATAAATTATATTATCTAGTATAGAATTTTTTTTCTGACTAATACAATTTAATTCACACAGTATATATCCATCGTTTTGGACATCAAACTTAGTATATTCATTATAATGATAGAATGTATCATATGGTATCGATATTATATCTTTATGCTTGATGACCAAGTCATTGTTTTTGAATAAAAAAATAATCTTATTTTTCTTTGTAGATAAACTATTTTTTGTTAAATCTTGTACAAATTTTGATATAAATAAATCATTAGAGTCATCTTCTGATAATACAATATAATCATTATTACTAGAAAGATAGATATCATATATATTTATTGGATCAAATATTTCTATGCTTCCGTATAATTCATTTGCTATTGAATTAGCTACAAGCATTTCTTTTCTAGAATGTAAATTGGTTAAAAAAATTTTCATATTTTAGTTTTGTGGTTTGTAACCTTTGATATATTTTTGGAAGATATTAGTTCTGTTTCAAAAACTATATTATTGTCTATTAAAATATTGATAAATTCAAATAAAAATTTTTGTTTTATATTTTGTTCCATTAGTACGGTTTTTATTTTTTGTATATCTGAGTGATTTATATATAATATTTCTGACCAAGTGTTTGGCAAATCATAGAATACATACTCTACTTTTTTATTAGTTATAGTTAACCCTATAGTGAACGATTCGTCTTTTTTTTTATCTTTAAGGATCGGCAATATCGACTTGTTTAAAGTTTTTGGATAATAATCTGTTAAAATACCATTTTGTATAATTAGAGTGTTTCCAGATTCTATCGAATTTAGAGCTAGTGAAACACCGTAGGCACTGTTTGAAAGTTCATAATTTTTATTGTATATTTTTATAATGTTAGGATATTGATCGTTTGGATAAAATTGATCTAGGATTTTTAAAAATTTATCATGCTCAAATCCTATTACTATATATATGTCTGTATTTTTAGTATATCTTTGTATGATATTATCTATCTGTTTTATTACAAGTGGTTTTTGTTTATGTTTATTTCCAACAGGAACAAAAGCTTTAGGTCCATATGATTTCATCCCTTTTGTTATTTCTGAGCACAACAAGATAACATTATTAATCATTTTTATAGTATTTTTATTTTATGTGTTTCTTCGTCATTTATAACATAATCGTATACTAAACCTATTTGTTTATTCATATTTATATACAAAGATTTATCAACAACAAAACCATCTAAAAAATTATCTGTAAACAAAATAACTTTTTTTCCGATGCAGTGATTTATAATTTCGTTCGTTCTTTTCATTGTATCTTTTTTGTATACAGTATCGGCATACTTTATAAATATAAAACTAGACTGCGTATTAGATAAGTTTGTATCAAGACACATATCAATCATTTCACTTATAGTAAATTCGTTATCGGTTATATAATGAACTTTCCATTTTGGTAAATTATATTGCTCTAAAAGTTTTATACATTCTTTTGGTTTATACGAGGATTTGTCTGTTAAAATAAACGATATAAATGTTGGCCAATAATTTTGATTATTTGATAAATCTTCTAATATATCATCAAGATCGTCCGAATTATTATTTAATATAATCACTACATAGTAGGGGATCACACTATCTGTAATAACTTTATTCAACGGATCTTCATTTGTTAAATTTTTTAGTGTTTCAAGCCACTGATGTGTTCTAGCATATGTGCATTTGAAATTTTTTAATATCCATGAATCTTGTGATTTATCTATATTATTAGAATCGTATAGGCCAGGATAATTTTGACTTATTATTTTATCTATTTCGAGTTTGCATCCTGTTTGCTTAGAATTTTCAGAAATTTTAAAAATACATTTATCGCACTTTGTATTTGTTATCATATTGATTACCGTATTCTTTTGATTACCACAGTAGTATGAAGAACGCTGATATCTATTTTTTCCACAATGTAATTAGAATTTTGAAAAATCCATTCGTCTAAATATTTCTGATCTATCACAGATAAAGTACTTTGTAATATACTATTAAGATCGTCCAAAGCCATATCTCCTTTAATAATAGCTTTTGATAGTAATAATACATTGAGCATTTTTATATGTATGGATCCTCCTATCATAATTTTTTTGAGTATATCATTTTGAATTAATATTCTTTTTGATATTTCTAGTGTGTCTAAAATATCGCAATATATATTTTCTAATGAACCATTTGGAACAGTATTTAATTCATTGACACTAATCTTAGAATTAAATTCTACATTTGTAGTTTTATAACTAGGATTATATATCTGTGTCATATTCATCATAATATCATTCCTTTTCTTTTTATTTTTTGTATAAATGGTAGTAGTTGATCTTTAAAAATATTTTGCTTTGATAGATTATTTTTATACGAAACATTACTCGCTAGTAATCTATTAAAAAGATCCAATAGTCCATCAAGATTTTGTTCCATAAAAAATACTCCATCATAAATTTTTGTATATTTATTTGTCATTTCATTTGATATTGTTATATACGGTAAATTATTTGTAGCGCAAAATAACATTTTATAAATGCTTTGTGGATATAGATCTATACAAATTTTATGTTTATTTAAAATCTCTAACATAGCATTTTGATTAATCTTTTGTTCATCAATAATAGATAAATTTTTTATTTTTGAACTTAAAACTTGTATTAAGTTTCCATAGTCATTATTATTATTTATAAATAAACATATATTGTTATCTTTATTTATAACGTTTTTATTGATTGTTGGAGTTATGGCTAACAACTTTTCCTGTTCTGATTGACCATGATGTTCAACTATATAGTAAATATTTTTTTGGTCTGGTATTTTTGAATCGTCGTATGATCCGTATCTAAGATATGTTATTATTGGAATATGAAGTTTATTAGAAATATCCAAAATGGCACTAGTTATATTGTAGCATATGATAAAATCATACTCAAATAGAGACGCATCATTTATATAGGCTACATTATTTTTATTAATTTTATTATTCATCAAATCTATATAGATAAAAAAATTAGCATCCCAGTCTGTTATAATATCATCTATAAGATCGTTAGCAGGGTAGTATAATACATTGATATTGTCAACAGCATGTTTGTGAACAATATTCCTTATGCCGTAGGTAAACATATTTTTTGTCCTATATTTTTGTATGAAAACTCTTTGGTATAAAAATCGCTATTTTTATTTTTCTTTCTGTTTTCAAATGCCGATCTCATTTTTTTTCTTAAATCAAGAATATTAGGCATATACCAAATTTCGTTACCGTTATAAATATCTAGGTGCGCCATAGTCTCCGGATTATCTAAAATTACTGGACTAGGATAACAGTCTACTACATTCATATCTTCTTCTTTAACATAATCTAGTATGCCGATATTAGATGATGATATTAAATAATTCCCATGACATAAAGCCTCGGCTGCTGGTCTGCAAAAAGCTTCACCATATGATGTGATCACAAAACAATCGCAACTGTTATGTAAACTGCTCATTTGATCTTCTGCAAGCCTATTAGTGATTAATATCTCATTATGAAAATATTTTTTGGTTCTTAATCTAAATTTTATATTTTGAAGATTTTTTTGCACTGTTTCATGGAAATTATCTCCAGATCCAGACAGTTTAAGAACAAGACTAACTGGTTCTGTGATATCAAACTCTAAATGAAATGCTATAACAAGATCTTTTATGTTTTTTCTTTGTATATATTCACCAATAAAATAAAATTTATAATAATCATCAATAGCATCTGAAAAAATAGTTTTCTTATTTTTTTGTATTTCTAAAGCATGACCAATAATTTTTATTGGAACATTTACTCCACCATCTACTAAACTTTGTTTTTCTATACTAGAACTTACCCAGATTTCATCCATCAGGTTTAGATTATGTATAGATGTTGATGAGAAGTTTTGATTTTCAACAAATAGTAATCCTATATTATATAAATGAGTTTTGGTCATCATCATTGGTAAAACATTTTGTATAACAATATCATATTGTGATAATTGATTATTTTCTAGATGTTTTATTTTTGTGTCTATATCAGTATCAATACTATTAGACATATATATTGGTTGACAATGAATATTATTCTTTGTTTCATTAATAGATAATATATAGTCTTTAGCTGCTTGTCCCCAACCATCATTTTGTCTGTATGGACCTATGTAAAGTATATTTTTATTTTCTATTAGCATAATCTATGTAATCTTCTGATTTTAAAATATTAGGATTTGTTCTGGCTGTTTCAGCATTATTATGATTATTAATCATAGTATTAAGATTTTGGATTAAATCGTTAAGACTGTATGGTTTTATTTCTGGACCAGCCGTAAAATGACCGTCCTGCGCCATTTGTATTTGTCTTAAAAGCCAATAGTCATTCATTGAAAGTCCAAGTTTACTTAGATACTGTTCTTGAAGCATGTATATTGTAGCATAAACATTATTGGTTGCTGGTAATGAATTTATATCTAGTAATGGAATAATTTCGGCTTTTGATTCCCATTTTTTTTGATATTTTTTGTAATCTATGCTATCTATATATTTGATCCATTTTTCTACAGTATGTTGCCAACTATATTTTTGTTTAACTATTTCACTACTATAAAAACCTTTTCTTTGTCTCAGTTGATTCGGCATATTCAGTAAAGAGATAACCTTAGCAGCAGTATCTTTGTGGTCTGGATATGTTCTTATTGCTGAGGTTTCTAATTCTTTAAAATAAGTTCCTATATTAATAGGCTCGGCATTTATATTATTAATTATGTCTGTCATGGCGCTATAGTTCATGGTTAAAATAGGAACACCACAAGCAGCAGCTTCAATTTGAGGCATACCGAATCCTTCGCAGATAGAGTATTGAATGTATAAATCAAAAATATTCATTATTTTTGATAATACACTAGTATTAATACCGTTGCTTACATTAGGAATTGTAGCAGATTTTGTTCCACAAGAACTACATTGCTGAACCACTCCGCTAAAATTTGAAGCAAATACTTTACCACATTTTTTGCAATTATATGTAAAGAATATTCTATTGCTAACTTTAGAATTTTTGATCAGATTAGGGATGTCCCATCCAGCATCCGGATAGCTCGTATGTAAATATAATATTAGATTATCTTTGAAAACATAATTATTTTTTATAGATTCTTCTACTATATTTTCAAATGTTTGTATGAGTTCTGGAAATAATTTTCTTTTTTGATTTCTCATCACCGTTCCCAAAACTACAGCGTTGACATCTAGACCAAGCGCTTGTTTAATAGAATCTTTATTAGGATCATATTTAAACATAGATAGATCAGCACATGGAGAGGCAACATCAATGAAATTAATATTTTTAGATGTCTGATCTAATAAAACATCTCTACCCCAATCAGAATATGTGAAAATAGCGTCCGCATTAATGTATGTGTCAAGCCATTCGTCTTGTTGAGGAGAAGAGTCTATTGTTGGCATCAGTATCCAGTGAAAATATTTTCTTAATGGAGACTTTTGTTGATAAGCACTCATCCAATAGTCTCTGACATCTATTACTATATCAGGCTGAAAGTCTAATACTACTCTATCAAATCTCCATTTACCAAAATGATTTTCTTGGCTTTGTGCAAATTGGTTTTGTCTAGGATCTCCATTCTGTATACCGTTAGGATAATATTTCCAAGGAATATTAAATCTTTCTTTGTCTCCTATTAGTCCATATGAAGCAAATTCTGCTACTTCGTAGTTTCCAGTATTATATAGGCCCTCTAAAAGATATTTATTATATACTCCGAAACCGGAGGATACTTTGGAAGATTCAGAACAAACTAGTATTTTAGGTTTTTGATGCATATTGTGTGATTGGTGTGACAAAAGAATCAGGGGACCTTAGATCCCCTGTTCTTTCGCCTTTAACGTTATGTTATCAGAATGCCACGGGTTCCTTTTCCGAAGACTTCTTTGATAACTTTGTAATCTTGGAGAAATTATTAACTCGCACACGAAGAGTGCTGTGTTTAACTCCATCTTTTTCCCAGCTATCATTTCTTAATGATCCCTCGACCATGACTAAATCACCCTTCTTAAATGATTCGGCTATAATCTCAGCACCAGAATCCCATGCTTCACAATTGATAAATGTTGTTACCTTGTCCTTTTCGCCAGAAGCTTTGGTATACTCTCTAGAAACAGCAACTGTAAAATTAACAACAGAAACTTTTTTGTCTCCATTCTCTAACTTCCTTAGCTCTGGATCCCTAGTTAAATTACCACGCAATAACGTAATATTCATATCATCTCCTTTAAATAAAAGTAAATAACCAAACTCAACACACTATTATAAGATTTGTTTCCACACGGTCAAGGTTTTGGAATATAAGTCTTTTCAGCAACCAAACCATCTTTGTTTTTTGACTTTGATCCTTTTATAATCAAAATATTACCAACGAATAATTGATTTCTATATTGTTTATATGTTTCTGGAAAGTAAACAATCGAATCAACTACTGCCGTACCATCGTTAACAGAAACAAACGCCATTTCTGCTCCAACATCTTTTCCTTTTTTAGTTTTTACTACCCTGATATTTTCTACTTCTCCAGCAAGCATAATATTATTAGCTGAATAGCCATTTTTAAAATCTTTGCAAGAACACGTAACCATACTAATATCATACATATCAATTTTAGAACAGCTAATAGAATAACCCAAAAGCATATTTTCTGTATCTGCTATCCATTCTATAGAATCATCTAATGAGTATGGTGGATGTAGTAAACTATAAGACAACTGTTCTACGACACTTTTGCGTTTCGCTGTAATCTTACCCACTAGTACAACTGCTAAATTTTTAATTAATGGAGATTTAGTATTATAAGATTTTTGTAATGTTTCGCACTCTTTATTAGTCAATTGTGTTAATATGTTATATTCAAATAACATCTGATTTCTTGTTAAGCCAAGATGATCTAGTGAGCCTGATTGTATAAGTGCTTTGCTCGCTGTAGAATTTATCTTATTCAAAACAAATAATAAATCCATCCATGAATAATCTTTTATATTTAGAGAACTATTTTTTAGTATAGATATTAGTTTTTCGTATGCAGATTTCCCAAAACCCTTAACATCAGTTAGACCAAAAAATATCTTATTATTTTTTAATTCTACATATTCATTCAATAGTCTTATGTCTGGTTTGCATACTTCAATATTCATTTCTATAGCATTTTGTACAAGTTCTTTTATTTCCGCTTGTGGATCTACTTTATCTTTTGCAAATCTTAAATATGAAGCAAAAAATACTCTTGGAAAATGTGCTTTTGCATATGCAGATAAATAACAATTCATAGCGTAGCTTACAGCATGGCTTTTATTAAAAGAATATCTTTGACTTTTTTCTATCCAATTAAATATTTCTTCTGCTTCTTTAGATTTTAAAATAGCCATTTTTTCACATCCGTTAACAAATGTCTTTTTGAGTTTGGCCATTTCTTCTGGTTTTTTCTTACCAATAGCCTTTCTTAACATGTCTGCTTCTTGAAGATTAAATCCAGCAACAACTCTGGCTATTTCCATAGCTTGTTCTTGATATACCATTTCCCCATAAGTTGTTTTTAAGATTGGCTCTAAACTTTCATGAAAATAATCTACAGCTTCTTCGCCATTCTTTTTGTCTATATAATGGTTACTAACACTTTTACCATCTCTAATAGCCTCCAAACATCCTGGCCTCATAATACTGATTAATGCGGCTAATTCCTCTATATTCGATGGCTTAAGTTTTTTTGCCATCGATCTGCCTAGTCTAGATTCTAGCTGAAAGCACCCCTTAGTATTACCGCTAGAGATTAATGCCCAGGTTTTTGGACAATCAAGATCCATTGAGGCTATGTTAGCATCAAACATTCAAAAAAGCATCCTTGAATTTTATTTTATTGCACAAATTTTTATGTAGTTTAAGAAATCTTAATAAGATAGAAGCACAATCTTTAACATCTTTTAAAGCGTCATGAGCATTATCTTTTGATATTCCAAGATAATCTCTAACATTGTCTAGAGATAAACTTTTAATATCCTCTAAATCAAAAAACCAATAGTACACAAGATTCATTATATCTAATACATCTCTTGGAAAGAATACATTTGATTCACTCTCTTTATTAACATTACCATACTTATTGCTAAGTCTGTTGATAATTTTAAGATCAAATCTATATATATTATATCCAGCTGCTATTGGTGCGGAAAATTGTGATTTTTTTGTTGTTCTACAATGATATTTATCCAGGTACTCATTAAACATAGTCCAAGCCTGTTTTTGTGGCATTGATTTATGCCAAGAATCCAAAATATCTTCTTGAGAACATCCACGAACTTTGGAATGAAATCCAAGAATATCGCTATCATACTTGAAGTCTGGGTCGTTGTCAAGTTTATCTGGCTTGACCATAATATTAAATTCTGAATTAGGAACAATATCCATTTTTGACGGATCTATCATAATAGCAGCTATTTGAACCGGACTACATATCGACGGATCCGCACCGTCTGTTTCAAAATCAAAAACGCAAATTTTATTATATTGTTTCATTATCAGTTAACTTGAACCTCTTGAAGTGGTGTTATCATAACTTTTTCATTATTGCTTTCTTTTAAAGCATTTAATACTTTGCAACAACTAACGCGCTCATCTTCTGCTTTAATATAAGTTTCATTATTATAAACAAATTTTTCTCCAACATTTAAATCTTTAAATAATTTATTCATATTTTATTCTCCTTTAATAAATCTTGAATTGTCATAATTTTATCTAACATAGCAATACCAAGAATATCGAATTTAATAATACCTAAACTTTCCAAATCTTGCATTTCCATACCGGCTATGGTCTGGTCATTCTTACTATCATAAACCATGGGACACACTTCTCCAAGAGGAGTAGGACTTATAGCAATACCAGCGGCGTGTTTAGATTGATTAGTTTTTGTTCCCTCAAGTCTTATTGCTTGTTCAAATCTTTTGGCCAATGGACCGGCTAAATTATCGTTATCATCAATATAGCACCATTCTGATAGTTCTTTTGATTTATTTTCTAATGCCCATCTAATTATAGAAGATTCTCCATATTCTTCTTTCATATCTTGTAATTCATCTGCTATCTTGGCTTCGTCTGGTATATGCTTTGTAATATTGTTCATTTCTTCAAATGTAATATTACCATAAGCCCTAAGAACATCTTTTAATGCTCCTCGTCCTTTCATGGTATTAAATGTTATCATCTGAGAAACCTTATCGTGTCCATAATTTTCTTTGATATAGTTAATAACATCTTCTCGTTTGTTAATTGGTACGTCTACGTCTATATCTGGCATTGATATATGATCAGCAGTATTTCTACCAGAATTATAAAATCTATCAAAAATTAGCCCGTATTTTATGGGATCTATCGCTGTTATGCCAACCAAATACGAAACCATACAACCAGCAGCAGAACCTCGACCTGGGCCGGGTAACCACCCATTAGATCGAACATATTGAAGTATATCTTGAATTATTAAAAAGTAGCTGGATAGTCCAGCGGTTTGTAAAACAGAGAGTTCGTACTTTATACGATCAACATATTCTGTAGTCATTTCTGTATTATTACTAACTTTATTAGCTATTTTATCTCTCCAGCCGTCTCTACATAGTTGTCTTAGATATTCTGCTTCTGATAGACCGTCTGGACATTTAAAACTAGGAAGTGTTGGTTTTGATGTTATATCATAGTTTTCACACAAAGAATTCACATAATTTGTGTTTTCGATTTCTTCTTCTGTGTGCAGAGCATTTATTTCTTCATGATCCAAAATATGATAGTTATCAGATATAAAGAATGTCTCCATACCAACTTCTTCGTTATTTAATATCTTGTTTGTAACATCAGTAAGCGTTGTTTTTAAATTATTACATAATAGTATTCTTTGATCAACAGCATCTTCCTTTTCTGCATAATGAGCATCTGGAGTACATATTACTTTTAAACCAGTATCTCGTGCTATATCTCTTATGCATTCAGTAACTTTAGATTGCATAGGATTATTAATCTGATCCATCAATTGAGCTTCTAGAAAAAAATTATCAGATCCACCAAAAATATCTTTAAGATACGAAGCTTTTTCTATGAGAATATTTTTCCAGTCAGGATCAATGCTCTTATAGTCTGTTATACTGTTTGCTAATACTGACCCTAAGTGACCAGCAAACCCTATAATATTTCCATCTAGCATTTCGCCAAGTCTTTTAAGATCTATTCTAGGTTTATAGTAATAAAATTCTGGCTTATTAGTTTCTGATATGATTTTAATTAAAGTTTTCCATCCAGAATAATTTTTAGCCAATATTACTAAATGACTAAGTTTTTTATTATCATTATTTTTAATTGTCGCATCATCACTGGAAATATATAATTCACAACCTAGAATTGGTTTAATACCATTCTTTTTCATGCAAGAATGGAACTTTACCGAACCAGCTATATTACCGTGATCTGTTAATGCACACGCACCAATATTTGTATTAATACATCTTTTAGCTATCTGTTCTGGTTTTGATAATCCGTCTAAAATAGAAAAATGGCTGTGAACATGCAAAGGAGTATACAATTTCATTGTTTAATTTCGCCAGGGGCTTGGTAATGTCCAAATGAGTGATTGTTTTGTTTGTACAGACTTGTAACGTTGTCTATACCCAATATGTCTATGTCGTGTTTTACTTGTTCACATTTTGTCATAAAAGAATCTTTTTTACACACTTGATTATCTCTATATTCAACATGAGGAACAACATGAGAATCTTCAAAAGTAGTTTTGCCGAAGTGACATAGTTTACTACACATCCAGGTTTTTCGCAAGTTGGGTCTTCTGCTTTTTTTTATAATTTCAAACTTATCTTTAAGCATTAATTCTGTTGTGATCAGATCTTTTTTACCGAAACATATAGAAAAAGGCCCACCATCGTTTATAAAATTAATAGATACCATTATATTTTCTACATCTGGATATAGATGGCTTACAGCATAGTGATATATTCTTAATTGAGGATCATTTTCTAAACACTCTTGTGTTTTTTCTTTGCCTGTCGCCCAATTTAATCTTTTACCTGTTTTCCAATCTATAATTTCATAGAAGCTATCATCCACTTTTGTTATAAGATCTATTGTGCCTTTTATAGCTAGGTATCCTTCCAAAATGCCTTCATCTGTTTGATATTTGTACTTTGCCCAAGGTTTTTTGATCGTGATATCAAAGTGTTGTTCTGGACAAACAATATTTCTATTTCTAGGATCAAACATTCCATTATTATGTGTTATTGTTTTTATTACCCAATCATAACAGTCTTTCTTGTCTTTGGCTAACCATTCGTGATGAGCATTGTTGGTGGTATAATATTCATATACTTTATCAAATAATTTATCGATAGCATAATTTTTAATTTTTATTTGACCAACAATATCATCGGATATCGATTCTATTTTATCTTGTTCGGCTTTTTTTATCATGGCCAATAGTTCTAAAACTTTATGTACTATTGTGCCTTTGTCTGCCTTTTTATTAGAAGGTCCTCTCCATCCCAGCACATACTCTAAATAGTATTGTTGTTCGCACATAGAGTGTGCGTTATATGAAGAGCTTCTAAAATATGTAATTATAATGGTAGTATTCCTTTATTTTTAAGAAATTGATCTAGTATTAGATTTTGTTCTTGTATTGTCAAGTTTTTGTTATCTAGTAGTAAATCAAAGTTCGATTGATCATATCTGTTAATATCTAATGCTGTTTCGCTGTCGTGCTGAGAATCAAAAGGATTTCTGGTTAATTTGATGACAGTTCCACCAACATTTTTGATGACCCTAACTTCATTGGGAAATCTGCAATCAGCCACAATTGCTAAATCAGGTTTTTCTTTTATAATCTTAGTAATAGTAGCATCAGCCCATACATTTTGTTGCATGGTTCTAAATATGTCTGTTCCAACGAATTGCATAACCTCTCTTGCTGTTAATCGTTTATTTTGCCATACGCAATTGACCAATTCATTTTTTTGGTCATCTGTGCCGTAGCATTGTTCATAAGTTAATCCTAATATATTCATACAAATATCCTTTTTAAGAGGATCAGCAAAATTATATACTTTAACATTACCAATAAATTTATTGGCTATAAATTCTGAGCAAGTAGTTTTTCCTGATTGTTTTCGTCCAGCAAACGCTATTATTTTTGTCATAAGGTTATCTTTGATGTTATTTGTTCTTTAATCTCTGCGTCAGATAATTCTGCTATATCATTTTTAGATATATATATGTGTTGTATATTATATATCTTTTTACATTTATTTTCTATTTGTGTTCTAGCCTTTATGCCAGCATCGTCAGAATCTGTAATAATCACTAATGTCATAGCGCCACTAGTATCCAATAACATTTTCTGCTTATCATTTAAATTGGACCCAAAGATAGCTACAGCATTATGAATACCATTGCTCTCCAACTTCCAAACATTACCAGGACTCTCTACAATTATAGCTGTTCTAGTTTCTTTGATGTATTTTTTGGCAAACCAAAAATTATACAAACAATTTTCTGCTGAGAAACCCTTGTTATGTTTCCATTTTGGTTTTAGGTTGTCATTAGTAGAGCGACCGCTACATCCTATCATGTAGTTATACTCTGAATCATAAATAGGAACTACGGCTCTGTCAGACATTTCTTTATTCGGTGTTTCACAATCACCAACATCATATTTGTCTAATATTTTAGGATCAAAACCCCTGGATATAAAATAAGGACTAGGAATTTTTAATAATTTTCTAACCTGATTTCTATTAGGATAATTTGTGCCAGTTACCTGTTTCGTATTTAGTATTGTCAAGCTATTGACAAAATTATTTTTTTCTTTTTCTTTATTTGATACTTTGAGATCTTTGAGATTAATCTTTCCAAAATCTGTCAAAAACTTCAGAGTTTCAGAAAAGCTAACAGTATCGTCTCCATCACAAGACCAGTTATGTTTTTTATGAGAAAGTATGCCTCTCACAAAACCTATAATGGATCCTTTAAAATGTTTTTCACATTGATGAGTTCTGCATTTCCAGTTACCTCTATATGACTCTCCAACATAATATAAATTTATAGCGGATTCGTTGTCTCCTCCGTGTATTGGACAAGACATACTAATAAACTTACTATTCTGTTTGTACTCTAAATTAAAGTACTCTAACAGATCAGTTATATTATCGCATAAATGATCACACAAAATTTTGAGTTTTTGCTGATCAATCGAATGGAATGTTTTCTTCATCTTTGACTTCAAACCCGTCGTCATCGTCCTTTCCATTTACAATCTCCAATCTAGTGTTTCCTTCTGTAATTTTAGCACACCAACCCTTCATATGACAATTAATATAATCGTTATCATCTAGGCCAGCGCCGTGTCTACTGATTAATGGGATTAATTTTCTATTACCGTTTGTTGGCCCGTCTTCTGCTATTTCTTCGTCGCTTTTTCTTTTGAAAATAGAGAAATTACTACACAACCATATGATTCTATCAGATCCGCTAGCGGTATCGGTACTTTCTTTTGTAATACCATCTCTATTTAATTGCACAAAGGCTACTATTGGAAGCTGATATTTACACGCAAAATTATGAAGTGTTGTCATCATAAAACCAAGAACTTGATATTCTTTCATATCTTGACTAATACCGGCGCTATCCATAAGCTTAAGATAGTCATAAAAAATAACACACGGTTTTGCTGTGCCGTCTGAGTTCAGTCCTACTTCTTTTATAATCCATCTTCTCATTATAGATAATTGTTCATCAAAAGATTTACCGGCAATAGATTTATGAAATAGTGGAGTTTCTTTTAGATCATTAACAGCGTCCTCTATTTTTTTCTTTAGTGATGGTGTTTGTGCGAATTTTCCACTCTCAATTTTATTTATTTCTATTTCTGTCATCATAGCCAGTATACGATGAATATGATCATCTTTGGTCATTTCAGTATCCATATTTAATACTGGTATTTTTAATTTATTTGCTATATAAAAGCCCATATTGTCCGATAATAGTGTTTTACCAGTTTTTGGTCTTGCTGCTATAACATTTATCGTACTTTTTCTTAGTCCTCCGCCTATAGCAAAATCATAAGCAGGAAATCCTGTTGATATACCAACCTGATCTATTGGATTGGCAATAAGATCCTCGATATACTCCTCTAGATTCTGACTAATCTGTACAGGACTACTATCTTGATCTTCCATAGATGTGCTAAAATTTAGTATTGGCTCCTCGACCAAACTCATTATATGAGATATTGGTTCCGAACCAGTTATATTGAGCACATTATTTTTGATATCGTCTAATTTTTTATGTAATTTTCTTGCTATTTCTAGTTTTTTGATTTTTGCCGCAAACTGTAAAAGATTATCAAAGTTAGCTGGAAACTCTAAAATTGCTTTTAGGTGCTGAGTTTCTTCTTTTTTCTGTAAAACATAATCAAGATCAAGCTCTTTTGCAGCGGAGAAGATTGATGCTATATCTATTGATTGACAATTATGATCTACAAATATTTTCTTCAAACATTTGTATATTATAATATTGCTATCTATGGTAAAACTATTTTCATTTATTATGTCTGCAACTTCAAGGTATGCTTTTTCACCATATTGGCATAATATAGATAGTACTGCTCTTTCAGCAGACGGATCAAATAAAATATTCATTGTTTCATCCAGCAGTCGTTGAACACTTATTGCACTTGTATCTATTTTTATCTAGCACTAGTGCTGGATTACATTTCTCTTTTCTGCCACAGCATCTGCATACCAATTCTATGTAAGAAAACTCTCTATTTCTTTCAGTTGGTGGTGTTTTAGATAATTTTTGATCTATTGCAACATCATCTTTATGAAGATTTTTTTCTGACATTTTATCAAAAAGATTTATATTACTACCTCTTGCTTTTGATTTATTAGTTTTGATATTACTATTTAATTTAGGACTATCACTTACTTCATCATTTTTACTTTCTGGTAATAATGAAGACAATAATTCTATTAATCCTTTTATTTGTTCTGGATTATTTTTTAAATTTTCAAGATCCATTCTTCACCTTATTTCTTTGAATAGATAATATAATATCCGATAAATTTTTAATGCTATTTGCCAAATATGAGAGTCTGTCACTACGCTGTTTTGCATACTTTTTGATATTGTTTAATGAAGTGGCCTTGTCGTTGTGTTTTATTGCCTGACCAGCCTTTTCTGCATATCCATAGCCTTTATAGTTATTTATTTCATCGGCTATAGTCTCCTTTATTGTTTCATCTGACCAATTATACCGAGCTATCTCCCTGTTGATTGTTCTCTGAATAAAGAAAGCATACTGTCCTAATCTATATGCTATGTTCCCACAATCTTCTGGAGAAAGTTTTTCTAAGGATTCTCTGTTCATAGATAAATATTCTTGCAGTTCAGATTCTGTTAAATAAGAATTTTGTGCAACATACTTACCTAAGCCTAGAGAATTTTCATAATCATCTAGAATAGAGTCCCAATGTTGCATTTCTTCTTTAGATGTTTTTGACATATTCGGTCCACTCTTCTGTTTTATTGTATGGTAATTCTACGTATTTAATATTATTTATTTCACACCACTCTTTCTTTTCTTGATCTCTTTTTTTTGCTTTAGCAAATGCCAATATATTGGTGTGATAAAACGGGGTAAATTTGTAGTGTTGTTCGCCATGAACCTCAATACATAGTTTAACGAGAGGGATGAAAAAGTCAAGATACGCTATTTGATTTTTTCTAATATGCACTGTTACTTCTTCTAAGCTTTGCATAGTTGGAAAAATATCTTTTATAATTTGTCTAGTAAGCAAATGTAGACTAGATTTATTAAAAGAATTACTTGTTGAGCCATTTTTATGAAAAGACCAATTGCTTACATTCCCGTCCAAGTCCATAACTTGCATTACTTATTTCCTATAATATTTCTTACTTCATTGTATAGCTTTTCGTAGGATTCTGGGTTTTGCAATAAGTATGCTCGGATTTTTTCCGTTCCCTGAAATTTAGTTTTTTCTCCTTCCAAGAAAGGAAGAGTATACCATGCTCCAGATTTATTGATCAAACCAAGATCGCACCCTATGGTAATCAATTCCGTGTGTCTATCAATACCTTCTCCGTATCTTATATAACTAGTAATTTGTCCTCCTGGAGGCCCAAGAGCAGAACACATAGTCTGCCATTCTACTTCTTGTCCTATTTGTGTGTTATCGGTTCCTAAAAGCCAAGGCTTAAAGGATTTTGCACGAATTTTTATATCTGTTTGATATGCAATAGCCTGACCGCTTTTTTCCTTAAACTCTGCCCCATATCCTGTTGGATTGCCCATTAAATGTGTGATACCTATTACAATATTTTTATTTACAGGAATAACATTTGCTACTTTGCGACAAAATTTAGCTAGTAATTTTGCTCCGTCTGCTCGTTGCATTTTATCCATATCACTAGTTATTTCTGCTTCTGTGCATAATGCAGAATACGAGTCGATAATGACAACCGATCCTGGTTCTTGGTTTATGATTCTTTCTGCAATTTGAAGATATTCTTCTGCTCTTAATATTTTGCCAGTTTGAGACCCTATAACATCAAATTTTTCTAGGTTTAAACCAGGTATACCTTCCAGATCTCTTTTTTTAAGTCGGCCTTCTATGTTCAAATAGTAAACCATACGACCATCCTTATAGGATCCTGTGCCGTACTCCGGTCTTTGTGCCGTAGCAGCAAAATCCAAAGATGTCGTGGTTTTTCCACATTTTGGTTGACCAGTTAAAACAACAAAACTTCCTTCTGGAATACCTCCTCCCAAAATCATGTCTAATGCTGGGCTTACTGGTATAACGATTGATTCTTTATCAACAACAGAAGATGCTGACAATATAATCTCATCACCAAAATCTTTTTTTACGCTATCTTTAATGCTCATTATCTATATCCTTTAGTCTATCAAAAATATTTGTTTTTTTAGTATTTGAGACGCCTTTACTGACGGTATTTCTTTCTATAAGAACGTTTTGTTCATTATTTTTTGTTTGAAGAATGTTTTCTTGTCTAACTATAATATCCACCAGATGAGGAGCCCTCAATGAATAAATTTTTTGACCTTCTGGTGTTTTGAGAGCAGCTATAATAGCTTTATCGCTATATTTGCTTAATAGTTTATTAGCAGAAAAAATTTGTGATTTATAAAATTTTTCCCACTCTTTATTGATCCAAAATCTATAATGAAGATCTTTTTTATTTTTTATTGCTAAGTGTTCGCATATAATTTCTGTTATATATTGCGATGCAGAAACAGTTTTACCGTTAGAATACTTTGATAAATATTTATTCGTTTGTATTTTCTTCTGGTTTGTCATTAGATTTATATAGATCTTTACAGGTTTTGGTCAATGATTCTTGTAGATTAACAAAAAAAGTTTCTATAAAAGCTTTGTAGTCAGATACTATAAAATCTATATAAAATTTCTTATTTTCATGATAAACAGTTTCTGGTGCTGTTGTTACATCGTTTCCTTTTTTAAATACCTTACAATTAGTATCAAGTTCTATTATATATGGTATTGGTTTATCTGAATTTGAATTTTCCTTGTCTTCTGCTTCCTCTTCTGTAGAATTATTTAGTGATTCTAAAAAAAATTGTGCTTCTTGTACTTTTGGCAATAATTTATAAAATAGCTCTATCTCTTCTTCGGAGATTATATCAGATACTAGCTTCTGTTTTTCTTCAACTTGTTCTGTTATTTCTTCCATTAACTCCTCGGCTTAAAAATATTTTTGTTAGTGTTTTTATCAGAAACCTTTTTTCTGTTTTCATCCCCTTGTGCAGAAGCGTCCTTTGTCATAATTGCAACAGATTTATTTCTCTTAACAGATGTTTCCATAATCATGAGATTTTTCTTTTTGTCACCAACAACAGATGATGATGTTTTTATATTTGGGTTTTCTGATGCCTGTGTTTGTTTTTCCAAAACACCGTTAACTTGTTTAACGTCTATTGACAATTCCTCGGCAATCTGTTCCGGGGAGTTCTCTTTATAATTTAACCATAATATTGCGTAATTATTTGCTTTACTTAATTTAGCCATTATGAAGCCTCTCTTTCAGCGTTGTTTAACCATGCTATGTTTTTTGTTTTTAAAAAATTTGTATATAGGTCAAATACCTTATAGCTTACATTTCTAAACTTATCAGAAGATCTACAAATTCTATCTAGAAAAGTTTGATTTTTATTGTCTTGATAAATAGCCACAGGATTATGTAATTTTCCATTAGTATTCAATTTAATACTATATCTTATTGATCCATCGTCCCTGGTTATTTTTTTGGCAAATGTGTTATCATTTGCGTCTTTTTGTCTTGGTAGACGGTTTGTATCTAAAAAGTCTTCCATGCCTATTAGTGTATAATATTCTTCACTTATTTCTGGTTTATTTATCGTTTGAGAAAATATATATTCTTCCATATATCACCTTTCATGTCCATGTGGGTTTATTCTTTGGTTTAGGAGTATAACTCATACCTTTTGGTAACGGCTTGGTTTGTTCTTTATTGTCTTTGTATGAATTATGTTTTGCATGTAATGACTGCTTTTGATCTTCACTTAATCTATCTCTATTTCTTAGTGCAAGATCTCCTATTGTCTTTAGTTCCGAGTCGCTTTTTTTAACAGACGTGGCTTGTGATGAAACATCTGATATATAATCTCTTACTACATATTTATTGGAGTTGCAATTTGTACATTTTGGACTATCTATATAATCTCTTATAGAAAAAAATAGTTCAAAGTTCGTTTCACATTTTTCGCAAGTATAACTATAACTAGGCATAAGATTCTGGTAAGTATACTAACCATTCCTCAGGTATCTCGTCTTTTATTTTAAACAGATGGTGTGCTATGGGCAAGTACTTTTGTGTTTTTTGCGGTTTTATTGGTAGATTTATCAGTGGCATATTAGCCTGTTTTGGTGTTCTACTACCCTTTTTTCTATTGCAATTAACACAAGCCGTAACAATGTTTGTCCATGATGTTGGAGATCCTGCGTCATAGTTCCATTGTGATTTTGGAATTACATGATCATAAGTTAAATTATTAATAGAAAATTTGTTACCACAATATTGACATGTATGATTATCTCTAACAAAAATATTTTTTCTAGAAAATGTTACTGTATAGCTTGTTGATCTAAAAAATCTTTTGGTTTTTGCTATGCATGGTATTGGATATTTTTTATTATTAACACCATTGATATAATCATTTTTATAGAAATCAATAATTTCGATCCCATATTTAGGGTTATTTATATATCTCATATGCCATATAATTGCTTTTCCCCAGCCGATAATAGAAAGAGGAGTATAATCAGCATTTAATACTAAGCATTTATTGTTATGTAATTCCATTTTCGTAAGATTCTAATCTAGAAAGAATTTTTCCTATAATAGGATTTCTAACAATATCTTGATTAAATAATTGAGCTACGCCTATTTGATCAACGCCGCTCAAAGCATTTATCAAGTCAATAAATCCTCCTCTCATACTTCTGTGAAGATCTGATTGACTGATATCTCCTGTTAATACCATTTTACTATCATTTCCAAGGCGTGTCAACAACATTTTTAATTGATCATACGAAGCATTTTGACACTCATCTGCTACTATGAAAGCATTATGAAAATTACGTCCTCTCATTAGTCCTAATGGAACTATTTCGATTCTATTGTTTAGTTTTAGACTAGCATAATGGCCCATAGGAATAAAATGACAGACCTCATCTAATATTGGTAATAGATATGGGTGTAATTTTTCTTCTGCTGTACCAGGTAAATATCCTATTTTTTCTCCGCTTTCAACTACTGGTCGAGTAATGATAATTTTTTTAACTTTATCTTCTAATAAGTATTCTAATGCCATACCAACAGCTATATGCGTCTTACCACTACCAGCAACGCCTTGACAGAATGTAATAGTATTTTCTGCAATAGTTCTGATATATTCTTTTTGATTTTCTGTTCTTGGCTTTAGTCTATTTCTATAGATCATACCTGTTGGTTGAACATTGTTGGTAAGATCTATGACTTTGGACTTTTTCTTATTGTTTTTAGTATTTTTTCTCAATGGTTATCTCCACTGGTGATAGTTAAATTAGACAAGCTCCGCCAGCACAACTAATTTCTTCTATTCCAGCAGTATTGTCCTCTGTTTCCAACAGTTGTGTATAATCTACCTTTTTATACGTATCATACAAATCACAATATATTTTCCAATTATATACATCTTTCATGCAGTATGTGAGTCTCTTTAGGTCTCCGTCAAAATATTTTCCTGCAAAGTTTTTCATCTTAGTTATAAACAATAGTTTTTCTTTTGAGTCCGTTTCTTTTGCTTGGTTCATGCTTACATAATCACAAGCAGCCCAAAGATTATTATCAAAAGCATTTAATGCTAACTCAATAAGCCCAGAGCACCACAGGGCTGCATCTCCGTATTCTTTGACTATTTCTCTACTAGTATAAACGGTAGTAAATGGTGCTTGAGGATAGTCTTTATCTCCACTTTGAGGAATAAGACTAATACCAGCAAAATATTTACGATTGTTATAAATATATTTGGTTACATCGTCCCATTCGTCTGGTTTAACGGTAACAGTATTACTAACATTATGACTTAAATATTCCTGAGTACATAGACCTTTATTTTTTCCAGAAAATACCCAATTCTTTTGAGTATCTTTAACGATGCCCAACATATCTACTGCTGGTAGTTGATTCTTTAATTTTGCTCCGTCTGGTACTTCTATTGGAAATTTTATGACTTCATCAGTATTATTAGCCGACCACCTTGATTTTTCACACGCTTGCGGGTTATAATTTTTGAAGTGTTGGTATGGAGCCTCTAAAATATTGGCCTGTACGTGTCTGATATAGCGTTTAGCATGGTGCGGGTGAATGCCGGAACTAGTTCCAAGCATACTTGAAGATGTTCCTTCTGGTTTTAAGCAAGTAACACGAGCGGCCTGATTAATACCAATCTTTTTGGCCATTTCTTTATTTGTATCAACTGCTATCTTGGCTCCTGCTTTTAATACCTTCTCTGATAGTACTAAATCGTGTTTTTCCATGATACCAGTTAGAGAAACACCAAGCAGAGCTTCTCTTTGAAAGATTTTGCAACTAATTTCTCCTAGATAATCTAATTTAGTAAAACCAGCCTGTAGTGTTCCTATAATTGCTGCGGCTTTGCAACGATCATAAAAATCATTTTCGTCCTCAATAGACGAGCAGTTGATGGTAGATAAGTTACAACCCTGCCAACCGCTCTTGCCTGTTGCTTCATCAACGGGCCACATACCTACCTCAACACAGGGATTAAAAGTCATTTCTGTTGAATCACTCCAAATAAATCCAGGCTCACCAAACTCTTTTACACTTTCCATCAACGTTTGAAATTGCTCAAGTGTTGTTTCATCTTTTAGTAATAGAGCAGAATTATTGCTTCTTGCTCTTTGAGGATTATCCATATACCAATTGCCTGTCTTAGCTTTTGCCATTTCTTCATCATCAGCACTAAACAATGCCAAACTAGCTGATCGTCTTACACCACCACTTAAAACAGCGTCACTACTATGCATGATAATATCATAAGCATCAATTGGTCTTAATTTTTTCTGACCATTAGCTATACAACGGTCTAATAGAGTTCTTATTTTTTCTAGACCATTTGCTAGTGGTTCAAATCCTGGTGCTTTACCAACACCAGAACTAAGATCAGAGCCTTTGGGTCTAATATTACTATAGTCGAATACAACGTATGTGTTTTTATACATTTTGAATTCTTCTATAGGTTTACTAAAATAGCTACTAAGAAGAACGCCTAATGCATCGGCCCATCCTTCTATACTGTCTTCGATAACATATTTTGTTCCTTCTCCATTTTCAATTTCGTGTTCTAGTGATGGAAGTTTAGCAACGTGGTGTTTTTGAACACTAAATCCTGTGCCACTACCACATAGTAACAACCAAAAACACTCTTGAAAAAAACGTAGTCTATCACAATAGGAACTTGTGCAATTATAAATTTTTGCATGACGCTTTAGGATAGGATCTCCTCCAAACTGGAGTCCTCTTTGACTTCCTAGTATTTTCTTTTTATACATCATATCGTATGCCCAGTTAATCTCATCAGAGATTCCTTTATCGGCATACATTGTATGCATCATATTTTTAACGCGCTCAACCGCTTCTTTCCATGTTTCTCTTCTGTTTTTTTCTGGTATCCAACGAGCATATTTACTAACAAACGTATAATTTTGAAGCTCCTGAAGCGCGGACATATTATCTCCTATCTAAAATGTTGAATAATGCTAGTATCACCAATGCTTGAAAAGATTTCTGTTGCATTTCTATATTTCCGGCAATACTATTGTAGAAATAAACTAATAACATTAAATATAATACAATCTTGTATATCATAATACACCACACAGTTGTTTCAGCCAAGAAAGATTTGCTTCTACATATTGAACATTAATTCCACTCATAGAAACAAATGTATCAAATCTTTTTTGTGCATCTGCGTCAAAAAGATGAGTTCCATGATTTTTTGACATTACAACTGTGGATATTCCTTCTTGCCACAAAGCCATTATACAGTCATTGCAGCATTGACCGGTAACATAGGCGACACCGTTTTCTGGTCTGATAATACAATTAGAAAGAGCGTTTCTTTCTGCGTGTATCATCCAAGGATATTTTTCTGGTCTTGTGTTTGGCAATATTGTATCATCAAGACCCCTTGGAAAACCATTGTATCCTAAGCCTAAAATACGATTATTTTGATCTGTAATTACACAACCGTGCTGTGTTTGAATATCGTGGCTACGTTGAGAAACAACCTTAGCCAATCCTAAAAAGTAATCTGTCCACGATGGTCTGCTCATACCCTTATGATACAGTATCGTGGCTTATGGTCAAGGGTTGTTTTTTGTAAGTTTGTTATAGACAACAAGACTTAATATACCGCCAGCAACTCCCATAAATATTCCTGCTGGACTCAAACTTTCGTATTGTCCAATAAGATATAGTATTGCGCCACCAGCATAAGACCCAGCGACTCCTAGAGCAACTGTTTTAACAAAACCGAAATTTTCCTCTCCGGGGACAATAGCCTTTGAAATACTGCCGACTAGAAGACCGTATACTAACCATGTTAATAAACTAAGCATTTGATGCCTCCATTAAAGTATATACTTCATCCTCCGTGAGATTAATTCCAGTTCCCATTATACTGTATTGTAAAGCCTTGCCATAAGCTTTGTATTGTTCTTTTGTAAGATGTTGTTTAATAATTCTTTGTAGTCTCCATCTATTGAGTAAAGAATCTTTTAGTATAACATCTTGTATATCTTTTTTCATTAAAGAAACAGATTCGTTTTTATCTTTTAGTAATTCTCTATTTTTTCTACATTCTTGAATTACTCGGATTAAATTTAATATAACTCCGATTACGATAATAATGGTTAAAGGATCTATTCCATAGTCTTGTTCTTTCGGTAATTGCATATTTGTTAAAACTTTTTTTGCAATTTTTTCTACCGCAGCATTATTATTCATATATTATCTTTCTACTGATGGTACGCATCCACAATTTTTACATTTACAACTTTTGCATTTACAATTTGGGTTCGTACATTTATCAGATTCGCCATATAATTTAATTTCTGGATGGGTTACAGAATCTTTTGATTCTGGCTCACAGTATCCGCAATCAACCATCTTTATACCATCTCCGCTAAGATACTTTCCCGTTCCTTTACAAACAGGACAATCTTTTCTTGGATATTTTTTTTCTTTGTCTATATGTTTTGCTTTTATAATACCTCCAACAAGAGTAACAGGCGCTGTTGTGGATCCATTATATCCATAACCAGAATATAGCAAGACAGAGCCTATCAAACACAGACCGATGATTTTATTCATCTGTTTTTCTCCAAGGCAAAATTTTTCTTTTTGGTTTAGGAGTGTCTATTTCTTCAACACTTTTTGGTGATAATATTTTAATTACCCCCAATATAAAACTGGCAAGTATACTCAGTAGTCTGTTTAGTGCTATCTTATCTAATAATTTCATAAATAATCCTCAAAACCATATGAAGGAAGTTTTTGAACAGGAAAACCGTCGAACTGACTAAATGCGTAAGCCCCATTTTGACTTAACATCCCTGCTGCAACATCTGCTTGAATTAAAAACGATCCGTCTGGTATTTTACCCCAAGATGGATGACCACCATCATTCCACTTACCCCAACTATTTTGTACTAAAAATGCTGGCTCGCTACCAGTATCATCGCAAGCGATCCAGGCCATAGCATGAGCCCAACTACCACTAACTCTTGCAAATCCTTTACTATCTCTTTTATTACTAAATCCATAGCTAGAACATACCGCTAAACCATATCCATTGGCTAAAGCGTCTCGTGCTTCTTCTATTGTTTTTACTAAACTTACGGTTTTAATTTGATGATCGTTAGCAAGATCAATAACCGGATCTGGCAATCCTCTACTACCCCAGCCAGCACCAAGACTACCGTTATATTTGCTAAAGTCTGCTATGCCTTTATAGTTTTTTCTAACAATGACACCACCACTTTGACTAACAAATGTCGCCGCTCTGGAGCAACTCATTCCTTGACCACCATGACCACGAGCACCATAAATTGCTTCTGTGGCTCCTCTTGAAATCCAAGATTCTTTATCTCTATGAACATCAATTTCTACTGCTCTACTTACATCTACGGCATTACGAGTTGCATGACTAACACAATCTCCAGTGGTTTGTCGTTCATTGTAAGGATTGCCATCAAATTTTAACACACTTTTAAATGGTGTGCTAAGCTTACCTTTGCCACTATTTTTAATTCTTTTCGCTCCATCACCAAAGTATGCGTATTTTGAATTTTCTAGCAGTTCATTAAATACGTGCTCTTCCCAAAGGCATCCTTGAAAACCTTTTCTATATTCATTATATAGATCATTAGGAGATAATCTTGCCATTATTTGCTTCCTTCATTACAGGCCCATGCTAATGCTCTAAATGCTTCGGCAGATTTTTTCCTTAGATCAGCATCTAAAGGAACAATATCGTCTCCTGTTTGCATCATAATTACAGATTGTGCGGCTTCTGCTAGTCCCGGATATTTCCCCTTTATATTCATTCTTAACATAGCCCCACAAAGACTGTTTGCCTGACGAACTTCTTCTGTGGTTTTTACAACTTCATCTTCGCCATCAAGTTCTATTAGTGTTGCCAAATCCATATACAAATCAGACAGTCTAGCAGCATCCTTTTTCCTATCTATTGAACCATTTGACAGAGCATCTGTAACTAGTTGACATTTATCTCTTAGTTCTTTTTCTTGCGGTGGTGTTACCACAACGATTGTGTTGTTATTATTTGGATTAACTATAGGAAAATTAAAATTTGGTTTAAATAATCCTAACAATAATAATCCAATCCCAACAATTAATAATACTTTATTATTCATACTTTTTCCTCATTGCAAACTACTGGACTCAGATAAGGAAACATTTGATCAGCAACCTTGATGGCTTCTGTGCATTGTGCTTTAACTGCCAAGTCTCTTGTTTTTTTCCAACTAGTTACTAGTTCAAAAAATACATCCTCTTTTGTTTCAACGCCAACGCTATTATTAGTTGCCGCTGGAACAGGTTTTGCAACACCTTGCTTTGAACTAAGCAATCCATAAACCTTGTCTACTAATTGTTTAATCACTAAAGAAACAGGATTTAATCTATCCTTAAATAAAACCCATGCTATAATTGCTACTCCAGCATATAGGGCTAAGTCCGTTGGCCCCAGAGAAGATGCGAACTCGTCAAAACTCTGAGCGTAATTCATACTTGACCTTTCTGTAGAAAAATTCCTGTTTGTCTAAAAATCGAAACTGTTGCGTCTATGCTAGATGAAACTAGAATCATAAGTACTTTTTTCACATAGCTATGTATGATAGGTTCCAAAAGATTAGGAACAAGAGGAATGTCTATTATAGTGAAAGTGGTATCATAAAAAGTATTGATATACTCTATAGCTATAGCTTTCTTATCTTTACCTTCTAAATCTTTTGCTATTGCTTCTATGATTTGTACTGTGCTAGCAACTACTAATTGTAGTGCTTTCCACGCCTCACTTAGGGCTACGCTTTTTAGGTTTTTTAGCGACTGTTTTAGTTCTGCTGTTGTTTTTTCTGCTTGTTCTAGTACTAGTTCTTTTACTGTCATCATTATTCTCCTTTTGTTCGGATGGTGCTGTAGATACTAATTTTTCTGTTTCAACTATTTTTTTAACTTCATTACGACCTTTAATATATTTAGCTAATATCCATACTTGTCCACTAATCAGTATTATACTTTCAACAGCATGAGATACTACGGATATTAATTCTTCTTTTTGTTCATTTTCTGTTAATAGTCCTGTTAAATATAGTCCGCTAAATACGAAGCTAACTAATGTGAACCAAAATTCGCTAGTTTTATACCCAGCTTTTATTGTCATGAAGCACTATCTCCAGCATAGTAGCGTGGTTCATCAAATCTAGCATCATATTTGCTTTCGATATCAGTAATTGTAGGAGAGTTTTTAACATAAGTTTCTATGGTCGAATATTCACCAGTGCGAGTACACGACACTAGTGCTGTTCCGTTTTTGACTGGTTCGCCACTAACCGCTGCTTGAATATCATTGGCCATATTAAGATTCCTTTATTAATAAATATTAAAGATATTATCTATATACACCGAATCTAATTAGTTACTACTACTACTACTGCTGCTGCTGCTTGATTGAGTACTACTACCAGAGGAACTACTGCTAGACGGAGGTGCTGACGGACATACAGACGTCACGCCCATATCATAGGTATCTCCTCCTGGGCCAGAACCGCCAACTTGTGTCCAATCATTTTGCACGTAATCCGTAGCGCTATATAAAGCCGATCCACCAACAGATGTTGATATGACATATTCTGTTCCGGTCCAGAATAAATAATACGTGTTACTATATTGATAGTATTCTCTATTATTATAGAATCCACCACTAATAAATGAACCATTCATGGGTTCGATAAATCCACAGGTTAGTATAGATATTGGACCTTGAATCGGAACACTAACTTGAACAACTTCAACACTAGCGACCCAATAGACATCTTCTGATGCGCTGTTATATGAACACGCAATATTTAAGTAAGGATCGTTGGATAATTGTTCGATGCTAATATTACAATCCCATCCAGCATCGTCTTCATGAATAACGGTTTTAGTAGAAGCTGCGTCTGGCAATATAAAGCAGTTGCTAAAACCATCATTAGCTCTATTTTCTATTCCTCCTTCAAATTTATAAACGGCTGTTTCGCTAGGAAAATTAGAAGTAGAACCACTTCCCCACCCGCCATTACGTCTACCAACAACCTTTATTGTAAAATACCAACTGGTCCATGGAGGAACATATAAGTACTGAGATCCTGACATATTTCCATCCAATTTTAGATTCACTGTGGTGGATGTATTATCTCTTCCTCTTAAAATAAATTTTCTAGTTTCAGCGTCTCCAGCATCATTAAATGAGCCAGCAGAATAGGTTTGTTCACAGTGTAGAGAAGCAACACCAGAAATACCTCCAACTGTAACACCACTTGTATAGGTTGTAATATAGTTATCTAAACCACCTAAAATTGTACAATAATTTGAGTATGTGGATATATAATTACCGCTTCCTCCAACAATAGAGGTGTATGGAGAATATGATGATATTGTATTTGCTCTTCCTCCACCTATAAAACCATAATCTCCATAGACTTGATTATTTAGTCCACCTAATACAGAGCTGTAGTATACAGAAGAATAGTTTGATTGTCCACCTACAATAGTTGCATACTGTCCATTTGCTACGTTTTGATAGCCTCCAACTATAACGCTTTGCGGGCCAACCAAATTTGATTGACCTCCAACAACTACGCTCTCATGACTATTGGATAGTGTCTGATTATTATTTCCGCCACCAATAAAACTATAATTTGATTGTATTCTATTATTTGATCCACCGCACATTACACTGTAGTTACCTTCAGTAACTTGATTGATAGAACTTCTTGATCTTTGTAAATCTATAGAATATTGTCCTCTAATATTTCCAGCAATATCTGCTTGTAAAGATCCAGTACCAGTAGGCACGATATATAAAGATCCATTACTATTTGTAGCAAAAATAGTATTACCATCTATTCTTATATTGTCTATAGTTAGCAACGCTCCGCTTATACTACTAGAGAATAGTCCGCTACCAGTAACATTTAATAAAGATCCATTAAAAGTTAAATTACTTTCACCATTGATACCATTGACGGAACCAGTACTGGTGAGTATTCTATTGTCTCCACTATTGGCTATAGTTGGTAGTACACCACTAACACCACTATTGAAGTCTGTGATGTTCGATACCGTATGAGTGTGACCAACAACGCTATAATTGCCACTTGGCTGTAGTCCTGTCACTTCTATAGTATGCGTTCCTGCATTGTTGCTTATGACAACATAACCAGATCCGATTATATTTTTAACTGGTAATAATCCACTCACGCCGCTAGCAAAATTCGTAATATCGCTAACAATATGAGAATGTCCCACCAAACTTAGTCCTGTGGTCGAAACAACAAAAGAATTAGAGATATCATTGTATGATAAAAGTATTCCAGTTCCACCAACAAACAATCCGCTTCCTACTCTATCGTCAACCGCTTCATTGAAATCAGAGATATAAGAACTATCTAGTCCGCTAACATTTATTGTTAAAGTATTAGAATTATCGTCATGAACAATGCTAACGCCACTGCCTTGTTGCACAAATGTTGCAACTAAATCTCTGATAACTTCATCATCAGCACCAACATACGGCAATAATGCCCAAGGAGTAGATCCATTCCCTATTTTTAATTTACCAGTATCTTTTTCAAATCCCGGTTCTCCTAACGATAACACAGCACCGGATGGAAAAGCAGAATTATTCCACTCTGATGCTGTTCCTCTTTTAAATTTTATATTGAATGGCATAATATATTAGGTTCTTTCTATTCTTTCCTCCAAAGCTTCCAATGTTTTTCCAAGAGTGGCTATTTGGACTTTGAGTTCGTTTAGTACTTCTGTGTTTCTTTGTAAAGCATTAGCAAAAGCAGATTGAATCTCTTTATTGCTATTTAATCGTTCCATAATAAACTGTCTATCTTGTAAATATGGACTTTTGCTTTCTACCATCTCAGCAACCTCTGCTTTAGTTGCCATATTTTTACCAATAGCAAACCAAAAACCTATAAGAGTTATAATAATTCCAATACAAGTGGTGGCTATGCTTTCCCAAAAATGAACAATTGATTCTGACATATTATAAACCCTTATTATGAAATAAGCCAACGACACATCATAGTATCATTGGCTTATTATGTGTCGAATTGTAAATTAAATTATCAGCCTGTTTTGCTCTTATAATCATCTAGCACTGGAGCTAGCTTACCCGTCTTGTAAACAAGTTCGCCAGGAACAGAGCGAGTGGGACTTGCTGCTTGATCTGTAGATGTTGCTGATGTTGTGTTACCAGCATTGTTCCAGAAAGCATCAACAGCAGTTGTTGGAGTTGTTGTCCAAGAGCCTGAATAGATATTCCAGTAACCAGCACGAATAGCTGTTGTGGTTCTGGTGCTTCTAACTTTTTCTTGACGATGAATACTTCTAATTAATCCTGGTTGATCAGCAGCACTACGAAGAACAGTGTTACTAACACCGGCTAATGATGTTGTGACCTTTTTGGCTACTGGCGACTGATTGTTATAGGCAAAAGTACCAGCGCTAACAGCCTTATCCGAAACATCATCATTTAATACTGTTGAAGCAAATACTTCTTTATTGTATCGTGATACTCCAACATTATCTAATTTTGTACTTGATGTTCCCACTCTTGCGGCTGCTCCACCATTACCACCAGCGCCGCTACCTTTAGCATTTGGAGGAACCGAATCATAGTCTGTTCCATTAACTTTAGCAGCATATACTTGAGTTAGTGACATTTTATCTCTCCATATGGTTTGTGATAGACTAAATTATCTATACCCCAAATTTATTATAACACAACAAAATTACTAGTTTAATTTTTGACCACAAATGTTAGCCATTTTTTTAAGACTATTAATAGTGTGACATTTTATACCAAAAACGCTAGATGTTTTTTGTATTAGATCAATATGAGAATCGTTCCATACGTTACCATTAGAAATAAGCTGTATTTTATCAACCTTTTTGCTAATTAAACCGCAAGCTAGTATATTATCAGATAAATTATCTAATAAATATCCTGTAGAGGGATATATAGTTTTAATATCATGTCCTATCAAAATTTGTGCGGCTTTATACATTAATTCTAGGGTGAATACTCTATATTCCAGGATATATCTTATTTCAATTCCTTGTGGATCACACAATTCTTTGACCTTAGTAATATCTTCTCTAAATTTATCATATTTTCTGTTACATAAAAAATATGAAGGACTAACTATTTCAATAATATCGCATCCTGATCTAATGCAATTCTCAACAGATATTAATCTAGACTTTTGGTCCATGACGCCCAATGGATAGTCTATAACGCAAGCTAACTTTATAGATAGTGGTAATAAAGATTTAGCTAGTTTAACTGATGTTGGTAAAACAGATATCGAATTTGGTCTAAGATTTATAGCATCTGTTATCAGATTTTTTGTTTCTGTTTCATTACTAGCGATATCATAATGAGCGTATTCTATATATTTCATTATATTTTTTTTGCATAAGTTTTGAGATAGTCTATATTAGGAAATTTTTTTGTACCCAATACTCCGTCAGCAAAACCATATTCTACCGCTTCGTCGGCGGTTAGAATCCAATCTCTTTTTGTTGCCAATTGTGTTACTATGTGTTTACGAGCCATTAATCGTTTCCAATTTTTGTCTCTACATATCTTACTATTCATACACCTATCCGTAAATATATCTATCATCTTCTCGCTCTCTTTTTCACTCCATTGAATCATACTTAAAGCCGCTTTATGTTCGTTGTCAACACTGATAGAGCCGTAATGAACTAAAAAATTTACATTTGGCATCAATACTCTGAGACTAGCTCCCTGTAACAAAACAGTACTACTGGACTCAACTTTTGAATATGCTAAAATTATAGTTCTTGCTTTGGAATGTTTCAGAGTATCGTATATTCCCAAGCAATCCTGCCAGTCTCCTCCTGGCATATGCATATGAATAAGAATTGGTTCCAATGATAAAGAATTTAAATATCTGAGATTCTTTTCAAAGATTACAGCAGATCTATAGTCCACTCCAGGTTCGTCATCACTATCACAAAAATATGAGTGTAAATACATTTCTCTATTATCAACATCTATGTTGTAATTATGTAAATTATTCAACCTATATTCTGTATAATTTTTTTCTTCAGTATTGTTGTGTTTGTTCATGTTGTTTGACGTTATTCTCTATATTTTTCATTACATCTCTATCTTCAAATACCTTGCCTATGCCAATTCTAAATCTATATCTTGTAAAAATATCTAAAGTTTCCACACCATCTGTTTTTTCGATTATATTCGCTATTTTTTTGGATAGATTAAAATTTGTGTGGCCAATCCAAAAATTAAATATTTTACTGCTCGCTGTATATTCATTATAAGGAATTAGACCCATAGGAGTAGCTATAACTCTTATGTGTTTTCCTGGTTGCTGTAATTTGTTTACAGATTCTTTATCCTCTGATATACTATCGCTATCTTCTTCATCGAAAAAATTGTTTACATCACTATCGACATCTATTTCATTTTCATCGTATCCTAAAAATGGATCTCTCCATTTTTCCCATACAATATAATTCATGTTTTTTCTTCCATAACATATGTTTTAAATGCTTTTGATGGTTTAATTAATGGATCATTAGTATAAGATGATATTGTTTTTTTAAGAGATAAATATTGTTTCAAAAAAAATAGTATATTATCATAAAATAGCAGATGCTGATTAGATATTTGTTTTTGTTCTTCCATATTATGATATAATAAATCTATCAAATATTTGTTATTATCACAAATTAATGATAAGAAATATGCAATTTTTTCACATTTAGATATACTAGAACTATTAGACAAGATATCCTCAACATCTGTATTAACTTTACAAAATATCTGTTCTGTTTCTATATTAGCAGATAAAGTTACTGTAACGTCTGTTGGTTCAATATCACTTGATAATTTTGTATCTGAATCTATTATTTTTGGTTTTATAAAAATCGATATTAGTTTTTTTATCAAAGCATACATACTAATTTTCTTAGAGTATCATAGTGTGCAACATATGGTTTTATATCAATCCAATAACTATTATTTAGTGAAGTATTGTTTGGTATAAAAATACCATAAAATATTGCTGTAATTAATGTGTTCGATTCTTCATCATACGATAGTTCAATGTTCAATAGTTTTGGTCTAGACCATTCGAAACTTATATTAACAGATTTTTCAAATAATAATTTTAATATACTATCTAAATTTAGATTATGTTTTTTAGGATTTAATGTGGATATATCTATTTGAGGAAAAGATAATGAATCCTTATCATTAGATACAATATTGATAGTATCATTATTGAGACCAGCAGTATATAGTATACCAATAACTATAGTTTTATTATTCATTATTGATTAATTGATTCTCTAATAGTATTTAGGGCCTTCTGAATATTTTGTCTAACAGCTTCTCTGGTAACAGAAAATTCTCTTCCTATATCTGCGAGTGTTTTGTTGTCGTAGTAATACATTATAAGCTGCTGTCTTTGTTTTTCAGAAATCGGGGCGCTATCTATTAGGTTCTTCATATCATTGCTTAAAACTTCTCTTGATTCTTCTTCTTCTACAATATCTGCTGGATTTGCTGCTGTGTTTTCTGTATAATGCATAGCATAGTGATCATTATATTTAGCTTGTTTTTTATTCTTTTTAAATTTTGATGTAATATATGTTTTAATCGCCCATATAGCACATTGATTTCTGTATGAGTACATACTCTTACCTAATCCCGTAGTTTTTCCTTTTCTGTTTTTATCCCAATTCCAATCGGCCATCATAATAGCTCCAGCTATTTCGGCCACAGTTTCATCATTGCTTAACATTTCCTTGGATAAGCCAGGATAAAATTTAGAAGCAAATTTAGATATGGTTTTTTTAGCTATATTGGTATAGTTCTCTAACGTATCAAATTCCGAAATCATTATTAAGTCCTCTTGTTAAGTCCTAGAAACAAAAATTTATTTGGTCAATCTTTTCCATTGATCAGAGTCTGGTCTGTCTTTATCTCCTGGTTTGGCTGGTTTATAGTTTTTGCCCATTTTTTCTCTTTTTTTGCGAATATTCTCCCATAGGCCCGGACGATTCTCTGCTGCTTCTGTATCGGTTTCCGATGGTCCGAACATTACAAAATTATGAATTGTGATCATATAGTCTTCTGTCACAGCGATTTTACCTTGTAACCAGCTTTCTGTCAAGTTTTCTTTTACGGAAGGTTGTTCTAGAGCATTTATTATATTTTGAGCGTGTGTCATGATGGATTTGATAGATCCAACACTCATCTCAAAGAAATCATTTTTGTACTCCATCATCTCTTGTTCAACAGACTCTTTTTCCATCTTATCTACTTGTGTAAAGTCTTGTCCTTTGGATTTTTTAATTTCCATTAGTTTTTGTTTGAGAATCTCTAATTCTATTTCTTTTTCTAATTTTTCTATCTCCATTTCCATTGGATCGTCTTCTTCTTCAGTATCATCTTCGCTTTCATCTTCATAATCGTAATCGTTCATAGTATCAACCATTTCACAAGCCTGACCTGTTTTAACTCCTAATTTTTCTTTTGTTGCTTCTGGTAAAGCGGCAACAAATTCTGGTCCTTTACGTTTAGCCATGTTATATAATTTCTTTAGAAAAGTATCATAACTCATCTTACCTTTCATACGACCAAAATTACTAATAGCGTCAGGTATATCCTGTGGAGATACTATTGGAAAAGATCTTGTTTCAGGAAATAGGAAATCGCTGTCTTTTAGTTCGCTACGCTTTTGGCCTTTATAGGTTTTTTGAGCCGCACTGGCAAGAGTTTCATTTACGGAATTAAGAATATCATTATATCTTGTCATTGTGATACCTTTCTGCTTTGTAATTTAGCGAATAATTATTATATTTAAACTTGTAAAGTTAAGAAATTATCAACGCCCATTTGTTCTATCAATTTTAGATAGCTCTCATATAAAGCTATACCATCTTCGCTTCCTTGCAAGAGTGGTATCATAATATTTGCAGTAATTTCATCTCCAATAGATCTAGCAGCAACAATTGTTTCTCTCTCTACTTTAGAAGCTTTACGAACACTATCCAAATTATATTGGATTAGGGCTACCATATCATGTCTAGTCCATACTGGTTGATTTATAGATAGTGGTTGATAATTAACATCAAAAAACTCTAGTCTCTTTACATTTTCTGCGGCGTGTTGGTGTTCTTGTTCCGCATCTTGTTTTATAATATTAGCAAGTTTTTTATATCCCCATCTTTCTAGATGCACGGCCTGTGCTGTTAATGCTGTACATTGTTCCCAATGAATATTTAATGATTGTTTTAACAGATCAATGACTGTTGAGGAACTATATCCTTCTACTGTTTGGGCCTGTGAGGAATTTTCTTGTTGAGATAAAAGTTCCTGAATAGTTTTTTCATCGCTCATTATTATTCCTTTATTAAACTAGGTCTGAAACGTTGGGATTTGACCAAAACTTGCAACTCCAATATCGAGCCTTCCATTTTGGACCGGCATTATCGCAATTGTGTCTTGCTCGAAAATTTTTACGCCTATCTGGATCGTCTCTTTTGATTTCCATATTTGGATCACCAAAATTAACTTTTACCACATTTCCTTTTTCATTTTTAACATAAACACTAAACTTTTTAGGACCGCTTGGAGTTCTAAATGGTTTATTTAACTTAACTTTTTTATTTGATTTTTCTGCTGATATGACTTTATCATCTTCATCGTATATTTCAGCGCATTCGGACTCCCATACAAATTCATTCCATTCGTCATCCCATTCACAATTACTAGCTAATAGATTATCACAAACATCTTCTAATAACGATGACTTGCTTTTTTTAGTTTGTCCTAAGCAAATAGCAATTCTCTGTTGAACATTGGGATAATCCTTTTTCATTGTTTCGTTGCCCATGCAGCGACCAACAAATTTTTGTTTATCCTCATTCGGTTTTGGTGATGGTATTGGCATATAGTATCTCCTGTTATACTATGATATACACTGAATTAATTGTTTGGCCGCATGTTGCCAAGAATATTTTTGACCAGTTTTTACTCCATTTATATTAGTTCTAATATTATTTTTATATACATATCTCATATATTCTATTGTTTGATCTATTTGTGTCTGGCCAATTTTAGCCCAATTACCGTTACCCAAGAACCATTTTCCATCAAACGCCGTTTCTGTATCAGTAATATCAATTAAAAATGCGTTATCTTTATCGCAAAATTCTGTATGTGCAGAGTAGTTTGTGGTGATAACCGGTTTATTCATTGACATGACTTCTAATAATTCTAGATTCCATCCTTCTGCTCGTGAAACAAATAGTCCGCAATCTGCTCGTGATATTAAATTAGCAACATCATTTTGAGTTTTAACCCTAGGAATAATTCTTATTTTTGATGCTAATGGTCCAGACGAATAAAAACTATGCCATTCGTCCATTTCTTTTTGAGAAAAACACGTTGGATCCGACGAGCCCATTAACCACAATTCGACATTATCATTGACAGAAAATGCTGAATTAAATAAATTCAATAAAATATCATATCCTTTTCTTACTTCCCATTTTCCTATCATGATAAAAACATAGGGGTCGTCGTCCTTTTTTGCGTTTTTATCTGATAATGTGTGATCAAAAATAGTACTATCTATACCTAAATGTACAATATTAATATTTTGAGTCATCCCATTATCTATTAATACATTTTTAGCCCATTGTGATGATACGATAAGTTCATCTGGAACTTTTAAATGTTTCTTCTCTAGATCATTAAACCTGTCTAACTCAAAAAATGGAAAACCAAAATACTTACCAGTACCTACTCTTAGTTCCAAATCAAATTGATGCCATATCTTTACGCATGGGGATTTTGGGTCATACTCATTATTTATAATACTACCAAGCAACTCATCATCTTCTTGAGTATCTAGAGGAGGAATATATCCTGGTTGCACAGTAATCGGATGAACGTGAATATCGCAGCCGAGATGTTTAGCGTTTTTAGCTAAGTTCCATCCCACAACTCCATATCCCGTATAGCCCATAGGGCTCATTAAAATCATTTTATTGTTCATTTTTCATATACTCTGTTGTGTGTGTTATTTACTTGAATGAATGTTGTTTTTTTGCCAAAGTCTTTAATTTTTGTAGCTCCAATATATGTACATGCGCTTCTTAATCCTCCATAAATATCTTGAAGAATTTCGACAGCTTTACCTTTATACGGAACGGTGACACATTTTCCTTCTGCTGTTCTGTATGTCGCCACCCCATCATGATGCTTGTCCATAGCATTTTTGCTACTCATGCCATAGTATTGTAATGATACTTTGCGTTTTTCAACATCAGGAGATTTTGGATCGAAAGGTTGCCATCCTCCGCTTCTCATTTTCCATTCATATTTCCATTCTCCTTCACATTCATCAGCACCAGCAAACATACTGCCAAGCATTACAAAATCACTATTACCACCAAAAGCTTTGCAAATATCTCCAACTACTTTGCACCCACCATCAGAACAAATATGACCACCAAGACCATGAGCAGCGTCAGCACATTCCATTATGGCGCTCAGTTGTGGGTATCCTACGCCAGTTTTTAAACGAGTGGTACAAACACTACCCGACCCTATACCAACCTTGACTATATCAACTTTTCCATGAATGATTAGTTCTTCTGTCATCTCTGGAGTAACCACATTTCCGGCCATTAAAATAATTTCAGGAAATAATTTACGAATATGAGCAGCAGTTTTTACAAATTGTTCTGTATATCCATTTGCAACATCAAGACAAATATTTGGAAAATACCCATTACTACTTTTTATAGTGTTAAAAACTCTCTCCAGTTTTTCTATATCTTTTTTAGATGTTCCAGTAGAATACCATATGAGTTCTGTTGGTTCAATAAATAAATTTACTAAAACATCTTCATCATAATGTTTATGTAAACAGGTAATTGAGCCAAGAGGAGATAATGATCTACCCATAGAAGATGTTCCAACCGTGTCCATATTGGCAACCATGATAGGAACACAACTAAGTTCTCTAGGACTGTGAGCAAATCTAAAACTTCGTGCTAAATCAACTTCTGATCTACTTTTTAGTGTTGATCTTTTTGGACGAATAAGAACATCATCAAAATCTAGTTTAGTTTCATTAATTATTTTTTGCATATTATTTTCTTAATAAGTTATAGTTTTTTATAAAATATTCTATTGTAGAATTTAATCCATCCTCTATTGAGGTAAAATTGAAATCTGGAAATAATTTATTTATTGTTGTATCATGACTTGATCTAATCATCATACCTTCTGGTTTGGATTTGTCAAAAACAATATTACCATGAAAACCCATAATTTTTGCTATATTAGTAACGATTTCTTCTATAGAATAACAAATGCCTGTGGATATGATTATTTGTTCCGGAATTTCATTATCGAGCATTATTTTTAAAAGATCAGCAACGTCCTGAGCAAAAACAAATTCTCTTTGTGCTTTTCCAGAACCCCACACCTCCAGATTTGTATTATTTAATTTTGCTAAATAGGTTTTATGAATTAATCCCGGTATCACATGGCTATCATTTAGATTATAATTATCATTTAATCCATACATATTGCTTGGAATAATGCACGATGTCTTTATGTTGAATTGTGTTTTTAAGCATTTCGATCCTATACTTAGTATCCTTTTTCCGTGAGCATATCCATAATTGGATGGGTGTGGTTCTCCTTGTAGAAGATATTCATTTATTAGTGGATTATTTGCATCTTTGGGAAAGATACATCCAGATAGCATAAATATAGAATTATTGAGACTATATTTTTGACATGCTTTTAAAATATTAAGATTAATTTGTAAATTATCTATTAAAAAATCATATGGGTACTGCGAATTAGCACTTACCCCACCCACTTTTGCTGCTAAATGCACAAGTTTTGATACGTTATTATTTTCTATAAAATGACATAGTTGATCAAAATTATAAAGATCGAGTTGAGATCTTGTTGGTTTTATTCCAAAATCTATACAATGACCCAACAATCCATTTCCACCAGTAACAAGTATATTACTGCTCATACAAACTCCAGATTTTCATTCATTAGTCCCCAAAAATTATCATTAGCATTAAAAAATTGTGGCATTATTCCATATGGATTCATTATTGATCTATAGTCTTTTCCAGCATCATGATGATCTAGATGAAAAAATATTATTTGATTGTCCTCAAGATCTCCTCCAAATTTATATTTTTGTGATAATCTAATATGTAATTCTATATCCTGCCATCCCCAGTATGGCAGTTCTTCCCACCAACAGGTGCTATCCTGACCTATTTTTCTAGACATTAAAAGAGACATGGCTCTACCGTCAAAATTTGTAATATTAATTTTATCATGACGAAATGATGATAAATTACTATTAGAAATAAATTGATCTGTATCTAAAAAAGATTGAGCATCGTTATAAGATGGTCTGGGTAGGTGGTATCTTGATCCCCAAAAAAATGTATCGTGATTATTTTGTATAGATAAATTTTGAGTAAAATCTACTAGCCTAGCAAAATTTTCGTAGGTTATGAAACAATCAGAGTCCCAAAAAATAACATATTCACCAGAACTTCTTTGAAATGAAACATTATAGGCATGGGCTATAGAATAGTCTGACTGTTTGCTATATTTTTTTCCAATATTCTGTGGAACATAAACACATTTAAAATTTGTATGTCTATTTTCTAGAATAGAATCAACTATTTTAGTATCGCTACCCCAGTCACATAATATAACTTCAATTTTAGGATTATTTAATCTGTGTAAATTATCGCAAAGTTTATTTAGACTTATTTTTAATCTTTGATCAACTCCACCTCGCCCATTAACATCACATCCATACTTATCATTTTTGCCTTGTAATAAAATAGATAATAACATATCATTGTGTCCTTAAAAATTCATACCATTTTAATGTTGATAAAATACCATTTTCTGTATTTATAAAATTTTTAGTGCCAAACTCTTTTTCATATTTCTCTATACTAATACTAACTTTATTTGGGTTTCCAACCATAGTATTATTTTTATCTCCATACGAGATTGTACTATTTGTATGTTTGGCGATAGTTTCTGCTATTTCTTTTATAGACGTTTGTTTTTTGCCCGTAAGATTATATACAGTCGAGGATCCTTTGCAGATAATATCTAAAATCATTTGAACCATATCGCTAATATAGCATAGTGTTCTGGTTGCGGATCCATCGTCGATAAGATTTATTTGATTTGATTCTAGAGCTTTGTTAATTAGATCATTAATTACTCTAGAATCATTTAATTTGCATCCAGGTCCATAGGTTGTGCTGATTCTTCCTATTTTTATATTTGCTAAATTGGACATACTTAAGCATATTGTTTCGCCACATCTTTTTGATTCTATATAGCATGATCTAGGGTGGTCTGTTGATGTTGTACCTATGTCTTGTTCCGATATTGCTTCTTTATTCAATCCGCTATATATCTCGCTGCTACTGCAATAAAAGAACGTGCCACCTTTATTTAGAAGTCTAAAAAGATTCATTGTGACAGAAGTATTAAGTTTTATAGTTGATAATTTATTATCTAAAAACTTATTGGGTTGAGCATATCCAGCTGAGTGAATAATAATGTCCGCCCCATTCAGATTTTCTGCAAAATAATTTTCTATAAAATTTATTAGAGGATCCTCTGTTAAATCTCCAACTATTGTTGTAGAACTTTCAAAAAGATATTTAAGATAATCCGGAACACTGCTATTTATGCAACATATAGTGTTGATAGCGTATGTTTTTTTAAGTTGATTTAATAGTGCTAACAAATTAAGTCCAATTAGACCAGAAGCTCCTGTTATGAGTATGGTTTTATTATTGAGGAATTGATATTTTGTAATATCTATATTTTCGTAGGATTCTGATATTAATTTATGCATTCTATGATCTTTTTTTGTATTCCTGATATATCTAAATTAAGTTCTTTGTCGTGTTGTTCTTTAGATCCATAATTATACAAAAACTTTCTTGGTATACCTATATTAGTTATATTATATAATCTATTATCTAGAGTATTTGTGACAATATAGTTTGTGGTTCCTTTATAGAAAGGTTCACATATAATAATTTTTGAATTGAAGTGTTCAAGTAAAACTTTTTCATCAAATGGCCATATTGTATTATAATACAGTAGTGTTACATCTAAATTTTGTGTTGCTTCAAAAACTTGTTGTAGCATAGGTCCGTAGCATATAATTGTAGCTTTTGATCCTGTTTTAACTATATTAGCTTTTCCATATTCGATATCAAAATCTAAAGAGTGTTCGGTTTCGCTAAGTCTAAAATATTTTGGATTATTATTTGTATATGTTGCTATCAATAATTTGTCTAATTCTTTAGAATTCCCTGGAATCATGATGCTCATATCTTCGATTGTTAACATCAAAGATATATCTCCTGGACAATGATGAGTACAACCAAGTCCAGCATAATCATATGATGATCCAACACTAATAAAATTTCCATTTAATTTTTGATAGCCAAAATCTATTTTTATTTGTTCAAAAGCTCTTTCTACAAGAAATGGAGCAATTGTATGTACGAAAGGAATAAGTTTATTTTTAGATAAACCAGCAGCTAAACTTACTGTGCTTTGTTCTAGTATTCCTATATTATATACCCTGTCTTGTAATACTGTAAGTTCTTCATTAAAAGCAAAAACACCTATATCTCCTAGAAGTAAGACAGTATCTTGGTCTCTATAAAGAATATTTTTTAATGTTTTAGCAAATTGTTTTCTCATATTTTTTTTACAAAAATAGCATCTCCGTGAAAATCTTGCCATAAATTTATTTTTTCTACAAGTTCAAAATTATAACTTGTCAATAGATCAATAATATCTTGTAGTTTTTTTTGTCCAATATATAATTCTTTAGTTGACCATTCTGTCATTATTGCCTTAACGTTGTCTAAAATATTTTTTGCTCCATCTAATATTTCCCATTCTGATCCTTGAGTATCTATTAAGAGTATATCTGGCTGGACTTTGTTATGAGTACAATATTGGTACAATGTTGTTACATCTACATCTATTTCTTTTTCTAGGATTGTTTGACTTAACATTGAACTATGATCACTAGAATTATATCTTAGAGATTGAATAGTTTTATGCCATAGACTTCTTTGTGACTGATCAGAAATATTTGGATCAAAACATTTTATAAATTTTGTTGTTCCTATATGATTTGATAAAGCAATATTATTGCATATTATTTTTTCATTTTTATATAATACATTTAATTTTGAAAAACATTCTGGATCTGGTTCAAACGCATGTACTTCACAGTTATTACCAAAAAGTTCTTTTATCTCATCTATATCAACACCGTCATAGGCTCCAATTTCAAATATTATATTACAGTTGTCAAAAATGTATGATTTTATTTTTGCCATATTTGATGAGCATATCGGTTTTTCGTGTTTATTGTTCATGATTTATAATCTTTCTATTGTAAAAAGTAATTCTTTATCTTTTGGTATTTTATGATGCCACTCAGGATTATTTTCCATTATTGGAATACCATAGCCTTTGATTGTATTGCATATGGCAATATTTGGTTTTGGATTATTCTTATTATTACAAATAAAAAGCTGTAATTGATTATGATCATGACCATTTATATTGGAGGTATTCCAGTTAAAAGAAACAAATTTGTCCTCTATATTATCTAATTTAACGGCCCTATCACCAGAACGATTGTAGTCCAGAAAACAGTATAAGTTATCTAGGTTATGATGAGATGCCAATAATGCGGATTCCCATATTGTTCCTTCATTACACTCTCCGTCTCCAATAACAACATATATTTTACCTTCTTCTTTTTTAATTTTTTTTGCTAGAGCCATGCCAACAGCAATTGGAAATCCATGTCCTAAAGAACCAGTTGATGCTTCTATAACAGAAATATTAGAACAAGGATGACCTCCAAAGTGGGAGTCAAATGAACAAAAGTTATTCAATAAAACTGGATCTATTTTTTTGAAATGTTCTAATATAACATATAATCCAAGGGCGGCGTGTCCTTTCGATAATATAAATCTATCTTTTGGCTGTATAATAGAATAGATATTATATAGTATATCTAAAATAGATAAAGAACTAGGAATGTGTCCTTCTTTATTAATTTGAGCTAGTTCTAATATTCTATTGATAAGAAATTTTTTATTCATTATAGGCTATCATTAACTATATTACAAATTTTATTAATATCGTTCTCAGATAAAGAAGGATGATTTGGGAGATACATACCATATTTGTGAACTAAATCTCCAAAGGCATATTGTTTTTGTCCATATAATTTGGTATAGAATGGTTGTTTCGAAATACTACCGCATACAAGAGGACGACATTCAATATTATTTGCTATCAAATTTTTAACCATATCGTTTCTATTTGGATGTATAATAGGATAAGCAAAATTACTTACAAAATTTTGAGATTTAATTTGCCAAAAATTATTTACTATCATACTGTCATACTGTAAAAAATTTTGATATCTTTTTTTATTTCTACTATCAATAGTTTTTAATTGTTGTATCCCCAAAAAAGACTGTATTTCTGTTGCTCTAACATTAAAGCCAGGATAATAGAATGTATATAAACTATCGAAACTATCAATATTATGTTTATTTCTTAAGAGTTGAGCAGTTTCATCCGATAAGTCTCTATCCCATCCATGTGATCTAATGGATAGTAATATTTCATATAGCTCAAAATCATCTGTGGATATAATTCCACCTTCAATCGTAGAAAAATGGTGTCCAAAATATGTCGAAAAAGTTGACATTAATCCAAAGCATCCAGTCTTAGTGTCATTGTACAATGATCCAACACTCTCACAAGAGTCTTCAAGCAAAATAACATCATATTTATTACATAATTGTTGTATTTCATCAAAACTATTTGGAAATCCAAGAATATTAGCAACCATTAAACACGAAGGTTTTTCTTGCTCTAGTAATCTTTCAAGATGATTTGTATCAATTCCTAAATTATTTTTGTCACTATCACATAGTAATATTTCAAAATCAAACTGTATTGCTGGACTTATAGTTGTTGACCAGCCCAAACAAGGTAGCACAATTTTTTTATTTTTAAGCCTACCAGATAATTTAAGAGCATATAACATTAATAAATTAGCTGATGATCCTGAGTTTACAAACACAGAGTATTTTCTACCTAACCACTCTGACCATTTATTTTCGAATTGTTTTGTTAATTTATCTTTTGTTAATCTGGGATATGTAGACAACCAAGCGCATAGATTATCTATGTCTTTGTTTGTTATTGTATCATAAGCTAGTTTAATTGGTATTGACATATTTTATCTCAATGGTAATAGACTTGTTTTATGTTCTGCTAACAATGATCCATATTTTACAGTGCTGGCTATATTTTCATTTCCTATAAAATCTAATAAAATATTAGCTATTATTTCTTCTGGAGGCCCGAACAGATTATTATCAAATTCTTTTATCATTCTTATGATAGCATTCGAATATTTGTTCATTATATGAGACCCACCGTATGCAATTTTATCATTATGAAGTTCTGGTATATATATTTTATTATTGTCCAACATATCCAATTTAATAACTCTTCTGCATTCTTCGATATCAAAGCGCATATCTGGCCTCAATCTAAATACCCAGTCATATTTTTTATTATTTTTATATTCGCTCTGTAATTTAAGTAAATTTGCTTTATATATCAAATAAAACATCTTACACGATCCTATAACTCCGTTGTGTATTCCTCTTCCATCCCAATTATATTTACATTTTGTTAAAATATTCCATTGAAGAGGAGAAAACTCAGATGCATAAAAAGCATAATCGTTAACTTCTATTTCTTTAGCTTCAAAATTTTGTATAATATCTTCGACATTAATATCTATATTGTGACTACCTGGTTCTGATAATCCGTGAGCACTAGACCAGCAATTTGCACTATTTTGTTTATTCCATGTGGCAATAAAAACATCAATATCTCCATATTGACTTATCAAATTTTTAAATTCTAAATAATTTTTGTGTAAACGTTTATAGTCTCTAATATGGCCAGATATACAGAAGGCTATAGATAGCTTATCGTCTGTTTTATATTTTATGTCTAGATGTTCAGATATAATATTTTCAGCTTCAATTAGTTGTTTATAGCGTTTTCTAAAAAATATTTTTTGAATAGTTTTCCACATAATTATAATATTATTGATTAATTTTTAAGAAAATTTCTAAATCTTCTGGTGTTCCTAAACCATACATGTTTTTAATATGATAAGTTCTAATCTTTTTATTATCCTGTATAGCTTCATTAAATACGGGACAAACATAGAATTCATTATTTATACGAATATTTTTCTCTATCATTTGTTGTGCGTAGCGAACGAAATCTTTTCCTTTATTCCAATAATATATGCCAACAGTAGCTATATTAGATATTGGTTTTTTTTCTGCTACTTCGTTTACAAGATTATGTTCATCTAGTTTAACGAAAGACCATTTAGGGTGTGTTGATTCAAAAGTTAATATGCAACCATCCAGACTAGAATTTTCCATAGTATACATAAAATCATTACTATTCCAATCTATATATTGATCAGAATTAGCTATTAGTAGAGGATCATTTGTATTTATTAAATCTTTTGTCAGTAATACTGTGCAGGCAGCGCCTTCTGTGATGTGATCAACACAGATAATTTTGCAGTTGGGCGCAATAAGATTGAGTAAGTATTTTAAATTAAAGTCTTCATAATGTTTTTGTTGAACAATAAAAATATAGTTAGCATCTATATTGATATTATCAACAATTCTTTTTATCATTGGTTCGCCATTAACATCTATTAGTGGCTTTGGAAAAGTATATCCAGCTTTCTCAAACCTAGAAGCTGCACCAGCCATTGGTATAACTATATTTAGTTTATCGTTAGACCATTTATTAGATATGGCTATTTTATTCATAGTATTAACTTTATTTATTAGTGAACTATTTATATCTTTAGTTCTTTTGACTTTTATAACAAAAGCTCCACTATTCTCTGCCGCCTGTATTCCTAATGGCGAATCTTCTACAATAATAGTTTCTTTTGGGCAAACTCTTGCAGATATCATACATTTAAGATAAATTTCTGATGATGGTTTTGCAAGCATTACATCCTCATTCGAGTAGAATATATCAATATACTTTATATATCCTGTATAATACAGTGCAGATTTTACGGTTTCTCTTATACTATTTGACGCTACTGCTATTATTGCTCCAGATTCCTTTAGTTGTTTGAGCGTCTGAATAATATTGGGATCTCCCTGTAAATTTTCTATATATTTTGATGTTTTTTTCTGTTTATTTAACCATATAGTATTATAGGAATTTTCTGGTAGTCCTTTATTTTTAGTCAGTAGTTTTAGTTTATCGAATGTTTTCATTCCATCATATAAGGATATGTGTTCTTCATATGATATGATAAAAGATTTATCAAATTCACTTATTGCTTCATTAAGAACATTGAAATGCATGTCTTTCATATCTACAAGCACTCCATCTAGATCAAAAATAATTAGTTTAATCATATGTATATTCTTTTATATAGTCACTACATATTCCATATGAATTTAATAATTCTTGTTTAGAATAAAAAGATATCTCTGGTAAAACACATACTGTCTTCTTGTTTAGTGACGATCCAGGATATGCCCAGCCTATGCTTTTGGAAGTTAATGTATATTTATCTTTTTCATGCCAAAAAAAATGTAGATCAGGATATTCATTTTGAATCTGTAATAAATAAAATAAACAATCAGAATTTTTACAATGTATCCATATATTGGGATTGGTTAATAATTCTGAAGGCATATCGTATTTAGGCGAATCATGTCCCAACATTAGTTTATTATTTACAAACCATAAATCTATTTCAACATTATATTTTAGATTTAATGCATTATTGATATAGTTTGGATGATTTTCCTTACTAATATTTTTACCAGTAAGATTTCCTCGATGTGATATATATATCATATTATTTTTGTAAAATATATTTTAGCTTGATTACCATATTGATCTATGGGATAAACATTAGTAATAGCAAATTGATTCAATTTAAGGAAATCTGTAGTCTCTGATAGAGAGTTTTGATTAAGGTATATTGCTTCGGGAATGATCGAAGCAATAAGACTTCCTTCGTGGACTAAGCTAATATATTTACCTAAACCATGCAAGATATCTAAATCGCTACCGTTAGCGTCTATATTCAGATAGTCTATACAGTTAATTTTTTCTTCAAGACTATCTATAAAAATATCTAGTCTAGTTACAGAAACTTTTGTGTGTTGTGTAACGATAAAATCGTTTCTTCCTGGCCATACATTCATACAATTATCAGAAAAATTCAATAAAGAACTTAAATTGTGATTATTTGTACCAGCGATATTAAATTTTGATATAGCTTCATAATTAGATACTGCTTTTTGTATAGTATAGCAATTTTTAAGTTGATTATTTTTTATACGCTCATTTAGAGTTTCAATGAGTTGTTCTACTGGTTCAAAAAAATAAATCCTATCATTTTCTTCAAATATTTTATTACTAATATAGTTGGATTCTAAGCCAGTTCCAATATCAAATATAATCATTTTGGTAATAGATCATCAGATGTGTATGGGCTTCTATGATTGTTTGTGTGAAAATCTTCTGACGGAACCCATGTACCATCTATTGCCCCTATATTTTGAATTCTAGATATCAATGGTTTAATTTGATAAAAATTCATATTATCATTTTGAAATATGTTTTGATCAAGATAGGTGTCCCATGAAGAAGAGTTATTTTCTCTATTACAGTCTTGTGTCCAGTTTTCCTCAAAGACTTGAAATTTATGTTTCCAAAAAGCACATCCCCAACAAGTAAAATGTTTTTGTCTTAGCGTGTCTGATATAGATAAGTTCTCTAGAGAGCTTGTTTTATTATATCCAGCAACGCTGATAATCTCTTTGTCGTCATGATATTTTTCTAAACATTCGATAAAAAAAGAGATACAATCTTTAGACAAAACAGTATCATCCTCTAAGTGTATAGTTGCATCATTTTCTTCTAAAGACATCAGTATTGCTTGTCTAGTATTTGCATTACACCCAATAGAAGGATTATTTACTACATATTTAGTATTAATCCAGTCTATATTTTTAATCATACTAGGTATAGTATTATCAAAATAGTCTATAGAAATATACAGATTTGTTTTTGATATATTAATTTTACAAAATTCTATGCTAGCTAATAGACTATCTAATACTGTATCTAAATAGTCAGCTCTTTTATAGCATGTTAGAGAAATGCCTATTTTATTATTCTTGTATAACATCTTTTAATGATTTTTTAGTAATATTCTTAAAATATTCTTCTCCATAATTAACAAATATTTCATCGCCAGTTTTAATTGGTTTTTTAGCGATAATATCTACATATAACTTAGGAAAATTAAAAGCCGTATCGGCATTATTTTCATCTTGATGATTATATATCATTCCATGTCCAGCAACCATAAAAAATAGAAATCCATGATTTTTGCATTCACTACAATCACACAAGGGTTTGGGATAACAGTATTTCCATACGGTTGGTTCTAATTGATATCTTGATCTATTCATTAGAGGTATTAATGGACATCTTTCTATAACCTCATGTTCCGATATGTCTGCAACTGCTACAACTCCTCTGCCGTCTATTGGTGACATAAAACATTTGATTTTTGTAGATTGAAAATAATCAACAGAAATATCTTTTGAGGCAGTTTCTTTTTCCATCTTTTTATACCTTTATATATTGAAAAAATACCATCTATTATAGTTTTTTATATTATTATCTGAATTAATATAGTTTAAATAATACTTAATATCTTGCCAGTTAGAAAAAATCATTTCGTGAGGAATAGTTCCAAAAAGCCAATCTGGAGCAAATCTTTTTCCTTGTACCATATGTATTATAATAGGTTTCTTCTGTCTGTTTGCCCAAAAAATTTCTTCATAAGTGCCGCATGGATGCACTTCTAAATCTAAATTAACTATTAGAAAGTCACTAATGTCTACGAGTCTGAGATCAACAGATCTAATTGTTTTCATTAAATAAGAAAGCTCATCATATTTTTGATCGCTTTTAAGTTTAATTTTATACTCATGAGTTTTTTGGTCTTCTTGTCCGAGAACTGTTGGTTTTTTTATAGGATTAAAAACAACAATTCCTAAATTTTCTAGAAATGGAGTAATATTATCTCTCCATCCATTTCCTCGATCAGCAACCCTGTCCATTGCTCCAGCCAAATATACTCTTTGATTTTTTAATCTACTATTCATGATTAGTAAATAAGACCTTTATAAATACCATATCCTATACTAAATAAAACTACATAGTAATATACATAATTTATTTCACTTGACATAGATATACACAGGAATATCGATCCATATGTCCTCTATTAGATTCTCAATAAAATTCCAATTTCCCCCAGCTAATCCAGAACCAAATTTTGGAGCATGGATTTCATATTTTATATCTTCAATATTATTTTTTGATAGAGATAAAATTTTATTTCTAATATCATTCATACAAAAAACCAATGAACCATAATTAAGAGGTCTATGATTTTTTGGATTAATAGTTCCATTTTGTGCGATCATATTACAAACAATAACTTTTGTTTTTGTCAAATTATTATTTGCTACATTTATATATTGTGTATGACCAAGAACAGACTTATTGCCAAGAAGATGAAAATTTTCTTTTACTATTGGAAATTTGTCGCCTATGTATTTGGCAAAACCCGCTCCAAATAGATTTATATTATTACAAACATGAGGTATGAAAACAGTTGTTGGACTATTAGTTAAGCCAAGCCTGCTAATAGCAGACTCAACAATATCATTTTTTGTATATATAAGCTTATTATTTTGTGTTTTCTTTTTTGTATAATTAATCATCACCATTTCTCCAAAGGACATTTTTGATCAGCCCAAGCCAATTTATTTAAGAACACTTTTTTTCTTGATAAATTACATCCACAAACCAAACATTGGTTATTTTCAAACTTGTCGCATTTTATACATATATCATATCTTTTATTGATTAGATTCTGTGAACTTTTTGGTAGTCCAGCCTGGATATGAAAATATAAAGACTTGAGAAAAGTTTTTATTCTACGAAATAGGGTTTTCATAAATTGGTAAAAAATTATTATCGTTATTTATGTAATACAAAGAAACTGTTTTAACCACAGTATTAGCTTTTAACCATCTAACAAAACCATTCCTCATAGATATGCACAATCTAGATCCATCTTTTTTTATATCTGTAGTTATTAAGAATAACTCATCATTATAGAAAAAGGTTCTTCCGCTAGGTATTTCTTCAATATAGAAATCTCGATCCTGAATCAGATTCCCAATCGTCCCATAGTTCTTGTGCTCTGAGTTCATTTTTCTTAAGTTTATATTGTTTTTTTTGTTTATTCTGGGCGTACTGTTCTTCTGATATGTCTGTTTTTTTGTTTTTGGTGTTGTTTTCTACAACTTTTCTTTTTGGTTTTTTGTCTGGTTCTTCAAAGTGATTCATACGATTATCCTATGCTTACGCTATATTATAGTGATCAATCTGAAACAGTCAAGGTTGTGAATTGAAAAATTTTTGGTTGACAGCATCACGAAATGCTCTTATAACTTATTCAGAGTTGGCTTATTACTGGTTGTATTAGTGGTACTTTACCGTTTAGTTTCTTGTTATGCTTATAGAAAATTTCTAAGAATTCTTTTCTGTTTTTCGGCTTACTTATACTATTAGTATTACAAAAGTCTAGGTATAATGAAGCGCAACCAACAGCAAATGGATTAGACATACTAGTTCCACTCATTATTGAGTAGTTATTTTTCGGAACACAACTTAGTATATTCTCTCCTGGTGATAAAAAATCCAATTCTTCACCAAAGCATGTAAAATCAGAAATTTTTAAATCTTCATTTATTGAACCTATTGCTATTGTTTCCTCATATTTTGCTGGATACAAAATTGGGTGATCTAATCCCATGTTACCAGCAGCACAAAAAACTAAAACATTATTTTTAATAGCATATTTAATAGCAGAATATACATCTCTTGAGTTTTCTATTGATCCTAAAGACATAGTGATAATGTCGCTGGCTCTATCAACAGCCCAGACTATTGCTTTTGCAACAATGTCGTTGTTACCATTGCCTTCTGCGTCTAATGCTTTTATTGGTAATATTTTTGTGTCAGGAGCTACTCCGACTATTCCTTTTTTATTATTTGACGCGGCTACTATTCCGGCCACATGAGTTCCATGACCATTATCATCTTCTGGATAATTTGAATTATCTATAAAATTATAACCTTGAATTAGATTATTTTTTATATCTTCATGATTAAGATCGCATCCAGTATCTATAACAGCAACTTTTATATTCTTACCAGTATATTGTGTCCAATTAGAATCTATATTAAATTTCACTATTTGCCAACCAAACATTTGGCAAGAACTAGTATTTAAACCATATATTTTTTCTTCTTTATATGGTAATAATTTACAAAGATCTTTTTTATTTTTTTTTCTCATAGAATCTTAGAGGCTATCAAACAGCCTTTAGAAACAGCGTGTAAAGGATCACTAGAATGACAGACCTCTTTGACAACCAGTGGAAAATTATTTTGAGTAAGTTTTTCTGTAAATTTTTCTATATAACCCTTTGCTTGAGAAGTACCTCCGGCTATAACAATTTTTAGAGGATTCTTAAATTTAGGTAATAATTTATGTCCTGTTAATGCTACAGATAATTGTTTTGTTGTATAATCTATAAGTCTATCATAGTATGCGGAAACTGCCTCAAGCACAGGATTTTCATTCGGTTCACCGATTTTAAAATCGCCGCCCTCCTTTTCTGCTTGAACAACACTATCAGGCTCTCCGGTCGCTACAGCGCTCATACGATCAATCCAATCTCCAGACTTTGTGGTGCTGAATGTAACTGTTGGTTCACCATTCAACATTACGCAAACATTTGTCATACCAGCACCACAACTAATAGCGATTCCAGTATAATCCTCATTCTCTAATTCAGCATAACAAAGAGCTTCTGCTTCATTAATTGATCTTGCATCATAACCACATTCTGCTAATACTGTCTTAACTACGTCTTCGTGATACCCCACATCAAAATCTTCATCTTCTTGATCAACTGGTTGTGCTGGAACACAAAATACTAATTTTTCTCCTGCTTCTGATGCTGTTCCCGCAACTTCTTTTAGAATAAATGCTAATATTCTTTTGGCGTCTTTTTCTTTAGCAGACACGACGCCCCTGTACATTGGTCTTTTTGCTGTATCATTTCTTTCTACAGCTTTTTCTATAGCGTCTTTACCAAGAATAATAAAAGATCCGTCTGTATCCTTGATAAAAACTTTACCAGACAATCCTTTTTCTATCATTTTCGTGGCTACGGGTGTTGTTGGTTTAATTACATAAAAAGCATCTCTAAAATCTTTATATGCAATACCTCCATCAGTTTCGCTTGATAAAACAATAAAACTTGTACCAACATCTAAACCCTTTGCCATAATTTATCCTTTCATGTTTTTTAGTTTATTTACTGCATCAGAAATATTTTCTTCTGATTTTTTGGTTGTTGATATTGTATCAAATTTTTTCTCAATACCTTTGGTATCTATAGCAACAACATATTTCTTATCATCTATACTAATTGCAGCAACCTTCTTCTCCAAGGATTTACTACTATTATTCTTCACAGAATATGTTGGCTCACTAGACATATTTATAGTAAAAATTTTACCTAAAATATATCCAACAATTAAACTTAATATATTAATATATATTAGTATATGATAGATTAAATTTTCTGTCATTGGTCATTATTTTTGAGGTTTGAGTATATACTTACTATAGTATACACTACAATCTTCGACTACATTAATATTCCAGCTTTTGTAGTCCATAAAGTGACCAAATACAATATGACAAGGATCTGAACACAGAGTAATTAAATTGCTTGGATCTAACTCTCTGTCTGGATTAAGATGCACAGGCTCAATATGATGAACCTCAACGTTTTTTGACCTTCCGCAAGCCGCACATTTAGGATTTTGTTGTAGATGTTGTTTCCTAATCTTGGGCCATTTGCTTGATCTTGTAGCATATCTTATATTGAATATGCCAAACATTTATTTTAAAATATCTAAATATTTTGTTTTATTTTTATATCCTATAATTTTTTTTATCTGTTTACCTTTAGATATTATTCTTGTATCTGGAATAATTGATACATTATTTTCTATTTTTAATTTTTGATTATTTTCAATATCTATTATACATATAATTTTATTTTCAATATTCATAGTTTCTAAATCTTTTTTTAATATTTCACAATAAGAACATTTTTCTGAACTAAAAATTAGTAATATATCATGATCTATTTGTTTTTGAAGAACAACAGCTTCTTCCAGACTATTTACATATACTGGAGGATGTGCGTGTGTGATAGTTGATAAACAAAATAAGTATACAAAACCTAAAAAATATTTTCTCATAGTGATCCTATAACCCTTCCTTTGGTTGTACGATTAACAAATCCTTTTCTAACAAGATATGGCTCTATACTATTTTCGATTGTTTCTATTGCTATGCCAGTGATGGATGAAATAGATTTTAATCCTAATGGGGATCCTTTAGACTTTTTAAGAACATCAATATACATTCTATCGTAAATATCTAGTCCTAATTTGTCAATTCCTTGTACTTCAAAAATTTTGTCTATACTAGTTTCGGTTGGATTGCACAATTTATAGTTTTTATACCATTGTAGTCTAGCATTTAAAATTCTTGGAGTGCCTTTGCTTCTTTTAGCAATTTCCAAAAGGTCTTGATCGTCTATGACTATTCCCAACTTATTAGCATTCAATCCTGCTAGTTTAGCTAGATCATTGTCGCTATAAAAAGATAGATGTTCTTTGATTTGAAAACGATCATAAAATGGTTGACTTAAACTACCACCGCTAGTTGTCGCTCCCACCAAAGTAAATGCTGGAATTTCAATTTCTTCTGGTTCTGTTTCTAGAACTATATTTACTACAAAATCTTCCATTACAGGATACAAAAATTCTTCTACAATTTTTGGCAATCTGTGAATTTCGTCAATAAATAGTACTGATCGCTTTGTCATTCTCAGTAGATATGGTAAAACGCTTTTAACACTTCTTAAATTTGCCGCATTAGCAGTATACAAATTAACATTTAATTCAGACGCAATAGCACTTGCTATTGTTGTTTTTCCAAGACCCGGAGGACCGTCGATTAAAACGTGAGGAAGTATTGTTTCTTCGTCTTTAGCACCGGCTATAGATACTCTAAGTCTAGAGATAACATCTCCCTGTCCAATAATTTCATCAAAGGTTGTTGGTCTAATTTTATTTGACATATTTTCTCCAATTAGTCTGTTTCGGGTTTTTCTTCTTCTTTTATCCAAAATACAAAATCATTCGCTTCATCGTCAAAAGCTGTTTCTATCAGTCCTTTTTGCACCAAACCACTAACTATATTGCTGACCATCCTATCATTCAGGCGATATATTATATCGGCAAAAATAGAATCATTTATCGTGTATCGTATTTGATTTGTTTTTTTGTTTTTTTGTTTCTTAACCAGTTCTTTGATAATGACCAATGATTCTTGATGAGATAATATCTTATCTAGTTCTTCCTGTTCGCTTTCAACAACATCATCTATTAAGATATCTAAATTATCTGGATTGTTCCAGACTCCAAAATTATTGTAAACTATGGCTCTGGCTTTATCTGTAAAATTGTCTAAATCTGGAACTACAAACCATGTTTCACTCATCTTGATTTCTAATTGAGAATATCAAATAGTCCTTTGTAATATTTTGGTTGATTAATAAAATGAACAGCATGAGATTGCAAATGTGCTTTGTATGCTGAGTTTATAGGATCAGCAACCCAATATTTTGTTTTCCAAATTGGTTCATTTGCATAATTGGATCCCAAATACTGGAGTTTGTCTTTTCCTCCAGTATTGGGATTCCAACTATTCACAGGAAACACTATCATCTTATCGAAGTCATAATCTTTTTTAAAGATATCGTTGATCATTTTGCTTATCCATTCAGACAACGGAGAGTTTTGATTCATATCAAATTTGAAATAAAACTTATATGGATCATACTGATCACTATAATCATTATTATAGTAGTCATCATCGTATTCGTCATCTTCGTCATCGTATGGATCTTGCATTTTTCATCCTATACAAAATTGGTCACTTAGTTGGTTAGCAAGGTCTTTGGCCGCACTACTCAGAAAGCGATTGTTGCTGAAATACAACGCTGTGGACGCTTGGTTTAGGTAGTCAACGACCGTTTTTAAAAGTTTGGTCTGCTGACCGCTCAGATTTAAACAATCGCCTCCACGACACGCTGGCTGAACCATTTCGGGATCACCATAAGCCTTTTCTGGCATACCATCATCCTCGTCATTTAGATCATCATTATTGTATGACTTATTGTGAGGATCATTTACTAGTGTGCTAAGAATCTGCTTGGCAACGTCTATTGGCACTGGTAGATTATTAGCATCAGCCTGTTTGTAAGCCTTGGCATAACCCTTGTACCATTCGTCGCTGCACTTTGCAGGATCAATAACAATATTGGTTGTTTGACCAGTAAGAGCAGATTGCAAATCAGCCACATTAATTACATCCCCAGTTGATCCTGGCAGCATACTGGTAAAGTAAGGAGCCTTCCCCTCCCAACCCTTACGCCACCAAGTATAAGGAACACGATAAATCTGATTGGCCTTGATCGCTCGTGGATCACCACCAAAGTAATTTACTAGTTTCTTCTGTAGGCCATTCCAGTATGTCTTATTTTTACCAACAAGTTGTCGAGACTTGTCATCAAAAAGCCAGTAGCACTGATAACCATTACGAGTATCAACTACCCAACTAGGCTTAACCGGAAAGTTGTTAATCTTTTCAAGAAATCTCTTCTTATGCTGCATCACAACACTAGGCTTAAAGTATTTACCCTCGCTGTCTCGACCAGCATCCATATCACAAAAGCAACAAGTAAACTGATCGATATGGAAAAGTTTACGACCACCATTCACATAAAAGTAAACATCAGAACCTTTGTTTTGATTAGCATCTAAAACCTCATCAAGACCATCATCAAGACTATTAGTATGACTCATGCTACTAATCTTCTTACGAGGATTGCCGTTATAAACCAAGATATTATTTTGCTTGAAAGAAGTCAAAAATTTTTGACGAGCATGAGCATATCCATTAGCGTGAACATTGTTATTCTTATCAAACGGATTAAAACCAAGATTATCGCTAAACATTTCTTTACCTATTTCTTCTGTGAACCTATATTGGGGTGGCAACCTCTACCACCATTAGCAATATAAAATAGCGGGAGGGAATCGAACCCTCTCAAATAGCGTGTATATCATTCGATACCAGAGGCTATTATCTTAGTCCCCAGACTCCACTAATTCTTTTAATCAACCAGGGTACGAGTTGTCGTAATCGTCCTCGTCCTCATAATCCTCATCTTCATCTTCGTCATCAAACTGATCCCAGTAATCATCACGGATATCATAGTCCTCATCCTCGTCATCATAACCAGCATACTCATCCTCTGAGAATGTTGCCGAATACAACGGCTTGAGAAGTTCTCCTTGATATTCACCAACCACAAGATATTCGCATGTGCGAAGTTTCTCACAGTTACAATCACTAGGAACACTCACAACGTCCTTGGGATTAATCTTGACGATCACAATCTTGTCGCCGCTCTCAAGACTACCATAACCAGCAACATAGTTCAATGCACCAGCATGAAGTCCATCAGAACAACCTCGACTACGATCATCATCAACCTTTGCTCTGGTCATCTTGCAGATGTTACCAACGCTATTGTCAAATACTCCACGATACTTATCCTTGTAGTCATTCCTGACTGCCTTATAAGCAAGGAAACAACCATCCTCAGTAATGGGCAGATGCTCATGCTCAAGGAAATCATACAGTTCCTTTTGACTCTGCATACTAGGATTATCCATAAGATTATTCAGGAAATTAACTAGGGGCTGAAAAGGCAGACCCTTGCTCATGAACTCCAGAATACGCTTACTGATACTACCATGAACAACCTCGCCCTCATAAGTGACTTGGCCGTTCTTAATCTCCACAAGACCATCACTAAAAGTAGCAACAGCCTTTTCAACATCCACAATCTCCAAGAGTTCATCAGCGTTTGCAGTTGGCAACGCCTCAAGAATCATCTTGTAATTAATATGATCCGGCAAAACCTGATACGTCCTGTTGTTAAGAACAAGCGTAAGATTACCATCAACCCACATAAAAGGAACACTCATTTGTTTTCTCCTGTTCTCCTGTGAAATCAACCTATAATTTGACCGAATTGAACCCTCAACTTATCAACATCATTAATCACACTAAACCAACCATTGACATTACTACCATAATAATCACGATTTCTATCATTTTGCTTGAGAGGATTAACATTTCTCAATTCTCTCAAATTGCCACTAACAGGCATAACACATATAGTATACTTCAGTATCGGATTGTTGTCAAGTTCCGCTTTAATCGTTTTTCTAAGATCAGCGATCTTTGGAGCAACATACTCATTGTCAGAATCTGCCTTCTTAAAAATTTTCTTGTATTGTGAAACCTTTTCGTTTTCATAGATACTATCAATGATACGATTGATCTGATTATAGATAACATTAGCATCTTTAATCTTGGCACTATCAAGACCATTGATTCCAAAATCGCTCAATAGTTTAGTCATGTGACCATAGTAGTCATCCTTATTAAACTTTTTGATATCAAATTCGCTACGATGAATAGTATCAGCAAAGAACTCCAAAGTCATCAGACTATCTAGAGTTTGCACAATATCCTTGTTATTGATAAAGTCAGCATACTCAAGTCCGAACATATTAAGCATATGAAATAGGAACTGTCGATCCACATATCCTTGACCATAGCCATGATTCATCTTATCATCTGAGTTATATTCAGAACGACACTGTTCTACAAGATTATTAAACTGATAAATATCCTTGAACTTACTATCATTAAGTTTCTTCAAGCGAGTCTTGAACCAAGTGTTAAAATCCACAAGGTTGTACCCCTCCTTGATTAAACGATCCACCACTCCATGCTTGATAGCATAAATATTTGTATCATCAAATATCTTGTACTTCTCAAAGAAGTCTTTGTGGCTATACAAACCGTTGATGGAAGGATAATCAGTAGTAGCAGTAGCATATCTCAGGATAGGAATATACACAATCTCGTCTGCATCTTCTAGATCATTAAGACTATCAACACTAAGACTGTGCATATAGGAAGCATCATTATAGTCATAGTTTAGCGGACTAGTATTCTTCAGATCACCAAAGATCAAGAAAATATCTTGGTCACTAACACTACCCTTACTACCCTTACTACCCTTGGCTTTAGGAGTTGACTTAATAAGATCACGATACTCTGACACATCTAGAATATTCTTTTCACCAACATCAGCAACAAGATCAGCAAAGTTATTCTTTACATCAGTATGATCTTTAGCATTAACCATAAGATATGCGAAACAATCATTCTGATTGCAATACTTTGTCACAATCTTTTTGGCTGTTTCAGTAGCACTAATGTCGCACCAGAAGAAAATCATCTGACCAGACTTTCTGCCGGAAGTGTTCCAATAGTTATATCCCTTGCCAGTAAGAGTATCGTGGTGGATTCTGTCTGTCATATAAACCATACGACGAGAACGATAGCCCGATGTTCTGTAATTGAACACATACAGATTCTCATCCTTCTTGAGTTTATACTCAATATCTTGACCACTAGAAATATCGTGAATTTTGCCAGCGGGATCAGTCCAACTAGCACCAACTCCCCAACCACCAGCAAGATCGTTCATCTGATAATAAGTGCTGATCGCTTCGATCTTGGTCTTGGCGGTAGCAATCTTGTCGCTAAAATTCTTCTTGAGTTCCAAGAAAATATCTTGGGTCTTTTCCCTAAGAGCCTTTACAACACCCTTAGTATACTGTAGACCCTCTCGACTAACATCCATCTCAAGTTCACCAATATTGAAATCAAGTTCAAGATAAAGACCCTGACCAATGATTTCACCAACGAAAGCCTTCCACGAAGCAATGTCGGCCTTATTGAAAGCACGATTCCACTTAGCGATATGATCTGGTGTTTCGGCCTTTTCCTCACCAATAAGATGAGAAACCTCAACAGGATATGCGATATTACCCATCAGAGCAATAACGCCACTCTGAATACGATGGTAATTGTTCGGAAACTTATTATTATCGTTATTGAGTCGGCAAACACGCCACCCATCACCATCAATAACAACATTTCGCTGGCTATATTCCTTGGTAAAATCCCAATGAACGCCGCCATTAATAATGGGCTTCATTCGGAAATAATGAAAAACCCTAATAGCCTTCTGACTAAACTCTTGGAAATCATATTGCTTAACAGCAAAACTAATCTCCAAACCATTAGGCTCAGTAGTATCTGTAGAATGAATAAGATTCAACGTAGGCACACCCGCATCATCAATAGCAGCAATATAAGTATACTGCTTACCATTGAAATAAGAGGTTGTGGTAAAACTCTTAGTATAAGCAAACGGACTCTTAGACCCTAGACCAAGACAGCCCACAAAATCGTTACTATCATTTTTATTGCTAGCACCATAAGTAGTATACAGACTCTCCATGTCTGCCTGACTAAGACCAGTGCCGTAATCACGCACACTGAAATTAGGATCAGCAGCAGTTGGCAACTTTACAAGAAAAGGATTCTTGTTGCCTGCACCAACATGAGAGTCATAAGCATTTGTGGCAAGTTCACGAATAACTGCCATTACTTTGTCGGAATAAAGAGAATCCGACAAAATCTTAAACATTTTGCTAGTTTGAGCAATCGTAAACTGATTCGACGCACTAATACCAGCACTGTGAACCTCAACCGTTCGATCCGCAAGTTTCATTTTGTTTCTCCAAGTGTCCTGTGATGCTCCTAGTATACATCGTCAATCCGCGTTGTCAACATTACGCTTTCTGGATTGCAAGATTTCTTTCATTTTCATTGTCGCAAAAGTTCCCGCAAACGCACCTAAAAATAGTGGAATAACATAGATCATATTTTGACTAAAACTAACCACACCAAATGCTGACAAAGAAGTTATCATTCCGGCCATAAAAGATGACATTAAATTTTGTCTAGATTCTATGCAAAGTATATAATAAGCATAGAACATATCCAATATAAAATATGTAGCAAATATTAGTAGAGCAATATTTATATCAAATTGATTCGTTATTGTCATCTTCCCAAAAGTCATCCTCTTTTGATGCCCAATGTTCATCGCTATCATTATCATAATTATCTTCTAAATCCTCATCATCTTCTTCTTCTGCTAACATAATAGTAAAGTTATTTAATATTTCAAGCATCATATCAACTTTAAATGATATATCTTTAACCTGCTTTTTGACATCATTTATTTCCTTTAATATTTTTTCGTGATCTTTTTCCAGATTCGTAATGTCTCTAACAAATAATTTATCAGACTGATTGATTTTTTTAATTACATCATCAAATTCTTTTGACATCACATTCTCCTTATTTAAGGAAATATTATCTCACTAATTAATACACCTAATCAATACAATCACACTCATACTTTTCACAGTATGAACATTTTGGGCCAGGATCGGGATTTGCCCAAGCATTACTATTGCCATCGAAACTTTCTTTGCCAGTATCTATGCACACAACTCGTTTCTTTCTACCTCTTTTTACAACCCCGACATTATACCAATGACAATCCCAGAATTTTAGTCCAGTTTTAGTATAAATTTCATCTACTAAACATTGAATATCGGCCATACTAATTTTGGTATTAGCAGTATGAGTTTTAGCCAATTCTGTTACATATCCCCAATCACTAGGTTCTGGTTGATAAAGATCATCTTCTGGTGCAAATTCTAGTCTACAGATTTCGCTATAGATTTTTGGCGCTAGATCAAATTTGGCTAATTTCTTATGATATCTATAAGATTCTTGTGCTTTCTTTTTATTACGAAACTCTTTGAATACTAAATCTTTCTTATCTTTAATAGGATATACTTGACAATACCCACCCTCATCAAACCAATCGCTATAATCTATTAGATAATCAGAATTAATCATAAGTTTTATCTACTATAATAGAACCCATAATTTCTTGAGCCACATGAATGGCTTCATTTAAGTCAGATGTTTCACATAACTTAATTGGGCCTTTTGGAATATCAATCCAGTATGATCCATATACTCCATAAAAAACATTTCCCAAAGCATGATCGTGCATTAGAAAATCAGTAGCGTCATGGAAAATATCCAAATACCATTCCCCATACTCATCCTGAACTTCTTTTACTGTATCAACTAAAAGAAAGCGAAAATTAGGATGTTTAAAATCTGGATCACTATAAACTACTCCTCTATAAAATTTATTTGGTAAACTTACCATAGTGATTGTATCCCTTCCAATCTCCGGTTAAAAATTCTTGTCTATTAGAATAGAGAGGCACAACTTTCTCATCGGCGTTATGAGGATTATCCATTATTCTCAAATCGTAAAGATCGTGTCTTTCATTTATAAGACCATAAGCAACAGGGTTATCAAACACAGCAAGAAGTTTATTGTATTCTTGTTTTAGTCTGCTAAGTTCTTGTTCACAACTAAACCATCTTTGTGAATCACTACTATCTTCTCTGAGTTTTTGTAGTTCATCTTTAGCATTATTTACCACAAAACGATCAGCACCACTTGCCCAAGCAAATTCGATTAGAAAATCAATAGGATTGGCATTTTCATTCATTTCAGACAAATCCTATGCGAGTTTTTTCTGTGGTAACAACAGCCTCTATCTCAGAAGAGTTAAAAGTTTCCGTACAATATGATCGACCATTCCACCAACCACACTTATAAGTAATAGAATGATTGGGGCCGATACTAACACAAATAATACTTCCATGAACATCATCTGTCAACTTAACTTTGGTTCCAATATTGTAAAATTCTAGAGAGTTTTTGCTCATTTGTTTTCCTTGTTCTTCAAAGGTTTTGAAATAAGTAGGAGCGATGGGATTCGAACCCATACTTGCGAAATTTTAAGTCTCGTGTCTCTGCCGTTGGACTACGCTCCCATAAGGTAATCGACTACAACAATACAAGTCTGAGGTTGATTATGCTTGTGTGCCTCATCCATTATAACTGTTGTAGCCGACTACCGTTTATTTAAACAATCGACTCTCAGCCGTTATTGTGAGCCTTGAGGCGACGAACAATCTCAGCCATAGCCTCGACGTTATCAACCGTCCTAGCAGGCTTCGCACGTTCCATAGCGGGCAGTTCAATACCCTTCTTAGCAAGATCGGCCTTTACGCGAGCGTAACGAGCCGCTGTGCTTGCAACCTTCTGACCAGTCTTAGTAGCAATCTCAGCATAAGTCTTGCTGCTAAAAACAGCCTCAAGAAATGCCTCATCGCTGCAACGAACACGGGTCTGCTTCTCAACATTAGTAACTTCAGCCATAATCAACCTCCAAATCTTAAAACATCAACAGTCTTTGCGAGTCAGTCACGCGACCGATCCTCTCGCTTGGACTCTCCTATTCTATCATCTTTCATCGGCTTGTCAACTGCTCAACTTGAATTTTCGAAAATTCACAATATTTTTTGTATAACTCAGATATCTTACAATTTTTATCTATACTTAGATGTTTTTCGCTATCTGACCATGTGGATGTATATAAATGAATACAGTATGTTTTTTCAGATATCTTTATATTTGATGATAATAAATATTCTTTAACTTTCCAATATTCAAAAGGACAAAAAGTAATTGGTGAATATATTTTTGGATTTAATTTTAAATCCTTAATTTTTTTATCCAAAAATTTTGGACCAATTTTACCCCAAGGAACATTGCCTTCATAATGATTGAAGATACGATAAGACTCATCGAAACAAATCTTAAAAAACTCAGAATTTGGAGGAGACTTTATAATACCATTACATAAACAAGAAACTCCTTTAGAAGAATAATGTTCAGCAAAAACATATTCATCATCTATATCAAACTTATTTATACAGCAACTATCTGTGTCGTGCCACCATCCACCATTTATAGATAAAAGCCTATATCGAAACATATCAGAAAAACTACCATATTTCCAACTAGAACTAATATTATTAGTATAAATAGTGCATTGTTTAAATTTTTTTATATCAATAATTGCATTTGCATCCTTAATACAAGTATCTTTTGGTGCATTATCTATGTCATTATAAGTATATAAATGATATTCATAATTATTTTTGATAAAACTATTAATACATAATATTTCAGTGTCTAATAATTTTTTTCCATACCAAAAAGATTGAATAATTTTATTCTGATTCATAGTATTTTTTTAAGGAGTCAATTAATAATTCTTGATATATTTTTATATTCTCAAAATATCCAAAATTTTTCCTGTTAGAAGCACTCAAATAGTCTATAAATTTATAGTCTCCACCGATAATATTATTACTAATAACAAGTCTTTGACAAGGAATACCGTATGCTTCGGCTATTATTAGTCCATGTAGACTGGAACTCAAAATATTTTCACAAGATTTTACTTCTTCGATAAAGTTTTTCCAGTTTTGAATTACATTAATTTTATATCCAGAACCACTATATCTTCCTTGATCTATATAGTGTTCTATAATTCCTATTTTATATTTTTTTTCTATTTTTGGATTATAGATAAGAGGCAATAATATTGCTGGATCAGATAACGTATCACAACTAGAACTTAGATTTTTAGCTGTTAATTTACCTCGTAATGCTAAAATTTTACATTTAGGAACGTTATATTTTTCATTTTTTATAAGTCCAGAACCCCAAACAATATCATTTTCTTTTAATGCCCAACTAATTATGCTACCAACGCCCAGTAATTTAGAAGAGTAATTTGCAGAAACATTTTGTGTCCTGGTATTTAATATATTTTCAATTAATGGTTTTGTTAATGTATCTCCTACATTTTTATTACCATCACATTGATATATCTTAATCATTTTGAAGTTTTAGAATTATTTTTTTTTCTAAAAATACGTTCATAGTTTTTTTCCCAAGTTTTATTATCTACATTTTTGGGTCTTCTTTTATCCCCTTTTCCATTTTGACTCATATTTATGACTCCAGAACAAAACTCCAGTAACGACTATCATCTTTCTGAACTACCCATAAAAAATGTTTCGTTAGTCATAAAACCCAACATAAATCCTGCTGATAACAATCCTAAAAATGGATCATTCGACCATAAACACGAAAATATAAAAATGCCAGCAGCGAGATACACAATAATTAATTTTTGTTTTTGCTGTCTATTCATAAAAAGTTCCTAACTCATTATAGCATTATTGAAATTTTAAGCAACTAATCTCTCAGTTGGTGTATATCTTATGTATGGGGTATACTATGAAAAAATGTGGAATATATAAAATAATTAATACTAAAAACGACTTCTATTACATAGGGTCTAGCGTTGACATAACTTCCAGATTTGGTAATCATAGATCTAGTCTACGCAAAAATATTCATAATAATCCTAAACTGCAAAATGCTTGGAATAAATATGGTGAACATTGTTTTAATTTTGAAATAGTTGAATTGTGTGATCCTAAAAAACTGTATCGTATAGAGCAAAAATATCTAAATAAAATTAGGAATTGTAGTAAAACTTATAATATAGTTTTCATTATTGGTGGTTTTCCAGATAGTGCTGGACATAAAAATCCTAGATGGATTAATGTTAGCCACAATAAGAAAAAGATTATTAAGCGATATTGGCAAGAGCATCATACTGTAAAAACTATTCAATTTATGAAAGATGAGTTTGGATATGGGGGTTCTATTGCCAGAAGAATTATCAAAGAAATTAAAGATGAACTCAATATGCCTAATAGGATGAAAGATAATACTATTTATCATTTAAAGAATCTCAAAACTGGAGAAAATTTTAAGGGTACTAGGCAACATTTTATTAAACAATATAATATATGTTATACAACGGTTAGTGAATTGGTACTTGGCAAAATACTGCAAACTAGATCTGGATGGATAGTGTCTCAATCTTCCAAAACATAAGACCAATATCGACTATCGTCCTTACCCTGCAAATGATCCCAATAAGCACACCTAGCAACATAGGATGGGATTTTGTTTTTCCCACAATTAACACTCCAATGCTGTTCAGCCTGCTTATATTGCTTAATACCACTATTGCTCTTATTATACTTCAAATGCTCCATATCGTACAAACGAAGCATATGAACATCCAAACACAATACTCTTGCCTCATTAGGATGAATCATTTCAAGAGCAAAACTAACTTTAGCCAGCCCAATACCGCTAATTTTATTCACAATAGAATCACGCTTCTTAACATGACCCTTCTTTGATGTAAAATAAAAATCTTTAGGATTATCCCAAAACTTTGTGGCAAAATCCCAAATATACTTTGTACGATTGTTGTGTAGACCAACTCCGCTTTTGTGAAGTTTTTCTCTCAAAAGATTCTCGTCATCAAGCCATTCATCAAAATTCTTGATAGCATTGTATCCGGCACAGTTGCCCTTCCAAGTAGTATGCACAGAGCAATATGCAAAAAGATAACGACGAAAAATATCCTCCACATTTTGTGGACGCACACTCTCCCAATATTCCTTATATGAAACTACCTTATCTTTAGGAAAAGTAGCAAAGAAAATATCGGCCTTGGTCTTATCAAGAGTTGTATTCTGAACTGGAATAACAGTGTTTTCAACAATCATGGTTTTCTCCAATGGGTATGCTACGATTCTACACTACTGGTATCGGTTTGTCAAGACTCGTTTCTTTAAACGGTTCTCGCAGCACCATGTAGAATTTTAAATGTTGGAAAACGCAAACTAATTCCACCGTCTTGATTTTTAGTTTCCTCAAAATATTGAACGGTAATAATCTTTCCAAGAATCTTATTGGGATCTTGATAAAATTCTTGACGCTGCTCAATAGTGAAACCACTACCAACTCGTACAATATTGTTCTTATGTTGAATCATAACACAACTCAACATTGTTTCTTCCCACTCAGCACTATCTTTAACATATCTGAAATCGCCCATTTCAGTATCAATTACTTCATACTCATCATCAAAAAACTTCTTAACTTTGAGTAGGTCTTTGGATCGCTTACCTTTATATGGTTCGTCTGCTCGCAGCATCACACCCTCCCAAAAAGAATCGGCTGCTTCTTTGACCCACTCTTGAAAATGCTCATCATTATGAATCAATTCTTGCTCAAGCAGAGTGAGGCATGGACATTCGTTCTTAGTCATAATCTCTGTCAGATTTGCCAAACGAATAGAATACGGACGATTCCGCTCACCCTTCTTGCTATAAAATTCATCATGCGTAATCATATCAAAAATCTTAAATGATGGATTAGGAATAGTATGATCCTTCTTCTTGAGTTGTTTCATTACTCCTTGAAAATCTTCGTTACCATCATCGTCTACAAGACAAAGTTCACCATCAAACACTACATTAGTAATGTTAAGAGCCTTAATCCCATCCCTAACGACGCCAAGAGTATCAAACTCTTTTCCCGTGCGGGAATAGAAGGTAGTATCACCATTACTATCAACAATCCCAATACATCTAGCACCATCAATTTTTCTGCTAACATACCATCCGTCCTTCCAATCTACAAGTTTAGGCTCATATTTATCTGCCAGAGCAACGCTAAACTCTGGAATATGGTCAGGAATAGCCTTGTTGATAATCTTGTCACCAGCACGGGTTTTCAAATCCTTGTCAATAATACAATGGATAAGTTCCTCGTATTCAGAATAATGCTCAATAAAACTATTCACAGCAGAGATAGCGTCATGTCCAGTAATCTTTCGACTCTTTAGAGCATCCAGTAGATCAAAGAAATTTTTGTATTCGTTCTTTCTGGCTACAAGATGATTCTTCTTCTTGAGATTATCACTAGTGACATTGTATTGCCACAACGGATGATAGGTATAAAGCAAAATACTCTTGGTGAAAGATGCTGCGGCACTACTGTGTCCACAATAATCCAAAATAATTCCTTCCTTATCCTTAGTGCTACTAGTGGCCCTAAGATCACGAACCATTCCCATCACATAATTGAAATCGTGAATCATCTAAAAATTCTCCTGTGTTTCCTAGAGTATATCACACAGCAATCCCATTGTCAAGTATCGACAACCTAGTGTCGTTTCTTGAATCGTTTACTTAATTTACCTACTAAATCACTTCCTGCTGTTGGGAAAAAACACGGCAAAATAGAATGAACAATTAGATAAAAACCAGCCAGTAAACAAGAACATCCATAAAATAGAGCAAATATCATATGCTCTATGTATGTCATATTATTTTCTTTTAAATGGTTAATCCACTTTTTCTTTAAAGTCATAAAAGTACATCTCTTCATCGCTTTCGCTAACCCATCTGCTACCAGTATGCTCACAACTAAATTCTTTGCTAAAAACTTTCCAATCCGGTTTTGTTAATTTTCTGCTTATAAAAGATCCGCCATCCATCCACAATACCCTATTATTTGGTTGAATAAAATATTGACCGCCTTCTCCTGCGAATACATGGCCGCACTTATGACCAGCCGCCATTTCTCCGTATCCAGAATGATATTGTGGCCCCAAACACCAATCTATAGTAAACATATATTCACATTTATGTTTTTGCTTATTTTTTAATAAAATATTTGCTGCTCTATTTTTTAGATACTCTACTATTTGAACACTAGCATAGTAACTCATACTATCCCAAAGTTGAACCCAATCCAGAGGAAATTCTGTACCTCCTTTTTCAATAGAATGGAGATAATGCACAGGAACTCTAGCGTGTTGACTTCCATATTCTGTCATAATGCTAAAAAGACCACATCTTTGTGGTATACTAGTAAAATTAAAAACTTCTACTACTAGTCTTTCATTATCAACACTTGGTTCATCATCATATAAAAAGGCTTTGTCTAAATAAGCAACAAATGTAGGAATATTAATATTAAGATAGTTACTCATTTTATTTTTTCAATTTTTGTTTTGATTCTTTTATCCAGTCTAAAAATTTGGAGACTCTTGTGTGTCCTGATTCTTCACCGTATTTTGACATTGGTGATCTTCCAACAGCCATAACGCAAGAATTTATACCAGCTAATTTACCATCTATAAATAGTCCACCACCACTATCTCCGCTACCAATCATATACTCTAATACACTATGATCTGTATTTCCCCATTTGGATGGTGAGCAGATTAGCATATCCTTATCTACTCCATCAACAATATTCGACCCTGCTCTTAGTTTATTGTCCGATTTATGTGTTCCAGTATTAAAATTTCCTGTTAATCCCCATCCTGCTATTGATGCTACTTTGCCTGTTTCATTCTCATCTGTATATAGAGGCGGAAAATTTTTAAGATCAAATCCTTGTTCACAATATCCTAAAGCAATATCTCCTGTCCCAAATTCTCCCCCAAAATCTTTGTGAATAACTATATCTGTTAATAAGAATTTTTTATCATCTACTCTAACATAGCAAGTCTTGTAGCCTTGTACAACATGGGCTGCTGTTAGAACAAAATGTTTTTCTATAATAACTCCAGAAGCACAAAATAAAGAATCATCTTGATAATTGCCACATACTTTAACAACACAGTAGAACTGTGAGCCAAAATCTAGATATTTTTGATCTGGGATATTTGGATCTATTGTTCCTCCATAAGAAAGAGAGCAAAATCCTAGAAACGCAATAAGAAAAATCTTTTTAATTGCAACCATAATAAAGCCCTCCGTTGAAAAGTGGCTTTATTATATTACACTATTTTAGAATAATTCCTTAATAACTTTTCCACTATTTGCTATCTTCATAGGTCGCCCATTTTTAGAGGTAAAAGTAGTCTCAAGAGAAATACCTAAACTACTCAAAACGCTGGCCATTAAATCTTGAGAAGTATAGGGATCGGTAACTATCTCTTTTCCATCCTCATTTGTTTCTCCAACAACAACTCCACCCTTAAATCCTGCCCCGCCAACCACCACACTCCAACTTCTGGCCCAATGATCACGACCACCATTACCATTAATATTTGGTGTGCGACCAAATTCTCCCATCCAAATAATAGCAGTATCTTGTAGCAGTCCACGATCACTTAAATCTTCCACCAAAGCACTCATAGCCTTATCCAACTCTGGAAGTTTTTGATTTTCTAATGTGGCAAAAATACCAGCATGATTATCCCAACCACCCATATCTACTTCTACGAATGGGACTCCCATTTCTACTAATCGTCGTGCCATTAAACAACCTCGACCAAAACCAGTGTTACCATATCGTTCTCTAACTTCTGCTGGTTCTTTTGATACTTTGAACGCTTCCATCTGTTTGCTAGTCATTAATTTAACTGTTTTATCAAGCACCTTGTTGTGATCTAGTGCTGATCCACCACGAGATTCTTTGATAAACTTATTTTCGATTGCTGCTAACATTTCTAGTCTTTGAGATAATCTTGATGGATCAATTCCCATATTAAGATCACGAATATTACCATTGCTATCCACAACAAATGGTGAATAAGTCATACCCAAAAATCCTGGGCCAACACTAGCACCACCAACACTAACAAACGGAGGAATTTCTAGTTCTGGAACTTGATCTATTAATTCGTGAGATATAACGCTACCATAACTAGGATAGTCTACTGTTGGACTAGGAACATAACCTGTGTGCATATAATAGCGACCTCTAGTATGGTCAGCCTCTCTTGTACTCATGCTTCGCACAATACTTAACTTATCCATATTTTTAGCGATCAATGGAAGATGCTCGCAGATTTGAACTCCATCAGCATTAGTATTGATTGGCTTAAATGGACCACCTGTTGGTGTTCCGGATTTTAAATCCCAAAGATCAATAGTGCTTGGGCCTCCACCCATCCATAAAAGTATAGCGCTCTTATGTCTTTTCTTTAGATCAGAAGCATTTGCTAAAATAGTATTGGTAAAATTTGTAGCCGGAATAGTTAGCGATGATGCTGCGGCTAAATGAGATAAGAAATGTCGTCTGTTCATATTTTATCTATCTTTCTTTGTGGTTTAGGAATTAGTTTTGGTTTGGCTTTATCATCTGATTGATTATTATTACCTCCACCACCATTGTTTGGTTTTGGTGGCTCCTCATAATCTTCATACCATTTATACGAGATTGGAGTATTAAGTTCTTCATTTGCTATTAATGCCCAAGGAGTATCTGGATAATTGTCTACTACAAATCTTAAATATTTTTGAGATCCTTCATAACATTTTTTGAGTAAACTATTATTTAGATCGAAGTCCTTAGATGGCATTAGTATCCATATATTAGATTTTGGATCTTTCTTTTTCAAGCCGGTTTTCGCTTCTGCTAAAACCAGATTATAACTCTCTATTCTACATTTTGTAGATAGTATACGCCCCATAGCAAGAGCGTATGAAACTTTCCATCTATCTTCTAGTGTAGAATATGATGATTCGCCACTTAGTAATGTAGTGTAGATTTGATTAATTTTAGGTTCAAGTTTAGCAGAAAATCTTTGTGCCATATTTAGTTCATTTACAAAACTACCCTCATCAAATGCTTTGAATCGTAGTGTTTGTTCACCAGAAATATTAAGGGGAATTGATGATGCTTGAACTAGTGCTTTTTTACTAGCATGAGACTGTGCTTCTTTATTTTGTATACCATACGATCTATAGTCTGGTCTATACTTAGTCATAATTTCGTGATCAAAAAATCTGGAAATGTATGATGATAGTGGGCTAATCTGTTTTTTATCTACTCTAGTATTTCCCCTATTAGGATGCACACTAAAATATAAGCCTCCAGTGTCCAAACAAAGTTTCGACAAAGCAAACGGGCCAAACCCACTGTCTAATGTTTCTTTATCAATTGGTAAACTATTAATATCTAAAATCATATCATATAAAGATTCTGGGCCTTGATTAATTTCTACCCATTTTTCAGTTTGATCGTACTTAGGATCAAATTCCACAAACTTAAATTGTGCTGTATTTTTGCCAAATGGTGCGGGGTTTCCAACAACATAAATCATAGTCGCTTTCGATCTTGCTAGATTAGATACTACATCTAAATATTGAAAATCATCACCAACTTCGTCTGTAAATACAATCACTAATAATCTGGAACCAAAAACGTATTCGGATTTGCATACTTCACCAATAGCAGAGAATGTATTTTCGATTCCGCTTTCATCTAGCACGATTGATTCTACTGCTGTCTTTAGTGTTGACGGATCATCTGTGAGTTGTCTTGTGATTTTGGTAAATTTTTGCCCAAAACTATAAATTCCATGTTTAATATTATAAGTAGTATTAGCAAATTCTAGTTCTTGTAATATCTTTTGAAAACGATCAGCAATTAATTGTCTTTGATGACTCAAACTAACGCTGGCATCTAGTAGCCAAATAACGTTTGTGTCTTTAGATTCCCCGCTTTTGATAATCTCAACAGTCAATCTGTCCAATGCTCCACCACTAGATGATTGTGATGAAAATCCTGAACCTAAATTTGAAGAGACTCCAGATAATGTTTGACCAACTAAATCAGACGAAAATTCTGAGCCAACTTCTTCCATAGGTTCAACGGTTAAATTAGAAGGAACATCAATATCATTAACAGATATAGATGAATCCTGTTGTTGTTCAACTATTACTTCTTCAGTTAACGAAGAATTTTTATCATCAAATGTGAAAGTTTCTGGAATATTAACAGGAATCTCAAAATCTACGTTTTCTTCAATGACGCTTGATGATGTTATTGTTAAAGGTTGTTCTGAGTCCAGTGCTTTTCCTATCATTAGTGATAGCAATAACAGAGCCATGCTGTTAATCACAAATGCTATACAATAGTGTTCTGTTGTTTCTGAGGATAACATATCCCTAATTTGACGAATCATCATGTTTCCTATTTTTGGCCATAATTAAATAGTTTACAGCCTTAATTACACCATCCAGATCATCTCCTAATTTTCCTAGGCCGGTATTACATGGTTCACATAACCAACCTCTAAAACTGTCATCGTTATGATCGTGATCCAAACACCATTTGCGTGGAACTTTTCCACAACATTCGCAAAGTTCTGGTTTATTTGGTGCTTTTTTATGAAGTTTGCTTCTTACTTTGCTGTGTTTTCTAACACAACTTCTGCATCTACTATCAAGATTATCTTTGTACATACTGTGTTTGGGAAAACTTTTAGGATTTTTTCGTTTTCCACAATAAGTACAAATTTTTCTCATTTGTATTTCTTGAGTTTCTTTTTAAGTTTTTTTAGATATTTATCTTCTTGCAATTTTTCAGAATCTTTATCTTCTTCTTTCTTTAGTTTTTTCCAAAACTTTTTCCATACGCTCATATTATTCTTTCTTTAAGTGGAGGCGGGGGAAGTCGAATCCCCGTCTTGTGATAACTTTAATATAATCTCTACAAGTTTATTTTGTTCATAAATTTTGAGAAAGATTAAAGAACAAACAACATTCATCTTTCCGTACCAACTAATCTCAGGCTAGAACCCGTTGGCTATTCTAGCAGCCGAAGGATTTTACGACAATCTTTTGAACGCTACCTTCATCGCTTTCTAAGATTGTTGCTGTTATTTAATTAAGCAGCAAGGGCTAACTGATTTGTGCCAGTTAAAGCATTTGGTAGATTTTTAAAGTGGCCTTTCCACCAACCACTACTTGCTAATTATACCAAATTTTATCCAATCGATACCGTTACGCCCCCTAATCTTTATTATTATACACAAAATCCTTATTTTGTAAAGTCTCTAGTTTGAGATAGAGATATTCAAAAAATACTCTATACATCATCTTCTCTTTTTCTAGAAGTTTGATTTCCTCATATTGTAAAATATTAAACCCAATTGATATTGATAACAAACCAATTATGAAAGTATAATACGGTAGGTGTTTTGAGCGATTAGTCATATAATATTTACTTGTCTTGAATCGAATATGGTGTATGATACTTTATCAAAGTTATAACAAGGAGATTCGGCTTATGAGTCAATGCGTCAACTGTTTCAAAGAAACAAATAATCCAAAGTTTTGTTCCAGATCATGCGGTGTGTCATACAATAATCGAATAAAGCCTAAAAGAATTGCAACAAAAAAATATTTTAAGTGTTTATATTGTAAGAAGAAAACTCAATTTTATACTAATAATCCAAGAAAATATTGTTCAAAAAGTTGTAGGATAATACATAATAGAAATACTTCAGACAGTCTCATAGAAGTGAATGGGTTTGGCAGTGGTCATTATCATAATGCAACAATCAGAAAATATTTGATAAGAAAACATGGGAATAACTGTATGATCTGCGGACAATCTGGAGACAATTGGAATGGTAAACCTATTACGCTTATTGTGGATCATATTGATGGAAAGTCCAACAATAATATGCTTGATAATCTCCGTATTGTTTGTCCAAACTGCGATTGTCAATTGCCTACTTATAAGGCTAAAAACAAAGGCAACAGTTCTAGATCATATTTTATAGTTCAAAAATAAATAGCGCGTGTTGGAGTCGAACCAACCTTTTGAATACCTTATCTTACCACTATAACTTTCGTTACCCAAATGGTTTGTGGTCTGGACTTTATCTTTACCATAACTTTAGTTTTAGGTACTGCCTGTCAAGTCTCTACACCTTACTATTTAATAGTCTTGGCTCGGTATTAGCATTTTAAAGCCTTCACCGAATTTAAGCAGTTCTACTCTACTGGTTTCCCAGTAGGCACTCATAATTTTAAGAGTATGTGCAACTACCGGCTGCAACGCGCCATATTGTAAAAGATCAACCACCAACTCTCGTATTATACCTTATCGACCAATCCCTGTCAACCCTTGAGAAATTTTTCGTAATAGTGGCGATAAAAACCCATAATTATGCCACTAGTTGTTCCAACATTTAAAGACCTAACACTTCCATAAGTAGGAATAGTTAAAACACAACTACAAGCCATAAGAATCTTTTCTGATAAACCAGCATTTTCTTCTCCAAAAATAAAAATTGGTTCATCAACATTGGAGAAATCAAAATTAAAAGGATCGAATGTAATATCTTTGTATTCTGGAATATTATTTTCAATAGCAATTAATGTACGACCACTTGACGAATGTGATTTAATAAAATCTTCTTCAGTTTTATGATGATACATTGGGGTATAGTGGTGGGTTCCTACACTACCTCTTTTATCCCATTTCTTTTTGCCTACATAATGAACGCTACGAAATCCAAAAAAATTAGCATTACGAACCATAGTGCTAAGATTAAAATCTCCACTGATATTAATCATTGCAACACTAGCGGGAATACTTTTATCCTGACAATATTTGGCAATATCTGGTATAGCCAAGTCTTTCAAACTATCAAGCACGTTCATCTTTTTCCAATTTTCTTTGTAAGCCTTTTAATTCTTGTTCTAATCTAACTATCTTGTCATACATATCAGAACAACGTTGACATATATCGGAACTAATATAGGCTCTTGTTTCCCATATTTCTTCTTTTAAAAAAGATACTCTATCAAGAATCTTTTCTCTTTCGTTTTCGCTTGGGTTTGTCATTTTTTGGAGTCTCCTTTTGCCAAAAAACCATTTCATTAAGTTCATCGTCCCAAGCACATTCAACCAAATCTTGTGCTGCCAGTTTAGCCAAACCAATATTATGAATCCAAATCGTTATCTCATCAAAAATTTTTTGATTAGCATCTTCGTTTAGTAGTGGGTAATTATTATCGTCATAACCAAGGCAATTACTTTTAACTAAACCAACCATTTGATTGATACTGATATAGTCATCCAAATTATCCTCATGACTATTTTCACTAATATTTTTAGCCGCAGCCTCTCTCATTTGAGAAACATAACCATCGAGATTATTAATAGCGTAAATTTCTTCGCTCATGATTTCTCCAATTACTTGATAAATTTAGATACACCAGCAGATTCTTCAGAATCATCTTTAATACGGTCAATCGTATCTTGTAGAGTTACCTCGCCTCTTGGTAGCCATTTTACATCATTATACAGTGCTGTCAATATCTGAGGCATCCAGTGCTGATAAGCATCTGAATATTGGTCTGGAAAATAAATCTGTAGCACAGCGTCTATTTTTTTAAGAGATTCTGCTATTTCTTCTCTCAAATCAAGCAAATCATTTATTTTTGATTGATTATTCATTAAACGAGTTCTCTGGCCGACTCCTGATGGTCTTTCCTTTTCAGTTTAAGAATCTTGTGCTTAACCTTCCAAACTCCAGTCTCAGGATTCTGGTAATCTGGCCCCATATAAATATGAGCAAACCCTGCGTTCTTGTCCAAACCCCAAGCATGAATACCCTTACTATCAATCTTCTCAACAACAAACTTACCTCTATAACCCATAGGAATAAGTTCGCCACTGTGGAGGAAATATGGGCCTCCTCCAACCTTAATCTTGTCTCCCTTTTCCAGTTCCTTCCAATTAAAATCTTTTACAATTTTAAGTGTTCGCTTCTCCTTATTGGTTATTTTAAAAGAGAAAACATGGTTGCAGTTTTTGCAAACATAGGCTCGCGGCCCAACCATATTGGAACAATTCGGACAAGTCTTTTTACCCTTTGGCATCGGTAGTCTCCTGTGTTGGTGTTGAATACTCTATGTATATCACACTTATCGGCGTTGTCAAGCGGTTTTCTTTAGACCATCCACGATTGTGAGTTTACCAGGAACATAATGACAAAAATAACTAGAATGAATTTTTCGTTTAATTAGATTATCTTCTTCAATTTCTGTATAAACATTAATTCTATAGCGATTCTCCCAAACATTAATAATCTTAGTCATAAGATGATTTCTAGGCTTAGGCACTTGCTTAAAAAGCAGACTTTCAATTTCAAGATCCATTAGTTGTTTTCTCCATCAGAGCGTGTTGCAATAGTAATATAAAGATTATGAAATTTTGGATCATTCATTTGGAGTAAATCTGCTTCGTAGAATTCACCAAGATATTTGTCGAATACCACAACTTTTTCTTGCCAATCAAACTTACCAAATCCTTTAATATCATTTGCTTGTTGGTGAAGAAAATTATATAGATCAAGCCAATTCATTTATCTAGCCCTCCGAAAAATAATTAGTTTTGTGGATACAATCGGTTAAGATTATCTAGCACGACGATTAGCACGATGAAGAATTCTAAGTGTTTCTGTAGCATTTGCAGGACAAACGATTAGGTCTGGTGCAGTTTTGTGAGAAAAATTCATAAAACCCACAGCACGATTTTCTACGCTACAATCTTTGCAAATCATTTTGCGACCAGTTTCAACCAGAAACTCGTAGCGATCAAAATCAATATCGTTTTGACAATAAATACAGTTCATTGGTATCCTCCTGTCAACGGATTATACCATAGTTGTCGGCATTGTCAACTCGTCGGCTGAAATCAAAATTCCAAAGTTGTCACTAAAATTGCCACAATCTGTGCTATAATAAACATCGTTTAATCCAACACTCTGCAATAGTTTATTACAATTTTCACAAGGCTTACTCCCTAAGATCAATCCTTTTCTGTTAATACGCATAACAACAATTGACCAACTAGGATCAATGGTATTATAACTATCAAGCAATTTAGAAACCAAATGACTTTCAGCATGAAAAAATGGATACTCCTTGTATTTAGGAAGATTAAAATCTTCACCTATTCTATAAGCACCAGTATGAGTTTTAATAGGATTGTTTTGTGTGAAACCAATAAGTTTTGTTCCATCATATGCAGCAGCATAGTGGTAGCATCTAATTAGTCTGGTCGGATTCCAGTTGTTGTATGCTCGTCGTATTGTCTTGTCTATTATTTTCATTATTTCTTGCCAATACTGGCGGGCCTAGATTTGTATCGTGTACTTCCCAGATTTCATTATCAGTTAATGGAATTCTTTTTGGTTCTTTAATTCTTGGGTTATCTGTTAGTGGTATTCGTTTTGGTTCTTTCATAAAATATCCTTATTTTGATGCTAACATATATAAGCCGACATTGGCAAAAGCATAGCCAATATATGTAATTAACATAGCAATATTTTTATGCACAATATATTGCTCTAATGCGACATATAAATAAACACATCCAGTAAAAGCAATCAACCATGCGCTCATACAATAACTCCTTTACAGATTTCGGCGTGATGCTCTATAGCATAATCTTTTGCTTTCAACTCCATGTCAATATCAAATTCTAATCCATAGTTGTCAAATGGATTTTCAGCATAGTCAGCATGAGCCCTTGGATTATTTCCGGGCTTGCTTTCACTGTAATGAAATAGTGGACGATATTCTCCCCATGTAAGATAACAAGACTCCAATGCTTCTTGTTCCTCCATATTATCTGGATTACACTTGTGATGCAGATAGTCAAAGGTAATTGGTATGTTTGTGGCTGGATTAAAATGTTCGATAAGTTCTTTCACACTCCAGCAGTTAATTTTGTCATCATTTTCAATAACCAGTCTGCTCCTGCAATTAGAATCAAGACGATTAAAATTTTGAATAAAGCGACTAATGATCTCAGAGTGTGTTCCATTTTTATTGTGTACATGAAGGTTCATCGGAGCATTATAGTTTGCCGGTAGACCAATACGATCAAAAAACCAACTATAGAAATTGAGTTCAATAATAGTTTTATTAACAGCCTTATCGTTCATAGATGCAAGAACATTAAATTCGCTTGGATGACAAGTAACACGAACATTCGTGTTCTTGATAGACGATGCGATATTATCGAATTCATTATTGATAGAATCGTAATTAGGCAAATCTTCCAACTTTACATTTGCTTCGTCATAAGTAATTAGTGGAAAAATATCACTACTAACACGATAAACATAGTTATTTTCAGCACAAAATTGTATGGTCTTGTCTGTGACCATAAGATTGTTCTGGATTCTGCCTCCAAGAATGGTTAGTGCTTCTTCTCTTGGTAGCGAATTAAATCGCTTGTAAGTCATAGTTTGATGACTAAAACCCTGCTCTTTGAGTTTGAGGCTAATGCAGCAAAGACCGTATCTGTTCATAGAATCTCCTTGGTCACAGTATATCACAGTATCGGCCAGAGTCAAGCCGCTTCTTGAGAGATTTCTTCAACAGATAGAATCTTTACGAGAGAAAATTCTATACAAGGAAAATGTAACTTAAAATTAGACAGTGCTTCTTCTGATGAGCATCCGTCATATACTTGATTAATTAATAGATTTTGTTTTGATAGGTCATTGTTCTTGAAAACTTGTGCGGTAATATTAAATATTCTCATAAATATCCTTCATAAAAGTATTTATATCTTCCAATCGTTTGTACTGAATCTCGTATCGACTTTGATCGTAAGTAAAATTATTGGTTTGTGTTCCAGCAGGAGCAAAATTTGCTAGGTTAAAAAAGTTTTCTTTAGATATGATCCCACATATCCATGCTATGCTAAAATCATTTTTAACTCTACTAAATATATAATAGTCTGTGTTTCTTGATTTTTGTTCCTCATAAAGAGTAGCAGAAAAATAATCTAATGGCTTGGAGTTACATCCCTGTGCTTTAGAGTCCAGAGTAATATCATTAAATATAAAATCAACAACATCGCTGTCGCTATATTTTATATCTGGAAATAATGAACGAACACAAGCCTCTGCCAAATAGCCAGTCATTCTTTGTCTGTCTTTATTTGTTCTATGTGTTCCAATATTTCCAAATTTATTTTTATAGGCAAGATTCCTATTAGATGCTTCGTCAAAGATTTGACGAGTTATTTTTACTGGTACTATCGCCACGACAATGCCTCAGATATAATGGGGAATTGTTCTGAAAAAATTTCCTTACAACTGTTAGCAATATCCATGTGTTCTTTTTGAGTTCCGTTAGATGATCGCAGCTCAATATAATGCACCCACGAGCGAATTGATCCGCTCATATAAAGTCTAGTTGGAGTAGCAAGAGGTAAAACAAACCTAGCACACTCTTTTGCTATACCATCTCTAATCATTTGTTCATACAATAATTGAGCATTTCTAAAATGATCTGATATTCTTGCATACCAATATTTCTTTTCATAGTCATCAACGCTATCTATACTATTTTGTCTATTTTTTGTATCTTGTTTTCGCAAATCAAATAAAGGTATTTCTTCCGCTAAAAGAGTAGCGTCAGCATATCTTTGACTAAATTCTTGAAAAGTAAAACTACGATGACGTAAAATTTGTGCGGCCAATCCTCTTGTAGTATTTATTTCGAGAGTCATATAAGCCATTTCAAATATAGACCAATGTTTATGATCTATACAATACTTGAGTAGTCTACTTATATTATCATTATCTTGATTCTTTGGATTGCTTACTCTTGCACAGTATGCTATTTGTTTTTCTGCGTCAGGAGTTACACTAATTAATTTTACGTTCATTATTCCACCATTTCATAGTTCTATCCCATACTGGTTTAAAAAAATACGCTGTAATCACGCTAGAAATACCACCAATAATACCATTAGCAACTGCTACTGGCACAACTACGCATGTGTAAACAATATTTTTCTTTTTAATAGTCACTTACGTTTGCTTTTTTAATTTCTAAATTATCACGATATTCTTTTTGATGATCCAGCCATTTATTATCTGTGATATGATTATAAATAGCAATAGCAAGTTTACTAACACTTTTGGCAACACCACTAGCATCTGGCTCAGTAGAATCTAATTTAGCCCAATAATATTGATTGTCTTCTTTATCTTTGATAGTTTCATAGCCTTTAGATTTTGCCCAAGAACGAACCTCAGTCCATAGCATTTGTTTTCTCCTAACAACTCATATTACCAGATTTGGGCGGCTTGTCAACGTATTGCCTTATATTAGGATCATAATTTTCTATGGGTTTATCATAATGCTTCCATGCTGCTTTATGCTTGTATGCTATTATTTCCATTCTTTGTTCTTTGATTTCATTCATCTGATAAACTATAAGATCATACATTTCTATTAAAAGTTTGGCTATACTATCATCAGAACAAGACTTTATTTTATCTGATAAACCATCAAGACATTCGTATTTTAGTGGAATATGTTCTTTCATTTTTGTAATTGTTCTTCACTAGAATATTTTATTTTAGACTGAAAACCAGCAGCATATCCTACCATGTATACTTTTTTATATGATTCAAAAGTGTTGCCAAATACTCCATAAATCAGAGAATAATTTTCTTTAAACCATTCATTAAAAGATTTTTCTTCATCACATAATTCATCTGAGTTTTCTGTCATGTTTTCTGTACCTTTTGTAAATAGATAATATACCATTAATTAGACTGGGATCAAGATTAGTACGAATAAAATCATCATCATTATCGGTGATATATGCTTGAAGTTCATCGTTCAACACACTTTTATCATAACCTCTTTTAAGTATATGTTTAGATACTTTAAGAAAGCCCTTTTTATTTTTAGATATAAAATTATCTATTTCATTCTTATATCTAGAATCATATCCATACATAGCATGAGATAGTTCATGTCTTAATGTGCTATTATTTTGTGCTCCTATAATATAAAATGTATCATGTCTATATTTTAGTAGTCCTAGTAGTTCTTTTTCTTGAGAAGTTAATGGATCAAACAGTCCTTGTTTAAACGGAATTAAAACTGAACTAGGAAAATTAAATCCTATCCAAAGATCACTGTATAGATCAGCACCGTATTGTAAACTGTAATAGTTTTTGATATCTCCAAGTGTAAATATCTTGTTACGATACTTTCTGCTCGGACTTTCATAGTATTCTTGGAAACGAATAAAAGTTTCACCTAATTCTTTTTGAGAATCGGCACTAATCCAAATACTATTATATGGTTGTTTTTTAAGTTTTAACACATTATGTCCATAGGTGATGTCTTAGATTGATTAATTCAATCATCATAGCCGTATCCTCATTGTCTTGATCTAGTTCCATTTGATAGGTTTTTTCGAATAACTTTTGCTTTTCTTTTGCTTTTTTGTTATCTAGAACATCATCAATATCTAAACCAAAAGTTTCTTCACTATATGGATCTTTTCTATTTGGCCTGTCATTTTTCCACCATTCATATAGTTTTTTAATCTTACGAGATGCTTTTGCTTGTTCTGTTAATTTTCCCTTGCTTTTTAGATTACAAGCCCAATCAAAATAATCATAGGACGCTTCAACACACCTACCATGCTTAAATTTGTATTTTTTATTTCGATCCCAAAGGCTTAGGTGAGACAGTTCTATCTCAACAAAATCTACTAACTCATTAAACAAACCATAAAGAATACGAGTATCAAGATCGTAGTATTCTCCCGGTTTTAATCCAGTATTTAAGTAATGAGTTTTATCAAAATAACGATTACGAATATAAACTTTAACTGTTCGATAAATATCATATGGAAAATACAGAATATCTTGTAGTTTTTGTAAACCAGTATCGCTTAACCAAAATCTATATGGTCTTTCTTTTCGCTGTTTATCTTTCCATTCATCCCATTCTCTAAGTCCAAGAGCGTGTGGCTTTTTCTCTCCGCGAATCCAGTCGGAAAATTTAGAACAACTCCAATAATTTATTCTAGTTTTTAATATACTACCAAACATTTCTATAAATACCCTTTGGTAATTTTTGTTCGTAAGGTTTGATTGTCCAACCTATTTTCATTAAATCCAAACTAATTTCATCAGTGACTACACTTTCTGGCACATATCCAGTACGATCACTAGTTCCAGAACAATACCATACCGTATAATCTTCTCCGCAGTCTCTTAAATCAGCAACTAATCCCCCAGCAAACCGCCACGAACAAGTCCATTCTTCTTTGCCATAGAAAAATTTATTATTACACAATGCTGCGTATAGATTTTGACTATAAATTTCACTATACTTGCATTTGTCTGCTATACAATCACTTTTACAAAGATCAAGTTCTAAATTTGGTTTCATCGGTAAATCACCACTGGTTGCATAATCCATTGTGTATAAGGTCTGGTTACTACTGTTTGTGTTCTACAAAATAGTTTTTGTTGTTCAACGATCACATTTTGTTGAACTACATAAGGAACCCATTGATAAATCACAATTGGTTGTGGTTGCTGAACATAAACTACTTGAGTTTGAACAACTGGTTGAACTGGTTCTTGATATGCTATCCATTCTTGAGCATATAGGTTTGATCCAACACTTATAATCATTAGCATTACAAAGCATCGTGCTAAATTGTACATATTATCTCCTTAATTAACTTTTATCTTTTCCACACCATTCTGGAAAATCAGTAATTTCTAAATTTCCCAATAGAAGCATGGAGGGTTTAGTAGCAAGATTACGAATAGCATAACATTTGTGGTTATCAGAATCATATCCACAGTCTATTATATCATACTCTGTGACGCTGTGCAACATTTTAATTAATTGTTCTATGTTTAGATTCACAGTATCGCTCCTCCGTAAAATAATTCTAATCCAATAATATATTTAGAATCAGAATTTGGATTAATAATTATATGAGTATCATCTATTTCTGATATATCTTCTGTTGTCCATAAAACATGGCTAACTTTCATACTATCATCAAAAAAGAAAATATTTTGTCCACTAAACTTCCATCTTGTATAGTCATGACTTTTACCATCATGGATTAATCGTATCATAACAACGCCCGAAAATTTATCTTTATCTTGTAAATATCTTGCTAAAGTAGTCATTCTACATCATAAAGTTCTGGAAAAATGTCAAGATATAAATCAGCAAATGGGGCGTTAATCCCATCGTTAATTTGTATTCCGTAAATTGGACATTCAGAGTTTTGTTCTTCGGAATTTGTCATATAATTTATTAAATGCAAAAAGTACAAAATTAGCGAATAGGATACCTAGCGATATTTCTAATACTTTGAGTAGGCTCATGATTATATCTAGGTTTTTTATATCCACAAAATACTTGGCTTGTGATTACGCCCATACCAGCCATTAGGGTAACTGTAACTCCGACACAAAAAATAACAAGATTACTCATTAGAGAGATTTCCCAAAGATAGAATACTAGGAACCCACAATCCCACAAAAATAGCCTGATCTCTTGATAGTTCGCTATCTCCCATAAACCAAAGACTAACGCTAAAAACAAAACTAGCAAAAGCGGCCACAAGAAAATAATACTTACTCATATCTATTCCTATCTATTTGTAAAAGTTTAATTAAGCCCTACCGTCTTTAATCATATTTAAAAGTTCCACAACATATCGTGCTGTATCTGGAACATTATTTCCACCAAGATAATAACTACCAACAAAATCATACATACGTTGTAGATTGTTGTCCTTGGTGAACTCACTATAGTATTCTGAACCATACTCCATGTAAATGTATGATCCCACGCTATCTAAAAAATTTGAGATTTTTCGGTAAATTTCTGTGTTCATGAATAAGTATCAATCTTAGCATCATGGTCTGTATAATCTCTATACTGATCCAGTTTAAAACACTGGGTCATCGTATCCATCAACTTATTTGCTTGGATTGTGAGCATCACTCTCAGCCCCTCAATACCGTTAACAATCTCATCCCTGCTCAAATCATGCTCAAGAATCCCCTCGCTCAGAGTACCAAGATTTTCAGCAAAGTTGTATAATGCTGAGATTTCGTTTTCTAAATCAAATCGGTCTTTCATATTTTATCTCCACAATTCCAGAGTTAATAGTAATAAAAGAACATGAATTTTCTGTCCAACAGCCACAGTTATGGTATTGTACCATATCGGATAGTTTTGTCAATACTGAGTGTGTATGTCCACAGATAACAACATCACAATCTTTATCTTTACAATATTGTATTGCACGATCCGCTATTTGTTCTGAACATCGCAGAAATGTTTTACTATTTCTTTTTGCTAAATTAGAATAGTAGTATTCATTATTGTGAAATCTATCGTACCTTTGAATGAGTCTATAAATTTTATCAGCAAACTTTGTGAATATTGGATATTTGGAAATAAAATTATCAAAAATATCTCCATGAAGAATAACTATCTTTTTATCTCCGCTATCAGTAAAATATTCATCAACAAAATCCACACCGATAAGGTGACTAACTAATTCTGCTGGCCCGTCATGATTACCACTAATCCAAACTACTTTTATATTATCGGACAGTTGGCGTAGTTTCTTTAATATTTTCCAGTGGTCTTTGCGTAGTCGCCTAAAATCCCAACTGTCAAATAAGTCCCCATTAATAATTAGAGTTTGAGTGGATAGTTTGTCAAGAAATTTAGATAGTTGCTCAACCTGACAAACATCACTACCCAAATGAATGTCACTAATTACAACAATTTCATTCATCGTGATTTTTTAATTACCCATTCAACACAAGTAATTAACATTTCGCAGCATACGAAGTAGAAGATTATATTCTGTATCATTTGTCTATAATAACTAAGCTAAATATGAAACTTAATATCCATGTTACTATCATAATATAAAAAGATGCGGTAAATACCCAATAAGCATCTTTGTTGTGGTTGAGTTGAAAAATATCAACAACATATTTGAGAATAAACAAACTCAACACTCCAACAAAAACTGATATTGCCGATGCTACTATAAATCCGCCTATTAGTTTTAGTATCATTTTATTTTGGTGCTACCTTTAACATATCTTGGAGAGTAAGGACAGTTAACACATTTTTTGCCACAGCATACTTTTCTGCTTACAAGAAATTCTCTACTTAGTGGTTGGGTCATTCCATACTCTTTCTAAATAATCCAGAGTAAATCTTACTGTTCCATCGTCATAGAAACAATCGTAGTCTCCACCAGATATTTCTTTATACTTTTCAGGCCAAACTTGATGCAATACATTCATAACAACCTGACCATGACGAAGTTCAAATTCGTTTTCATAATAAACTTTGTCAACGAGATTTAAAAATTGATCAAAAGTCATACAAATAACCTGTCCTGTAGTAATTCTGAGATAGTTTTATTAATATTGATTCCGTTTATAACTATCTCTTTGTCAGAATCATATTCATCAATTTCCATATATTTCATAGCATTGTTAAAGCACCAATAAATAGCAAACTTTTGTTCTTTAGTAAGATTATTCATATCCTATTTCCCAGTTAATATCTTTGAAATCTTTTAATCCGGTATCGCTGTGTATCATAGGATAATATCCCCACAGATATATAACCTCACCCTTTGTCCAACCACATTCATCTGGAATATAAAACCATATAGGACTACCTTGTTGTAAAGTATAATGTTGACAGAGTGGTATAAGCAATATGAGCGAATAAATATATCTCATTAAATATATGTTTGTCCATCAAGAGGATCGTTATCATGAGGATAGTTAAATGGGCCTAATACTTTGCGTCTTTTGTCTTTGATAAAGTTTATAACATCAAAAAAACAAGTTTCACAAAGATCGATACTATACTTTGTGCCATCATCGTTTGATCCATATCCCCAGCAACTTTCAAGAGTTGCATAATCTGGCCCAATATCGCTATAATTAGTGGTGCTTTTTCCACAAGCGTCACAACTAACATCATCGACTACTTTTGTGGTTTTTGTTTTCCAAGTTCTCATTTATTGTACCAAGTTACATCTTTATATTTTGGATATGGATAATCGACCGGCCAATATTTTTTTGGTTCAGCATTTTGTGACAGACTTTCTACTTTAGTTATTAGTTCCTTAACCTTTTGCTCAAGATTAACTAATGATTCTATTACAATATCAATCTTTTGTTTTTTCGGTTTGCTCTTGATCTTTTTCTTTTTCATATCATTTTTTCCACAGTTCCACTTGGCCCATTAATAATCTCAAGAATAACCCTCATAGCCATATCAACATCATAACACAATGTAGCAACTTTTTCATTGTTATAATCAAACTTCGCTGCTATTTGCTGAATTTCTTCAGCAACAATCTTTATGTCGTTTATATCTTCTTGGTTGAGGTTTCGCATAATATCAATTTTGATCCATCTTTAAATTGTAGAGTAAGAGTCTCTGGCTTACTAAAAGACAGAATATAACTAACAATATCTTTATGTTGACGTAAAATTTCTAGTAACTTATCCATAAACTACCAGTGATGAATAATATTAGCAACAATGAATCCGCAAGTAATAAAGTTAACCAATATAATACTTAATTTAATACTAAATGCTGTCCATGCTTCATATTGAGTTAAGATAGGAATGTCAGGAGCATCATAATCGTCCTGACCAACCCTATGATCTATTGCTCTGGCTAGTATTAATAGTTTTCTATTCATTCGGTAGTTGGTGTTTTATTTACTGGAATATACTTTTGGAGCGTAGCCAACTTGCTATCAGCATCATCAAGAATATCCACATACTTCTTTAGTTCTTCCAGAATATCTGAATGTTCACCGATACCAACACTATTATTCATATAAAGATTAAGAGTAGCAACTGCTTCACTAATCTTAGAATTGTAATGATCGACCAGAGCCTTTAGAAAAAGATTCATATTATCTCCTTAATTGTTAACTATTTTCTTGAGTTTTTTATTTAACGATTCAATTACCTTATTCACAGATGTACTAACATTGTAGTCTTTTTTGTAAGCATCAAGAGCATCTAACATTCTCCATGCTTCTTGCTTGCTAATTGTTATTGTGGTATTGTTTGACAAGTTTTTTCCCTACAACTTTCACATAGAGTAGTAATCCAGCCACCTTTATTTGGTTTGCCAGAGTTTCCACAAACTTCGCACACTTTATAAGAGTATTCTTCTGCCATACTAACAATACCATCTACATAATCATCACCACCAGTAAAATAAATGCGAAGTCCACCATACTTTTCTTTTATTTGGTCAAACTTAACAGGAAAATACTCTAGTTCCGCCTTAATCTTTTCTGGTTGATCTGCTAGAATTCTTTTTCTGTCCTCTATATTTTTTTCGTGCTGAGATATTCGCCAGCAAACAGATGACAATAATTCATACCACCCGTTTCCAACCTCACACCCCCAACACATACACGATTCCATACGACTTTTATTCCTATTAGAGAATAAGTCGGGATATTTTTCGTACAGTTGGTTTTGAAGTTCAGCGTCCATTTTACTTTTGTTTATACTTCTTTTGATTTTGAAGCGTGGAAAGAATACTCATATACTTTTCAGCATCACTCTTGTTGTTAAATTCAGTCACAATAGCCTGACCATCACTCTTGGGAAGATTAATTGGTTGACCATTCTGAGTAACAACAAACTTACCATTCTTTTCCGCAACGCCAAGACTCATACTATCTCCTAGATAAAAAGTAAAAAGGCAACTATCAAGTATTATACCAGACTATCGGCAGTTGTCAAATCAGACTTTACCATTTTTCCATCACGAACCACATAAATATGAACACCAGTATATGATGATCTAATATATTCTCGTCCACCATCAATCATGTTTCCATTATCAAAAACTTTGCACTCATGACGAAACTGAGAATATTGAAGATCACCATCGTCATCCTCAACCAATCCAAAAGTACAATCCTCTATAGCGTCTGCATTTAAAATATATACATTACCACCATATACTCTAATAGAAAAATATCTATTACCAAATGTTGGATGCGGAGTCTCTCTATAGAAAATATCTTCTGGAGCATCAGTATAATGCAAATCGGTTGTACAAACATATGTTACGGGTACATTATCTTTAGCAGAATAATGCTCAATAACCTTATCGGTATTTGTAATTGGGAAGTGTTTAATCATTTTTTAAGTAGATCTAGAATATTTGGTGATGAAATTATAACTGGACTTGGTGGTTTTTCTTCTGTTGGTTTTTCCATACAAGGACAATTGAAATGATGTATAAAATATCCGCCATGAGATAGAATAAACAAATGTTCGTCATGTAATACTGTGGTCAAATAAAAAGACTGACTAATAGTATGCTTATCTCTATCCTCTTGGTTTTGTTTACGTTCTTCACAACCGCAAAATAGTAAACAAAAAAGCATCATCCATGAATACTTCATATTTCATCACATATCTTCTTGTTGGAGATATTCATCAATATCAATCTGAAACTTTTCTGTTTCTCCTAAAACTACAGCAGCATGATAAAGAATATGATCGCGTGGATCATTTCCATCCACAATATATTCTTCATAACTCAACTGCTCACTATCGCTATCCCAAATATATCTAGCACATTCCATAGCAGCATCAGTATAAGAGAGTTCGGTTTGGCTTTTCATTAGATATTCTCCATATTCTTTTCGATAATGTTAGCAATAGTATTAAACTTACGTCCAATATCATTCAAATCTGCCAGACAAAAAAAATCATTATCGGTATCAAAATCTCCTAAAGATGTTTGAACACCCGACCATTCTCTAACAACTTTTGGCAACCCTTGAGATTGATTGCCAAAGTAAACAAAACCAGCCTCAAATCCATCTACACTTCTAGTTTCTAGAGATTTCTTATGGTTCTTTTTCATTGATTCATTATACAGTTCGCAAAGAACACCCAGACAACAGTGTTGCTCTTGTCCCTTTTTATTATACTGTTTCAGCCAACTCTTACCCTGCTTATATTTACCACTACGCAGAGCCTTAATCCACTTTTTAGCAACGTCTTTTTTCATCCGAATTGTGTCCACTTTCTTTCAGAGATAATGTCCTTAAATTTTTCACCAGCAGGAGTTAGTTGCACCATTCCTTCAACGCAGAAAACGCAACCCTCTTTATCGCCGGGATTATCATATCTATCCCCACCTTCTTCATCATAACTATCAAAATAAAGAGTAAGTCCAGTATTCTTACTAAAAGCATTTTTCAGATCGGTAACGAGTTTATCATAGTCCTGAAAAATATCTTCCACAATCTGATCCTCACTCAATTCAAGTCGGATAACAGGCTTAGATTTATCCTCAATAACACCATCATGCAAAGCGTCAATAATTTGGTCAGAATCATCCCATGCCAACCAGCGACCAATATTACCCCAACCAACATTTTTGAAATACTTGGCCTTTTCAATAGCCTTGATTTCATCTGGACAGATTTTCTTTAAGTCCTTATACTCGATAACATATCCGCCAACAGCAAAACTACCCATTCCCATACTTCATTTCTCCAAGGGTGATAGCACCAATATACCATAGTATCGGCAGTTGTCAACAGCACCTTTAAGATTATTTGGTGCTTCGTGGATGGCCTTTTGGCAATAAATCATTATCCTGTTTATAGTTCGGATTAGATGGGCGACCATTTCTTAGTAAATATAAAAATGCGTTAACTCTTGCTATTGCCCATCCATCTCTACTCATTTTAGGAGCATGACTAGTGCTAAATGCTCCTGCTCCCCTTCTGTATACAGCCTTTAACATACCAAGAGTAGCCTTACTTCCTTTATCTTTTTTATTATGTTCTGTGACTAATGCTCGTAGTCTTTTGGTTAAACTCTCATCAAAACTTATGTTTCCTTTGTCATCTTTAGCACTATCTGGTTTATTTTTCTTTGATCCTTTTTTTTGATCTTTTTTAGGGGCCGGAGTTTTTCGTGGATCATTTGGCCCAGGTTTTCCATACTGTAATGCTTCTGCTGTTTCGCCTTTACCGTGCTTACAATGCTGGCGACAACTAAAGCCGGGAACTTGATTTGGCTTTCCACAATTACAATAACTCATATCCTTAGCGGATAAGTATTCTTTTATTGCTTCTAGATATTTGTTTGTTCGCATAGTATCCTCACATAATACTATACACCAAATTAATAGGTCAAGTTTGTAAAAACTATTCCCTTTTTCTTGAGATACGGTATGGGTTCATCAAATTTTTCAATATCGCTCACAACCCAACCATATTTAGATTTGTTTGGATTCCAACTGTAAAATTCATCTAGTTCTTCTACTTTGTGTCTATTATAGTCATCTACCCAAGATTGTTTGTCTGGATATTGAAAACTATGACTAAAAGTAATCGTACCAATGATACGAGACTTAAATTGACTATATTTTCCCGGAGTTTCAATTATTGCTAACTCAACCCCTTCATACTTTTCTGGTAGAGGATATGAGCGTGTTTCCACACTTTTGTCGCCATTAATTAAAAAAGTTGACCAAGGAATCTGAATATTTAAACCAGTCATTAAGTGTCCAAAAATTTATTAAAGAAATCGGCCATTCCCTTTAATTCTTCCCTAGTAAGTTTCATCTTCATCCAATCCCAAGAAATACTATTACTAATAGTTAGATTAACAATACTTCCAAACTTCTCAAGATCAAAAGTAAAAATATCTGCTTTATGAGTATCTTTCTGAACAATATCGTTCATTTGGTAGCCTCTTTCAAATCTCTTGACAAAGTTTGTGACGCTTCTCGTACAGTAGGAAGCCAATAAATATTGTAGATTTCATCCCATGATGGAAAAGAATAGAAAGGATCACCATCATTCATACAATTCCCCTCACTATCATAAACATCATAAAAAACAACATTTCTCTTGTCAAAATCTTCCACAGAGTCATAACAAGCATAAACATTATAATAACCAAAACTAATTGATTGGTCATAAACATATTTAGCAACGAGTTCGTTCATTTTTCCTCCGCAAAACTGTTATCAAAACTCTGAAAAAGACCATCAACATCTTCAACATTCCAAGCATATGGACTATTGTTATTGTTCTTGATATGTTCGCTCAAACATTCAAGAGCATCCAAAATCATTTGCATATCATGTTTTTCAATGTAGTAGTTCATTTTTCCTCCACAGAAAGAATGTGACAGTTATTGGGGTAAGCATTTTCGCACTGTTCAATAGCGTGTTCTTTATCGTCTGCCATGCAGTAGAAAGCGTAAACTTCGTGATGGTTTTTAGGCCAATAGTATTTTACAAGATATTGTCTCATGTTGTCTCCGTTGTGTGTTTTGCTAGTATATCACGCTTATCGGCTATCGTCAAGAGCAACTTTTAGTCAGAACACCAACCACCAACAGCATAATGAATTTTATCCCCATTCTTAAAAGGAACACCCAAAGGATCATTCCATTTTTCATGCTTTGTTTCGATATAATCAACAGCCTTATCTTCGCTATCAAACGGATCAATATTAACCCACTTGATATTATTTTCCATTGTGTTGATTTGACCAGTATAGCCTAGATCATCAACCGCCTCATAATAAGCAGCATCATAATCAAAGTCCTCATCATCCTCATCATAATTATCGCTGATATAATCATGAGGATAACTTTCTTCAATTTCGTCTTTATCCTCAATCCACAAAGACTGAATCTCGTTTTTGTTATCGGTTTCGTAAACTCTGTAATCAAATGAGGCGCCCATTGTTTTCTCCCGCTGTATTAATAAAATTTGCCAATAATTTTAGATCATCTTTACTAAAACGTATCTGATAAGGCTCATTATCAAACGTGTATATCTCAACCAAAAATGGTTTGTATTTTAGATTAGGATTGTGCTGAATACGCACCATACTATCATCAAGATATATTTCACTAGTCATTCTAGTCCCAGTTCTTGATCGAGTTCGCTCAATTTATCTAATGCTTGATTTCTTTGAAAATTTAATCCGGCCACAAACCCACACTCAAAATAATAGAAATCATTAGGAGTTCCCTCATGATCTCCATCTATCCATATTGTTTTTGCTAACTCTCTAGAACGAGAATATCCAGTCTTTATAGCCTCTAGTTGTTTTCTTTTAAGATTTTCACTCATCTTTTTCTCTATAAAATATTACCACATTACTACTATAATCTGTAGTTACCATAATTTTTCGCTCGTCGTATTCTAAATCATGCTTATAACAGAAATCTTCTGCTTCTCGTAACAGTTGTTTTAAAGAAAGACCAGAAGCGTATAGTTCTTTTTGTATCATTATAGATCAATATTTAGTTTAAATTCTTCCACCGCCCAATAAAATGTTTCTCTAATCTCATTCAAAGCATGGTCAGCATCCTTAAAGTCATGGCCATGTTTTTGGTTACTTCTAAGATACTCAGAAAAATTCTGTATCATACCAAGCATATTTTCTGCCTGATTATGAATTTCGTATTCTCTATTATCTTCTGGAATATTGAATTCAAGTATGGCTTTCATTTCTTTTCCCCAAAATCCAAATGGTCAGGGTTAATTAGGTCGATCATATAATCTTTTGCTGCCGCAAGCATAACTTCATCACCACAATTAACTAGCAAATCGGTAAGATCAAATACTATTTTATCAACCAACTCACACACTTTAGTAAAGTCTGATCGGTCTAAATTTTCTAGTTCTTTTTTGATATTTACTTCACTCATTTGTGTTCTCCAAGTGTCTTAAAATATCAACAGCAATACTTAAAAGATAAGTAGATTGACCATTACTCATTGGCCTAAGAACGGGGAGTGCATTAGCCTGTTCATAAACGGCTAAAAAATTATGTACGATTTCTTTGAGTTCTTTAGTCATTATTTTCCCCAATTTCTTCACCAGTATGGTAATCAATAACTGGCTTATTACAAGACTCTATCATTTTAGAAAGAACATTCTTTAAACCCTCAAGATCATCACTAATAGCATAAGTTGGATTTTCAGATATATTCACAATATCCCCATTCTCATCAGTATAAACTGAATGAACTCCATAACTAATATCAATATTCCCAAGAGGAATTTTAGTTACATATTTAACAACTCTATAACTCCAACTCATTTCTTTTCACCAATAGTCTCATAAACAATTTCAGAGTCTAAAATAGAATCGAACCAGCAACTTTTTACACTTTTATTTGGGATTTTTATTTTTGCAACTTCTGCATACTCTTTAATCAAATCCATATACGGCGATGGTATGGTAATTTCTTCTTTACCATCTTGAAAAACAATAGCAATAGTATATCTTCCAATTTTTTTGAGTCCTATTTTCCTAATATCGTTCATATTATTCTCCTATCTGCTCCATAATCTTATATAAAAAATCCGCTAATTTCCTAAGTTCTTTAGTATTGCATTGAAAAATAACATCTTTGCCCTTTAAATCATCATAAATTGAAATATGATGATATTTACCATCTTCACTAGTAAGAACATCAATACTAATGTCCTCATCAATCTTAAATTGATTTTTTATAGTATTCATTTCTTTTCTCCATCATACCATGTTACTGTTTTTTTCAAAATGGTTTTTAATGGTTTCTTTTAGGTCATCCACTGTCGTTGGGCTGTAATAATCCACAGATGCTTCTATGCTTTTAATACACTCGTCAATAATTGCTTTAGCGAAATCTTCATAAGATGATGGGAATATACTATACGAACAAGATTCTGTATCAAGATCTTCAAAACGATTTGCTATTGATTTAATCAATTTATTCATTCTTTTCCCCAATAGTCTTATAAAGTACATTAGATAAAATAACGTGTTGAATGAAATATACTATTTTAGTTTTCACTATTTTTCTCCAATGGTTTTGTAAATAAAATCGGCCAAACCCTTTAGATTATCTCTAGTAGTTTGAAAGGCCACAGAACTATCGTTTCGATCATTGTAGACGGAAAAATAACAAGAATATTCGTTTGGCATAAATATTTCCACACTAATATCTTTATCAATAGTATAAGTAGGATTATTAAGGCTAGTCATATAATCATCCTTCATACTCATTTGTTTTCTCCAATAGTTTCTTCCAGTAGACCAATAGCAGTTTCCAAAAATAAATCACAAGTTGCCCAATTAGCATCCTCAATAGTATTATCCCAACTAACAATAAAGTCACGAATTCTGTTCTTAAGTTCGTCAGTCATTAGTTTTTTCCACAGAAAGAATATCACTATTCAAAATATTAATTTTAACACTATCGTAAGATTGAACACTTAAAAAATCAGTAAATTCTTCCACAGAAATATCCTCTGGCAATACTGCTTCTATTTCGATAGCCATCTTAACTTTAGTCATTGTTTCCTCAAAAGTGTTATTCAAATAATTGACCAAATTCCCCACTTCTTCCTCAGTCCACACATAAGCATTACCATTCTTTTTCCCATGCTCAATATCTTGTTGATAACTCTCCAGAGCATCAAGAATTAGGCCAACATCATGTTTGTCAAGATTAATGTTCATTTGTCATTTTCCAAATACTTGTAAATAAAATCGGCCAATCAATTTATTCCATCATCTGTATTTTTTAGAATCACAGAAAGAATTCTTCAAAAAACTTTTCATTATCAACCTTCAATGAATCAGCAACACTATCGGAAAATTCAATAATTTCTTTAATTAGAGAGTTATATTTATCTTTGATAGCATTTTCTTGCTTTTCTAAATCTTCCCAATCTAAGTTATATTTGCAATAATTTCCCTGACTACTATCAGGACTTAAAAAACCTGTGATTCCATCCGACCAACAAAAACGCGGTTTATCACGAAGTTTAATGTTGATATCAACAGAAATTCCTTCTTCCATCATTTTATTTGATAAATCAATATAATAGTCTAACTTAGTCTTTGTTTCAGCATCAAGCGAACTAATATCAATCTTAGTAGTCATTATTTTTCTCCAAAAAAAAGTAGTTTGAGGGTTTCTTGCCCAATTTTATTTGATTCTTTTGATTTCTTTCCCATTACTGCCCTATTTACCATAATTGAAGAATTGATTATTAGAAAGTAGGGGCTTGATTTCCCTGAGTCTGTTATGAATAATGGTCAAATTTCGTGCTTGAGGAACGATTTTCTCATGTAGAGTTTGGCTAATAATAGTCTTGAGGAGAGCGATTTCTTTATCGGTCAAGAGAACATTCCTATACATTTTTACCTTTACCTATTAAGAAAAATACCATTACTACTAGTAACCAGTATACCAGACAAACCAGTGGTTGTCAAGAGGGTTTATCGGCCATTTCCTATTGTGGCCTTTAGCCAAATTTACATACGGGCCAATTTAATAAGTAAATTTCGCCAATTTTTGTGAACAAATAGAGCATATACGCTACGAAACCACAACCATTATGTTTCTTTATGATTCATCTTGTTGATTTTGGTATGGTTCATGGTGGGAATATGACAAAAAATGTGGGATAAAATATGATTCTCTTTAAATAAAACCATAATAATACTAGAAAGTTCCCTCTTTCACGCTGCTATGAACAAAACAATCATCAACTTCTAATTGTTTGTCGAAAATGTATCCTTGAGATTCTAGCAACTGTCGAACCTGTTGTCTCTTGGTTGTCTCATGATTGTGTTCGTAAGTTATGCAGCCAAAAGTATATTTGTGAAAAGGAAAAACGGACAATATCTCATACTCACTACCCTCAGTATCCAAAGACAGGTATTGTATCTTACTGGGAAAGTTGTGTTTGATAAGATAATGCTCAAGGGGATAGGCCATAATTCTAACACGGTCGGCCTTTATAACATTAGGATTGTTTTTACCACTATTCATGGTATCAGATATGCCGCCCCAATCTCCCGCACAAATAAATTCTATTTCTTTTTGTTCCTTGTATACGCAACCAATCTCAACAGTGGTATTTGTTCTGTGAGAATAATTTCGTGGAAAAGGGTCAATGCCCAAACCCTTCCATCCTAAAGCATCTAATACGCTTGTGTTACTTAATGCTGTTCCATCATTGAATCCCACATCCACAAACATTCCGTTTTGAAAATATGACAATACCCATAAGTCTTGTTTGAATTGTGAGTATGCTACTACTTGTTTGTTCATTTGTGTTGTGATGAATATTCTACTTTGACCGGACTTGGAACCAGACTATCCTTGTAGTATCTAATAACATAGTGACTAAAAATCATGAAACCGATAGTTAAACATCCGGCAAAAATTAAACTCTTTAAGAAAGGTTTGTGATATTCCTCATTCATCGTTATCAATCTCCCCATATTCTTGTGCTAAAAAAACATATGTGCTCATATAAAATATGATACAGAAAAATATAATTAGAAATCCATAGTCCTTAAAATAACCCAGATCATTCATTGTTGTTAAAATTTTTCCAAACGTATGCTGCTAGTTCCACTGTTCCTGTTACTACTGCTAATCCTAATACTATGAAAATTATTGTGTTCATAAAACTGACTGACTGTGGGCATCATGGCGAACCGATAGGTTTAGCAAAAACAAAAGGGCTTCCACATATACTAGACTAATGAACATAGTGGTCAAGTTGGTTTGTGTTCTATCTTAAGAATATGAGATGTACTTTCAGAAGTTATTTCTTGAAGTTTAATAACTAGCATCAATGATACATTGGGCCTCGCTTCTTTCTGTATCATATTCTGAATGTCTTGTAATAACTTTTCTCCATTAATCTGTTGATGCAAAGAATATGCTAACATAGTAAAATCTCGCTGACTACATCCAAAAATCCGAATAGATTATATTAGGTAAAACAAAAATAATCACACTTGTATCCAACACACTCCTCAAAACTCAGATATGATAAATCTGTACAAAGAGGCGGCAAGCAAAAGACAGCACAAACTCGCTGACTACCACCAAAAAAACGATCCGATAGGATCGGCTGAGACTATTCTTCTTTCAGAATAGAATATAGCGTGGATATTAATCCCACAACAAACAAAATACCAACTATAAAAATAAGAACAGATCCCGTGTTCACGCTCATAACTTGATCTGTTATAACCTTGTTGGTACAGTCTCAGAGATTTAAAAAATTGGCCCCATAAGTTGCCACGAAGCGTGAGAAGGGATTTGAACCCTCAACATTCAGGATGGAAACCTGACACTCTGCCAATTGAGTTACTCACGCGATGTTTTGTCTAAAATTATTTCTAATTGAGAAGAAATATATTCTTCGGTTGTAATGTAATTATATTCAAGTGTGTTCTTGTTGTTTTGTGGTTGACAGTGCTTATAGTTTGTGGTATAGTCGAGTTTGTTAAAAGAATAGTCTTCAAGATTAACTGTGGGCAAACCTACTATAACCGCAACGCTAATAGCGCTTTCAATAAACATAACTCACTGAGTCAAGCCTGTGTAAAAGCCATAAGCAACACCAAAGCAAATACAAAAAGCAAAAATAAAACACCCCACTTTGGAAAGGTAAAATGCCGTCCTAACACTAACACTATTGTAACACAAAGGCGAGCAAGACGCAAACCCTTGGTATCAAATAACTTACAAGCGAAACCTCGATTGTGTAAATTTTTATACCTTGACGACTATAGCAGGAGAACTTATATATTATTCAGCCGGGGCAGATATAATACTTATAAGCATCTATCTCTCTATGATTTCCTGATTGACAACTTTGTCCACCCTGCTACAATACTATGAGTCTCTAGGACTTACTGATCCTTTGGTTTTTTATCCAAAAATTTTTTGAGTTTAGCAGCATATGTGTTCCAGAATTCACACTCCTCTTCTAGATTCCATATTTCTGCTGTAACATCTGTCACATCATTTGGCAACCAATCAGAGTTATCATTAACCCATTGGTAAAATTTATCGAAAATTAACTTACGATGATTGTTGATCACAGACACGAGAATGTTCCAGATCTTTAATTAGAATACTAATATAGGAACTACTAGCCTGTTCACTAGGATTATATTGCCGATAAAATTCCAGAGCATTTAGGATAATATCCATATCCACTCTAGGAAATCTGTAACTATCATATTCAGGATCATACTTCATAGTAGTCATTATTCCTTGATGCAAAGTAACAAAAAGTAAAATAGGCTAACAGAATATATAAACTCATTCAAACTCCGATATGCTAGTAATATTCTCAGGACCAAAATCCCCAAAGAATTCAGGGTCTGTATAGAGTTTACTATTCAAATAGTCAACAATACAATCCTTGTTATAAACACCCTCAATCATTTTGCAAGTATCATCATCAATAACAAGTTCAATTTGTACTTTCACAAGTTTCATGTTTCTGCTCCATGATAAGTTGGTTCATATAATAACCAGCAACAGATTGCCACTCTTTACACTGGTCCATATATCTTTTTTCACCAGTAATACCATACCAGTTAAGATTATGAGAACAGCAATCTAACGCATGATTAATAGCACTAATAATTTCATCCATTTTTAATCTCCTCTTCTGCATCATCAATATACCACTCATATTCACCATCTCTAGCAAACCCGATCAAATCTTCACTGAGACTATCAATAGCAAAATCTGCTTCTGGACTATTAACGTCAGTAATCTCAGGAAAATCAAAAACAACATAAACTTTCATAGTGACCCTTTCTTTCGCTGACTATCGCCAAGACTGCAAATCCGTAGGATTAGGTAAGACGGGCTGAATAGGTCGATCATTATCATCTGATTTTATAGAAGAGATTTCCATTAATCATCTCTACTAATATTAGTCGTAAACCCTTGACAGATAACGACTTACGCCTCCATTGTATCGTCTAGCCTCTGGAGTAGCAAGCAACCTTTTTGAGATTCTTTGACAAAATCTCGATCTGCCATCTTGACAGGTGCCGCGGGCGATCTGCCGTTTTGGCAGACTCAATGTATGCTACGGCTTGCACTAAGTCAGTTAATGTATTATATAGTTTACATTAAATAAAAGAACCGCCGCAGGGCATTACCCCTACGGCGGCTCTCACCACGCCACGAAAGGAAGACTAGATCGCGTTGGCAAACTCTAGGGCAGATTCCAACGCCTTGTTGTTCTCATTAGCGTTCTGGCCGAACCAGAGGCTATCGAGTCGGTTGTCGGTCGTGCGACCCTTACCATAGTTCAGATATTCATTGAACCCGTTATAGGCAGCCCACCAAGTACCGCGAACATTAGCCGCAGTTTGCTTTGGGCCTTCGATACGAGCCAGAATATCGTCCATAATATTACGGGTACGAGTCTTGATATCCTCGTCAGCACCCTTAATATTCAGCACAACCTTAACATACTTCTCAATATCCTTCTGGTTGAAACTCTTGCTAGCAAGGAACCGATACTGTTCCGCAGTAGCCTCAAAACCAGCGTTAATATTATCCATAATATCGCGGACTTGTTCCAGATTTTTCTGGCTGGAGCGAGTGTGACGAATACGGATCAGTTTGCTATCATTATGCTTGTGAGCATACGACAGCGTGTTCACGCAGACCACGCGAATCGGAGTGTATCCGACACGAATAGCCGTTGTACCGTCGTGACTATTACTCAGCAGGATAAACTTGCTAACCTCATCACCCGGAACAATCTCACTATTGTCACGGTTGAGTTGAGCAAGCACCCAGACCTTTTGGCCGAGATGCAGCGATCCGGCAGTATGGATCGAACACTCGTTAGCATCAAGGAAAGGCTGGAACCAATCAAACGCATCCTTATTCTGGAGGGGAGTATAACGAGGGCCAACAACGCCAAGAATACTACCATCACTCTTGCGGTATGTCGCACGATGATTCACGGGCGTACCGTCAACGGTCTGCAAATCCTTCAGACCAACTTCCCAATCCAGACCAGCAGCGACGATAGCATCATTCACATTGATACCCTCGTCAACGCTATTACCAAGGCCATGCCAAGGCGTCTCACCAACAAACATCATCTTTTCAACAGCAGCAGGCATAATCAAACTCCTTCGTGGGTGTTAACTTCTTTCGTTCCGATACGCTGATTCTACAGTATGTATTCGGCTTGTCAAGCGTTAGAAATCCAGAAAATCTTTTCTGCCATTTTGGCAGGCGGGCCGCGGATGCTGCCATTGTGGCAGTCACCCAATATTTAACAGCGAAACCCCAAGATCACGCTTGCACAGTTTAGAACCATCCTCGTCGTTACGATAAGCACATTCGTTAGGCAGATAGCAATAGACCCCAACACAATGAGAACGCGAATACTCATCCTTGATAACCTTTTTGATATGCCGAACGGTCGAACCAGAACAGATTAAATCGTCTAATATAATATATTGAAAAGGGGCCACTCCCTCGGTACGAAACTCTGAATAGCATCGTTCCCCCTTTCTTACCACAACAATATTCTTGTTGAGTATTTCTGCGATTTGTGGAACCACCATCAATCCACTTACACCGCAGCAGGCAATGCTATCAAAACTATCTGCTATTTTTCTCAAATCACAAACAGCCTTAATAATAATCTTATTACGAGCCTTATGATTCAAAACGTGACAAGTGTGGCTAGCCCCTTGGATATATTTTCCATCAGCGGTCTTGCGAACATCTTCAACTTTTTGATTTAAAATATTGCTCATAAAAACGATGGACGGTACGATTCGAACGTACTAAGAAAGGATAGATAAAGCGTTATGCTTAGGTATAGAATACTTGTCCCACCAAGTTGCGTCCATCAGACGAGAAAGGGCTATTCGTTGTCTAGTTCATCTACTACATTATGATAGTAGTGTTCATACTCTTTTTCATCCTCAAAATCATCATAATCTGGTTCGTCAGAATAGTCAGCATATTCATAGAGTTCTTCTGCATCCTCTGCAACGCGATCATAGTCAAACTCATATTCATCTTCAAACATAGCCACTTTCTCCTTTTCTCTATCTTACACCAAACCAAACAACTGTCAAGACCCAAGAACTTTTTCAATCTCATAATCACAAGCAAGATTAATCTTATCTTTTTGATTATTTTTTGGAGACTCTTTTCTTAGATTAAATAAGGTATTATTTTCTGTCAGTATATCTGAGGATACTAGATATACTTTACCATCTTCTAGATCGTATGCGGCAAAGTAGTCAAACATTGAAGCATCATAATAAAACTGATAGTTTGGGCCACTCTTTTTTAGAGGTATTTTAATACAACCATCTACAGGTGTTATTGCTTTAGATTGTATCTTTATTAGTTTACCATCTTTTTCAGCAATAATATCTATTTTAGAGATATCTCCTTCTTCTGTGAATACGGAGTATCCCAGTTTAGTCAATGCTAAACCAACACCAAACTGCCCTATATTACCTTTTCTTTTACTGTGCATTATTATCTCCTAGAGTAGTTTACTAGTAATCTGCTACTCTAGTTATACACCATATTAGTGGAGGCGGTGGGACTCGAACCCACGGTTTTCGGTTTAAAAGACCGCTACTTTAGCCACTAAGTTACGCCTCCTTGTTCATCTACTATACCATACGTTATCGGCTTGTCAACCCCAAAACTTTAGTGGTGGGTGAGGGACTCGAACCCCCGAAGTTAAAAACACCTGATCTACAGTCAGGCCCATTTGCCGCTTTGGTAACCCACCATTTTTCGCTGACTACAACCACCCTAACCGAATCCATAGGATTAGCTAAGACGGAATCTGAGGGATTCGAACCCACGGAGGATTTTAACCCTCGGCGGTTTAGTAAACCGCTGCCTTAAACCACTCGGCCAAGATTCCAAACTGCCCAGGTAGGACTCGAACCTACAACCCAGCGGTTAACAGCCGCTTGCATCTACCATTGTGCTACTGGGCAACTCTCGTAACTCTAACGTCAGCCTCCGATTCCGAGACTACGATTCGAACGTAGAATAAAGGATCCAAAGTCCTCTGTGATACCGTTTCACCATCTCGGAGAGCCGATGGAGGGATTTGAACCCCCGACAAACGGTTTACAAAACCGCTACTCTACCAACTGAGTTACATCGGCAAGACTACATATCATACTCTTGCTGCCACTCTTTGTCAATATCTCGTCGTGTACGTCGCCTTTTTGGACGACTATCCATAGCGGTATCACGATACTCTTTGTGACCCGTAGACACTTCCCAAGGCTTTTTAACCTTGAGTTTAATAGCGTTGCCGTACTTCCGCCGTGGTCGCGTATCGTCGTTGTTGGGGAGCGTAATCATGCCATTGTCCATTTTCGTGCAAGTAGAAAACCTTATCCAAGTTAGGGTCGTAAGCCATTAAACAATATTGTATCGGGTGTTTTACAACTGTCAAGGGCTTTTGTATTTGTGGGATTTTAATATCACCCTTTTGATAATCCTTAAATCCAGTATAGGCCAATCCCAAAACCGTTACCAGAACTCCTATCCATTGTATCATATTCGATCCTCGTGTCAATACTCTTGCCATGATATGTTTATCGACCATCCCGGCCTAAAACTTTAATGCCATTTTGGCAGTTGGGCCGCGGAGGCTGCCACTATGGCAGATCTTCCTCCCTCTCTTTAGCACGAATCATAACCTTGGGCGTTTTAATAACCTGAGTTAAACTATCAGCATTTTTATAATCGCGGAATCCACGTTCGTCAACATAGAAATATTCGTCAAAAATATCAAACTCATTAGTATCATTAAATACCGCAATAGCAGCGTCCATAGGACTACTTTCAGGAATACTAATAACCTTTTCAACCGTATTACTTTTTACATACCATTTGCTCATGGCTCAACTCCCTAGACTAATACGAACGGACGTAACATCAAGGCTACCATCATCAAGTTTTGTAACGTCAATATCATTATCTTCCAGAATCATCCACAAGTCTGGCAAAGCCACAAGAGTATCATAGTTATTACCGAAACTCAAATCGCTATCACAAACCATTTCCATAACATCGGTATAGTCTAGATTATTATGGTCGCAATAATCTTTGAGAGTAACGCAAGTGTGAGTAAAAGTCTGCATTATAGCCTTTCAATGGGCAGGGAATAGAACATTAGCCAAACCGCGAACACACAGGTCACATGATATACTATCTTTCGTGCCGGTGCAAGTGATTTCCGACCGACCACGACGGATTTCCGGACACGTTACAAACTTGCTACCATTCAGCACAACAAGTTTAGGCAACGCTTTCCGCCATGCTTCCGCCTTGACTTTACTCTTTGGACGCTTCGGGGCGATTTTCATATCACTATCACACCACGCAAACAACTTGAAACCTTGTGCCAGTGCTTCGCCCATGTCATTATCATCGTGGACACTAGCATATACATTCATATACTTTTCCAGACTAACAAGCCGACTATCATAAATATGGGTATAAAACCACATATCGGGCAGACTATCACCATCGGCAAGAATACTCTCACACGCCCACGTTACATTAGCAACATAGTCTAGGTCAAGTTCGCCATTGAGAAACCAGTCGCCACGTTCGTGCCAGCGAATAGACTTTTTACGCTTTTTAGCGTCAAGAATCATAGCACGGATTTTATGCTTTTCCGTGACTATGTTAGCAAACCCGGCAACGCGAGCGTTCTTATACTGATTTTCCGTAGCCTCAGCATAGCAACCGTTATTTAGATAATCGCAGTCGCTTGGGCAAGTATCGCCAACCGGACGCGAAACCACAATGCAACCCTTACCCAACTTATCGTTACCGTCTGCCGTTTTCATGGTTATCTCCTCGTGTCTACCGATTCTACACTATGGTATCGGGTTGTCAACAGGAAAAACTTCAAGAAAAATAACTGCCACTTTGGCAGATCGGCCGCGGAGCCTGCCGTTTTGGCAGACAGAATAGCCCCAGGAGGAATCGAACCTCCAATAACCGCTTAGAAGGCGGTTGTTATATCCATTTAACTATGGGGCCATAAAAACCGATAGCCGCCAGTTCGACACTAGCGGTCTATCGGATATTATAGCAGTTATGCTAGGCTCAGGCAACGGCCTCAACTTCCTTGGCAACCTTGCCATTGTGGGCATCACCAGCAGCCTTGGCAGTCACGCCAGTGACCCTAGCACGCCAGACCTTATAACCCTGCTCGCTGAAAGCCTTGACCTCTCCAGCCTTGACATTCGCGTGAACGTCGGCAGGCAGAGCATCGGTCAGACAGGTGGAGATCGAATCCACCACAACCTCACGGTCAAGATCATCGGCAACAATATCGACAACAAAAGAAAACTTCTTCATGGCAAACCCTTTCAAGTTAGTGTTATCAAACCTTACAAAACCAATCTTATCACGCAATCATCACTTGTCAAGAGCCAATCCGAACTTTTGTTTTATCGTGATCGGTTGGCGTCTTGTCGTGTGATGCTATCAGTATACCACTGTTATCGTCACTGTCAACCACGCTCCTGAATGTTTTTTTGGATTTTTCCTAAGTGTATGGTATCAAAGAAGTTACGTTCAGTCTGCCATTTTGGCAGTTGGGCCGCGGCGCCTGCCGCTTTGGCAGTTATGAGAGATAACCCTCACAACCCAAAGAGGTCAGGTCACGCAGCAACCCTTCGGCCGCATCGGGAGTCTTAGCGGTCATAGTGATGGGATTACCACCACCACGCCAATATCCGCTCTCGTCGTAGCGACCAACCATACCATCGGTCCAATCCTTCGCTTCCTTGAGTCCCCAGCCTGTGTGCTGTCGAACAGCCTTGATGCAAGAAATGCGGTTATTGGTATCCATACCCTTGGTGATCGTAACCCTACGCTTCTGGTTTACGCCCAATGCAACCTCAAAAGCGGTCACGATACGCTCGTAAACATTCTGGTGGCAGTTAGCAGCCAGATCCATAGCCTCACGAACACTCAGTTCCAACTTGATCATACGCCAAAACTTTCTGTATACTTAGGGGTGATTTCTTGAATACCGTCAAAACTACCGTTACGCTCTTCTAGAATATAAACTTGCTTACCATCAGTAATCAAGGTGTCATATTCTGTTCCATCCCAAACAAACTCGTTATTGTCGCTTTCTCGTCGCCAGTGTGGATCACGAAGTGGATTATAAAACAACTTCTCAAGATTGTCAACAGGCAGAGCGGGATAAAAATCCTTCCTCAACATAACTTCTTCACATCGCACCCACCCACTAACATCATGCACACCAGCCTCAAATACCTGTTTAGCCTTATTCGGCCGGTTCCACAACTTACAACCCCGCATCTCTAACTGATATTTTTTGGGGTCAACGTAGTATACATCAACTGTTTCCCCACCCTGCTTAACCTTTATTTGCCAGTGCATATAATGCTGGCCATTACTCAGGTGAAATCGAACTTCGCCATGTAGTTTGTTCTGTTTCATGCTTATACTATACCTTATCGACCAATCGTTGTCAAGACCTTTAAACTTTCGCTGACTACAGCCACACTAGCCAAATCCGGAGGATTAGGAAAAACAATGTCGGCTTCCGCCATACTCGACCAACATTTCAGATAGCCTCTTTTGATATCATTGTGGCTATCCCCGTCCATTGTTTCCCTAAGTATACCATTAGTATCGGCACTGTCAATACCAATCTATAAGAAAAATATTCTGCCATTTTGGCAGTTCGGCCGCGGCAACCGCCATTTTGGCAGTTAATCGTTGTCGATATACCACCAATGGCATTGCTGGCAGAAGTTCCAAATGATTCCATAATCATCATACTTCCATACCAACACATCACACGCCCCACACGGGCAAATATCACTAAGAGTTTTCATATACTAACCTTACATATTCATCTGCCAGTTCTTTTGTAGTTATATTATGAATCCTCATTACATCTGCTACTTTAGTCACAACGTTTCTATTCATTGCGCTTATTCGTGAGTTAAAAAAGTTCAACAAATAAATAATCGCTTGTGAACGAGTCATTTTATCAGCGTCAATACTATTTAAGTCACTAAAGTTTTTAGCCATTAGGATAATCCTCTGGGTAATCTGTTACTGGTCGTTCTGGTTTAGGCTGTCCCTCATATGGCATCCACCAAGGAGCATCCATACGATCCACAAGACCCGGACTTTCTTCACAAATAAGAATATGCGGACTCACAGGATCATCACGATGAATCTCATACCGTCCACGCCACACGCCAATATCTGGCCCAAAGTAGTAAACCTTCTGGCCGTTGATAGGGCGACGATAACCAAAAAAACTAAGCCATTCCATTTTGCTTTCCTTTTCCGTCATTATACCAATCATTCTGTATCTGTCAAGAGTATTAAAATACCGGCTGTTAATAGATCGACTTAGTGGATAGATGGATTCGAACCATCAACTCCTCTTGTATTTAAACAAGTGGAACTCTACCTTTGAGTTATACCCACCGATAGTTTTACAAATAATGTCCGGTATCACGCATTACTTAACCCTAACGGCTCTCGCAGTCTTAGGTTTCTATCCGACCCCTGTTTGTAACCAGCGGAATCATTTACGCCCCGATTCCTATAATCCATACGATTGTCCGTTGTCTGGATCGGATGGAAACCGCCCACGGAAACCTCCCTAGAATCTTTATGATTCATCTGGCTCTTGGTGACGGTTACTGATTGTATTGGTCGTGGTGAGGACGCTATCCCCCATAGATTAGCATTACTATACAGCGTATAAGCCCGCTGTCAACCCCACGCTGCATAACAGCCGTAGGTTTATCGTAATGGCTTATCCTAATCTAGTCC